CGTAGTCTTCGTCTACTACGCAAGCTCCTACTGAAAGGCTTTGCTTAGTTGCGACTCCTGATTTGTTGAATGCGATTAATGCATAACCTGATGGAACGTGCGCTCTGATACCTGAAGGAATTAGAACTGATTCTCCTGAGTTGATAGTCGTTTCTTGAAAATCTTCTGGTACGTAGAAGTCGATACCTGCTGATAAGCTTGTACCTCTACTTGGTGTTTTTACGTTTCTTGTCTTTTGAATATTCATTCTGTACATTTTTTTGATAGTCGTTTAGTGATGCAATATACGCAACTAAATCTAAATAATTGTCTTCTTTGTAATTATAAGATGCTCTTGATAACTTTAGGGCTAACATACAATTGTACATATCAACTGTAGTGATCTCCTTTCTTGATAATAGAGACGCAATCTTGGCTGCTTCTTGCATGCCTTCTTGAAAAGGGCCATACATACGCTCCTTTTCTTCGTTTCTTTCGAATACGATTTCGTTTGCTTTAAGTAGTATATTCATGAAGTAAATATAAGAAATAAAGGGCTAATAATAAAGCTAATCTTTGTAGTGCTTTTCAAAATCTTTAAAGTCTCCCCACTCGCGACTTGAATCGATGTCACTAGGTTTTATTGTGGGTTTAGGCATATTTCCTGCTACATTCCAAAACCAATCCCCTTGCTGCCCATGTTGCTTTAAGAGTTCCCAACCTTTCGCATCGTATGTTTGTATAGAATCGAAAGGAGTCTGTATCCTTGAAGGTTTTAAGAATGCTCTGTCGTGAGAGTAGAATTTTGCTCTACCAAGTTCTCCTTCTTGAATGTTTCTTGCCACGGCCACAGCATTGAATTTAGTTTTTGGTAGCGCGATCTGTAAAGTGCGAGATAAAACTCCAGTGGAAAATACAGACCACATAGTTTCAATATCTGTGTCTTTAAAATTATCGTGAAATATTCTAACTCCACCGGCAACCACCATTTCGTGCTTTAATCCAAAGGGTAAATACTTTGCTCCAATTTTTTCTGCGAATTGCTTTGCCCAAATATTTGCTGTTGGCATTGCTGGTATTCTAGTAAACATTGGAATTCCACCATTTTCTATTGCTGTTAACTGGTGTTCAGATGCCTCTTTAGAAGCTGGCATAACTAGATACAATTTTTTATTGTACTTCTTTGCTAAATGACACAAAGAATAAGGAGCATAACCTGTTCTTGGTGCAACATAAACCATCGCATCTTCTTTTACTTGCGATATAAAGAAGTCTGCCATTTTTGCTTTGCTTCCAAATTGAAATTCTCCATCATCGACAACTTTAAAGCCTTCTACGTCTTTTACTTTAAATGTAAAATCGTGCTTGTAATCTTTAGTCATGTCAAGATAGTAGTTTAAGTCTCTACCATCTGACATGTCTAAATTAGATTCATCTGTTGCTTTGTTTAAAAACATTAATTAGTATTTTTTAGTTTTTTGAAGTTCCTTACTTAAATTACTAATAGGAATAGGTGTTCCTACTGGGTAAGGGAATCCTTCTTTAGCTGCGGTTACAGATGTCATTCCCGATTCAACTGGAACGGCTTTACGTAATGGAACTGCTGCTTCGTTAAGTGGTCCGTATACTTTTGCTAAAACGATACCATCGGATGTTGTGTCGAAGATAACTCCTGGCATTGCAAACATATTACTTTCGCTTGTACTTGGAGAATCTAAATTAATAACGAACATACGATTTACTGGTGGTAATAATTTCCACTCTTTAGAAGCTGGATCAAATTGAGGCACTGTTGTTGTTGAATCATAATACCAGAAGAAAGACCATACAGTATTGCTAGTTCCATCAGGAGTTTGCGGGTTTTCACCTACATTGAATTTTCCGTAAGTACCACTAAAACCATGCATTGCTAAATTAGAAAGAGATGGTCCGGTTAACACTGGACATACTGCGCATCCTTCTTTATATTCTACGCCTTGAACAATAATCATTTTTCCAGTTGGAACTGCGGCTGAAGCGCCACAAAATGCAAAAGCTCCTTGATGAACCTGTACTATTTCTTCTAATTTAATTTCTTGTTCTACTTCAGCTGTTTTGCAACCGATTAATGTTACTAGTAGACTAGCTACTATGAATGTGATTTTTTTCATGTTTTTTATTTATTATAATTTATTTTAAAATCTCAGTAAGATAAGGATAATGCTTTGGTTTCAAATGCACAGATTGTTTCATTTCTAATATGTCTAACATTTTAGTTCCGTCTGCGTCTATCCATTCTTTAGGCCACTGAATTACTTCTAGTCCTGAATTGTTTATGATCTCGTTTGCAATTTCTCTTACTTGCATTCTCTCTTCTCTTGTACCAAAGAATGGTTGCTTCTTATACAAACCGGTTCCAGGAATTTTTCTTGATTCGTGTTCTACTGGTAATAGCTCAACTAATGTGGCTTTCTTTAATTGTTTTGCAAAATCAACGTAACGATTAAATAGATCTGCTGTTGCTTGTTGTGGATTTTCTTGTCTCATTAAATGGAAACGTAAATCAATATTACCGAAGTACAAAGTAACTTCATCGAATCGACTACTGATCTCTTCGACCGTTTCTCTTTTTAAGAATCCGTGTAAAGTTCTGCCCGCTGTGAAATCTAAAGAGTGTCCAGGTTTCCACACTGATAATGCATGAGAATCACCGACAACACCTTTTCTACTTTGTAAACCGTGAGATAGAAAAGTGTTATACCAAGCTATCATACTAGTATCAGGAAATTGTCCTTCTACTTTTAATCTTTGATTGAATTTATTAAAATCAAATTGACTATTAGAGAATCTTATTTCTCCTTCGAACTCTGAAATAGCTTTCATTTTTTCTGTGTGAATGGGTTGTGGCCCACCAGGAACATTAAAAGAACCTGCTACAAAATTAACTCCTTCACAAATGTATAAGGTATCGTAAGAACCCCAATCGCTAGGACTGGGGTTTACGTCTACAATATCATTTGGATGGTTATCTTTCAACATTTTTGATTGTATAAGTCCATATCCTCCTCCCTGTGAGTTGAATGTTGAACCTACATTTCCCATAATTGATACCAATCCAATTTTCATAACTATATTTTTTTATTTATTACATTCCCATACCCATCATTGGGTCTTGAGTTTTTTCGTCTTTGTCTTTCTTTTCGAATACTACAGATTCAGTAGTTAAAATAGTGCCTGCTACAGAAGCTGCATTTCTAAGTGCTGTGATAACTACTTTCGTAGGATCAATGATACCTGCTTCTAATGCGTCTACCATAACGTGATTCTTAGCGTCGTATACTTGACCTTCTTTAGGAATCTTATTGTACCAATCCTGAATTCCAGCGTTTTCTAAGATTTTCTTGAATGGACTTTGAATGGCGCTCTGAACAATTCCGTAAGCGATATCATCACTGATAGAATCTGCTGCATGGTGTTGAATAGAAGCTTGGAATAAAGCTGAACCTCCGCCTGGTACGATACCTTCTGCTAACGCAGCTTTGGTTGCGTATAATGCATCTTCAACTCTATCTTTCTTTTCTCTAATTTCGATATCTGAATTACCGCCTACGTTGATGATTGCTACACCTCCAACTAGTTTGCCTAATCTCTCTTGTAATTTCTCTTTCTCGTAGAACGAAGTAGATTTTTCTATTTGTTCTTTGATCTCTTCAGCTCTTGCTTCAATTACAGTTTCAGAGCCTTTACCATCGATGATAGTAGTTTCGTCTTTAGATACTGTAATCAATCTTGCTCTACCTAAGAAATCGTTTACTTGAGCTCCAGTTAATTTATCTAACTTATGACCTTTATCTTTAGAAGCAACTGCTCCGCCTGTTAAGATTGCAATATCTTCTAAAATTAAAGTTTTTCTTTCTGCAAAGTCTGGTGCTTTAACTGCACATACTTGAACGATGCCTCTCATCTTGTTAACGATCAAAGTCGCTAATGCTTCTTCTCCGATATCTTCAGCTACGATTAACAATGGCTTGTTCTCAGAATTTGCTTTAGTTAAAACTTGCAATAACTCTTGTGCTGAAGAGATTCTACCGTCGTACAAGAAAATGTAAGGATCTTCTAATACAGCTTGCATAGTCGTATTGTTAGTAACAAAATAAGGAGATTTGTAGCCTCTATCAAATTGCATACCTTCAACTACTTCTAAACTAGTTTCTCCAGATTTAGATTCTTCGATTGTAATTACTCCTTCACGACCTACTTTTTCTACTGCAGATGCAATAAGGCTACCAACTTCTGGATCGTTATTACCAGAAATAGTAGCAACTTGTTTTACCTGTTCTTCTGAATCGATATCGATGGATATTTTCTTAATATATTCGATAACCTGTTTAACTGTTTTATCGATTGAGTTTTTAATCTCTACAGCGTTAGAACCTTGACGAATTTCTTTTAATCCTTCTCTAACCATTTCTGTCGCCAATAAAGTAGAAGTAGTTGTACCGTCTCCGGCTTCGATAGCAGATTTAATACTAACTTGTTTTACTAATTGAGCACCTAAGTCCTCAACATCGTCTTCTAATTTATGGAAAGCTTTGGCTACAGTTACACCGTCTTTGGTAACTTTAACTTCACCGTTTTGCTCTCTGATTAAAACTGTTCTACCGCCTGGTCCTAATGTAGACGAGACCGCTAAGTTTAATTTCTCAATTCCGGAAAGTAACTTCTCTTTAAGTTCTGTTCCACTTATATTTTTTGTTGTACTCATAATTAGTCTTTTAATACAGCTAAGATTTCTGTGTCTTTTGCGATGAAATAATCTTCACCTTCGATGGTGATTTTCATAGATCCCAATTTAGGAATCAAAACCTTTTGTCCTACTTCTACAGTAGATTTAACATAAGTGTCAGTATGCCAATTATACGTTTCGCTTGTGGCTACTACTTCGCCCATTTCAGGACGCTCTTTACCTAAGTCTGGAATTACAATGTTTCCGTAGGTTTGTTCTTGTTCTTCAACTGGCTTCAATATTAGAAAACCGTTGAGTGGATTTAATTTACTCATTTTTTAATTTATTATTTCAGGTTCTTCAATTTTAATACAAAAATATAACATTCCATCTTTTTTGAATGTGGTGTCAGCACCTAACCATTGTTTAATGTTTTCCACATTAACTTCAGGGTTGTTGACTCTATCTTCAGCGTACTGTCTAAGCACTTGAAATAGATCTTGATTTACTTTGATGAAATTTTTACAAATAGTAAACATAACTAAGGGCGGTAGGCCTCTTTATTTTATTTAGGCATTAACTTGAAGTAACGTCCTTGGTTTGATTTGAATTTTCTTTGGTAGACTTTCATCAGATAACGGAATTTCTATTTTTAGAAGTCCTTTATCGATGGTAGCTTCTAAAGAAGATAGATCGAACTTGGAAGCAATTTTCCAAGCCAAATCGAAAGATCTTCGTGCTATTCCTTTGTGGATAAAATTTGTTATAGGTTCTTCTTCTTTTGCTTTTGCATACTTGATGCGAAGAACATCGCCTTGCACTTCGATATCGATATCTTCGTAGTCCAAACCTACTGCTGCAAGTTCGAATACAATACTGTCTCGTTTCTCGTAAATGTCTAGTGGATAAGAGATTTTCTCTGCGATTGTAGAGAAATTAGAATTTTGGTCGAATAGATTCTTCCATAGAAGATCAAAGGGATCGACGCCCCAATGGGTTAATTGTGTCATTTTACACCTCCTGTGTGTTTTGGTTAATTATTAAATTTAACATTCGTAACTAAAGGCCTACCGGTCCTCATTTTCTATAAATATATATCATTTTTGAATGATAATAAAATTTTAGTTTTTAGTGACCATCTCGTAAATTATGGGCAATCATAGGTGGTGCTTTTAAGGCGATACTTAACTTTGTAGTGTTTTCCATTTTGTCTTGTACAATCTTAGAGGCTTCTTCAGCGTGTTCTTTAGGCACTTCACAGACTATCTGGTCATGTATTTGGGCGCACACCCAGCCGTTTATTCCTCTCTTCTTAAATTCTCTATTGATTTCCATTGCTGCTCTGTTTACGATAGATGCAGACAGTCCCTGAATCTGTACGTTTTTGGCGTTGTTTAGACCGTTGATAAAGTCTCTACTAATACTCTTGACTTGATCTTTACCAAATTCGTACTCAAGTTTTCTTTTATAGTTCCAATCAAGTAAATTATCACCCATAGTTTCGTATATTGCTTTCACCTTTGGCAAGTGTCTTACTCGACCAACTTGTGTTTTAACATGTCCCAAAGTTTTAGCTTCGTTCTCAGATCTCTTCATCCACTTGTCTAATTCTGGAAATCCACTCAGGTAACCTTTAACTAATTTTTCGGCTTCTTTTGTTGTAACATTAATATTCTTACCAAGAGCGTAAGCGCCCATGCCGTAAGGAATACCTAATGCGTATGCTTTTGCAGTGTTTCTTTTCTTTGGTGCATGCTTTCTTAAAAAATTATCTGCTTTTTTATCTCCTGAGTATTGATTAAGACCTTCTGTTTTGATAGCAATAGTGGAATAAAAATCCCAGTTATTTCTAAAGATATCCTTGAGACCTTCGTCACCAGAAACATGGGCGAATACGTGTGGCTCCAATGATTCGTAATCGCAATCTACAAATATATTGCCTTCTTTTGGAATAAAGAACGCTCTTACCAAGTTTGTGTATTCTATAATTACTGGATCGTCATCACCTTCTTCTTTAGGTCTTGGTAGCTGTTGAGCATCTGATCCGTAGCGACCTGATACCGTACCGTGTTGTTTGTAGTAGAAGTAGTAAATCTCATTCTCGCTAGCATTTAAGAATCGATCTATGTAAGTTGATTTGATCTTTAATAACTTGTTATATATTCTCAAATTCTTTGCCCACTCATAGGTTTCCGAAATAACTTGTAGCATATCTTCGTCGAACTGCGCTTTACCTTTTTTGGTACTGGATAATGGTTTGAATCCAAGAACACTGAAAGCTATTTCGCCTAACTGATCTTTTGATTGAATGTTAAAGAAGTTACCATCGTTTGCTTCTCTCCACATTTTCATGCTGATCTTGTTAGAGAAGTCTTCGTCCAATACGTCTGCACCGTTTAATAAGAATTGCTTTGCTGCAGACTCTGGTAATCTTGCTACTTCTGATTTTGTAATGTTATATTTGCCCGTCTTTTCTGATTTAGGCAATTCTAATCCACACTCTTCTACAACTTTCTGAGCGAATGCTCCTTTACTATTTGCTGGGTAAGCTTCTTTTGCTTTGTCTAAAATCCAATGCTTGACTCTGCTATCTGAAAGCAATTCTGTTACTACTGCTTTTGATCTCTTGTTCATCTCTTCAGTAATATCAAGATCTGCTTTTTTCATTGTTTCTACGTCAAGCTTAACACCCACCTCTTCCATTGGAATTGTAACCTCTCTGTACAATGGCATAACTTCGTCTTCAAAAAAGAAAGTTTCAAGACCTTGTGCGTAAAGCTCTTTGATAAAGTGTTCGTACACTCTTAACGTTAAATCAGTATCTGCTGCTGCGTATTTAGCTAGAATGTTTATGTCGGCTTTCCAAATCTCGTAGCTTTCTCTTGTAATAGATCCACCGTTCTCTTTGATTGAAGTTTTTAACTCGATTTGTTCTTCGTTTGCGTCTTTAGTTACATCAAGACCTAATTCTTTTTGGATGGATTGCGCGATACTTTTTAGACCGAATGGACTAGCGAAAGCGAAACCTGCGCCTTCTTCGTTTACTGTATGTACAAGTAAAATAGTATCTACGTAAAGACTAGGCAGCAAATCAACACCGTAAAAGTTCTTAACAAATCTGCAGTCGAAAGACGCATTGTGCATAATCAACTTTTTACCGACTAGTTTAGATATGAATTGTTTTGCTAGATCTTGGCAATTTTTGCCATCGATTATAGCGTCTACTAAAGAATTAGTTTCTTTATCGTAAACCGCAGTAGGCATGTAATAGCCTTTACCGATTTCTGCTGATACTGAGAAACCAATGATGGTTCCTTGTCTTGTGTTCAAAGAGTTTGTCTCGGTATCGAAAGCAATAATCTCTTTGTCTTTGACATGATTTACCATGTCTTTTAGTTTGTCGAAAGTATCGACTAATACATAACTTTTTTCTTGCATACTCAAATATACACAATTTAGGGAATCTGAAAAAATGTAAAATTAAAGTACTAACTCTTTCTCTATCAACGACTTGGCCGTAGCGTAATCTACTTGGTACTCTTTCTTTCTTGCACGTACCTCTTTGATAATGTCCAATTCTGTACAGTATACCACGAAGTTTCTTACTTCTGTTTGGGCACAATTAACTTTTTGGTTCTTTACCAACGATAGCATCTTATTAAAAGACAGCACAGGATCTCCTGGTAGCTTTTTTCCGTTTTGGTAGTATAATTTTAAAAGAATAAGATTAAGTTCTGCCTGTTTGTACTTGGGCGTTGATAGGAGCTTTTTGGTCTCTTCGTAAGATCCTATTGTGTATATAGCGTTAAATGCCACACCAAGAACTATAATGAACTCTAAAAAGAACGTCATGAATACAAATGCGGTGTCGTTCTCTTTATTTTTTTCTAGTGTAGATTGTGATTTGTCCGTAGTCTTGTTTTCTACAGCCAATAGTTTTTGGTCTTTTGTTTGCTGTAATGCATTAACTACTGAATCTCTGTATTTTCTGTCGGTTCGTGTTCTTGCAGGTTGCGCTCTATAATATGCTATTTCTGTGTCATAGTATTTAGATATTGAGTCAGTTTTAATACTGATGTTTTGATCTATAGTTGCAACTATCTTGTCTGAAGAGTCTACTAATCTATGTGCTCCATTTAAAGATAGGTAAAAAGATCCAGCAATTAATAAGGCTACACACAAAGATCCTACTATTCCGTTCCAAGTAAAAAACTTTCTAACTTGAATAAAATACACAGATAGTTGTTCTACAGCGAATCTTTTTGTTAATTCGTATCCAGTTAAAAATAGTGCAATGAACACAGCTAAAAATACTGATTGATAAGGAAATAGTTGAGGTAGCGTATCTACGATGCTCTTGATAAAAAAGTACCCAAAGTAGATTAAAAAAATGTTGCCCAAGAAAGAGAAGTAGTACAACACTCTATCTAATGCAAAAAAATTCTTCTCAAGTTTAAGTATTTCTAATTTAACCTTGAGTTCTTGAAACTTGTCTAATTTCATAACTTTATTTTTTATTTTTATAAGGAACTAATTCGTTTAATTTTTTTTGCCTTCTCTTGCATCCGCAATCCTTTCCAAAAGCTTTAAAAACTCTTTCAACTAATATATCTATTTTAAAGAAGTGAGTGATCTTAGCAATCGTATCTCCCAATCCTTTACTTTCTTGATTTTTCATCGTCTATCTTTTTTTCTAAACTATTAAATTTCATATCAGCCGCCATACCTAATATTTCAATATCGTCTATAATCTGATTCGTTACTCTTTCTAACGTATCTACCTTTCTCCACTGAAATATTTGAATTGCTGATAGTACAACAATTATTCCTATATAGATATTCTCATTTGTTATTTCTAAAACCATTTAAGTATTTTTTTTAAATTTAATGTATTCTGGCGAATCTTTATCTTTTACGATTACGGTGCCTTTCTTATGTTTAGGCTCAAAAGGACAGTGTCTACAACCGTTACCACAGCACTGACCACGTTCTAAATGGAAAAGAGCCATAAAAATGACTCTTTCTCCTTCCATATAGTAGTGAACTCCTTCTATGAATTTATCTTTATAAGATTTCACAAGCACCTCCTGCGCAAGCTAATTCGCCTTTTTGGTCTGTGTTATCTTGAGCTTCTATAACTTTACTCAAATCAACTTCGTGTAATTTAGTAACTGCTTCGTTGAATTGCTCTTCTGTGATTGTTTCGAAAGGAGCTTGAACGTAGCTACCGTTATCGTAAGGCAAACAAGATAGCGCTGTGTAATTGTTTCTGTTACTCCATGCCCACTCTCCAACTTCTACCCACTCTTCAGGCTTTAAACTGATTGTTACTGAAACGTTGTGAGTATTTCTACCTGTTCTGTGACCTGGTTTGATCCACTCTTTGTGCAATTTTTCCAATCTATGTAAAAGATCTACTGCAGATTCAGAACGAGTGATCGCTCCTTCTGGTGCTCTTTGAGGTACTGCTACTACTGCTTGAGTTTGTGGTTTAAAGTACTCGTCTTCTACCAACTCTGGGTGGTTGATTAGTAAGTGAGAGTATAGAGCTTCGTTCTTACCCAATCTCATTCTTCTTAAATAGAACTTATCGTGCCAAGCATGTACTCCTGATGAAGTTCCTAATACCATTGAAGTGGTGCCTGATGGTTTAACTGTTGTACATCTTGCCGCTTTGTTGATGCCTAATATTTTTGCTACTCTTTCGTTTTCTTCTTTTACGATTAACGCAGCTTCTTTCATGTTTAATTTCAATACCGCTCCAGAAGCAATACCTGTCATACCAACTCCGATCAATGCATCTTTCTCAGTTGTTTTCTTCCATACATCTCTTAAGTAGTGGAAGTCTGTATAAGAAGCTTGTAGTGTACCAATGAATGATGCGTACTTAACTCTCTCGTTAAAGTCTTCTTGAGACTCTAAGTTAGATACGTTTACTTCACACAAGTTACAAAATTGGAAAGGCTTTAATGCAATCTCTGCACAAGGATTAGTTCCCCAATCTTTATCGTTTGTTAAGAAGAATCCTGGCTCACCTGCGTTTGATAATTCGATCTTCTTCCATAAATCCAAGAACTCTTCTTTTAAGATTCTATCTCTTAGAATTACTGCTGAGTTATTTGCTCTACCTCTTTGTGGATTGTTTTCCCACCAAGCTCCGAACTTAGAAGTCAACATTTCATCGTCGTCGAAACTGAATAAACTAATTAAAGCTGCTCTACGTATACCGCCTGATAATACTGCGTCAGCAATATAACAAATAATATCATGACACTCGATAGGACTTAATCTGTCTCCGTTGTCTTTACGATCTAAAATCTTTTGAATTTGGAACAAGCACTCTTTTAAAGGCTCTGGTCCTGGTGCTTTACCGCCTGCTGTAATTAACATTGCGCCCTTTGGTCTAACGTCTCTAAAGTCAAATTTTGGTCTTGGACCTCCTACTAAATAAGATTTCATTAAAATCTTTACTGCGTCTGCCCAACCTTCGATAGAGTCTCCAACTAAGAATCGCTTTTCTTTAATTGGTTTTACAATCTCTGACAATTGATCGATGTGATGCTTTTGCACTGAATATCCAACTCCGCAACCTCCTAACAAAAGGAACATTACTTCACTGAACACCCTCCAATCATTAACAGGAGCAAAAGAGCAGTTAAATATACGAGCATTATTAATTTCAATGGGTTTACCTGCAAACTGCATCGAACGCATCGAAGGAAGAATTTTTTTATCATATACTAATTTATAAGCGTTTTCTATTTCTTCGGACAATTGTGGAAACTTTTTCTGATGCATCTCTTTATTTCTAGTAACTATCTCGTTCCATGTTTCTCTTCTTTCTAATTCCGGTAAATACTTTGCATACTTATTATATACCGTGATGTCAGATAGGATCTCCTGCGTAATGTCCATTTCGCTTGTTTTTTTTATGTTTTATTAAATAATTAAGCCTAGTTTAGCCTTTGAGCATAATTTTATGCCTTTAGACTTTCGTCACAACCTTTATAATAAGATTTTTGATGTTCGCTAAATACTACCTAGATCCTGGTACTGTAGTATTCGCTTTTGTTTGCGTTAACGCACTTTCTGTTTTAGAAGTTCTATTAATCGTATTAACATTGATTTTGTCATACTGATTAGGAGAAATAGTATTCAATTGAGCTATTTGATCGTTATACTTGTTAACAGTAGCAGGAGTTCTGAAGTTATCTCCTTTTTTCGATCTCTTGAATAAATTGATTAAAAAGTTCATAAAGTGCGTTTTGTACTAATAAATATGGCGTTTTTAAGATAAATTTAAAGCTTCATTTCAAAGAATTTCTTAGACAAGTAATTTTTTTCGTCTGAACTAAATCCAGAACCATTGAATGCTGGCTTCTGTCCTGTGTCGAATGTCAAATCGTCTTCACTTATTTCGTCTTTATTGATCTCTATTCTTCCACAGTTAGTGTTTACTTTGGCTGCGTAAGTCATACCATCTGCTCCGTATCTATTTTTCATTACGTGCATTCTGCCTGTACCATTTACTTTGTCCTGTCTTTTTCTTGATAAGGACATTGCAAAGTCTGCAATCATCATTTTATTATAAGAGCCTGCGGCTTTGTCCCCTTCAATTACATCATCCTTAGCTCCCATTCTATTAACTTGAGACACAGTCCAAATTGGCACTTTTAATTCTCTTGCCATGCCTTTTACTGCCGTATATACGTCGTCTATAGCATCCTTTGGATCTACAGATCTAGTTTTACTCTTTAGCAAATCCACGTAGTCTATAATAACCAAATCTGGAGGATGACCTAAATCTCTACACTTTTGAATGTGATTTTCTATAGTATTTGGTGTGGTTTTTCCCATTGGAAATTCCTTAATAATTAATTTGCCTTTTAGTTTGTCAATCTCTTGTTGAACTTTATCTCTATTTAAATGAATCTGTTGAACGTCTATTCCAGTAAATAAGGCATCGTATCTCTTACCAATATAATCTTCAGAAAGTTCTAGAGTGTAATGATTAACAGTGTAGCCTAATTGTACAGCTTCAGCGCCTAAGTTAACCAACAACCAAGATTTTCCTCCTCCTGGATTTCCAAATATAATGCCTAAATCTCCTACGCCCAAACCTCCCATCAGTAATTCGTTTAGGTTGGTCCATGGAGTTGCAACAGGAGAACGCTGTTCCATTCTGTAACGAGTTTCCATGTCCTTCTCGTATTCGTGTCCTATTCTTTTATCTTGACCTGCTTTTAGCGCAGTATCAATCATTGATCTAATCTGATCGAATTCGCCTTTTTCTAAAAGACTAACAGAATTCATAATCGCATTCTTCATCTGTTGATTCTTACAGAAGTTAGAAAATTCGCTCTCTACATATTCTCTATCTTCATCTGTCGCTTTTAAAGAATCTTTTAATTGTTCTACTACGCTCACCTTTAATACGTCATTGTCGATCTTCTTAACTTCGACCTGTAAAGATTCCATAGAAGGTGTAGTGTGATACTTGTAATAGTATCTTAATATCTCTTGTACAATCCACTTATGCGCTGGATTATCAAACATCTCTACATCCAAAATGTCGTTTATATTTTGTAAGAATTCTTTATCTTTTAATAAGCTAGATAAAACCTTAATTTGGAATCCAATTCCGTATTGTTGTAACTGATTTAAAACCGCCATAACTTATTTATATTTTGATAATTGATAAAAATTATTGTGTAACCATGTTTGAAGATTAGAAATAGAATTACCTAAATCGTCTTCTTCGTATAGACCCATAAACTCTTTAGATCTAAAAGTCTTGTTTGGATTTTCTAGCATCTCGTTAATTTCAACTAGAGAATCATCTGGTATATTTGGATTAGTTAGATCCATTAACTTTTCATTTATCTTTAACTGATGTTCAAAATTTCTAATACTCATAAATGCTTTGCCTTCGCTCTCTTTTGCTTTGTCTATCACTTCAGTTAAAGTCATCTTCACATCGTCTGCCAATTCTGGATATAACTTAGCGATTGTTTTTGGTCCAACTCCTTTAATGCCAGGCACATTATCTCCAGCATCTCCAGTTAAAACTTTATAATTCAAAAAATTCTCGCTTGATACTCCGTACTCATCTAACACTTTTTTAGGCGTATAGAAGATTTTTTTCGTAGGAGAATATACAGTAATATTTTGAGATACGAGTTGTAAATAATCTCGGTCTGAAGACATTATTGTTATTTGCGAATTCATCTGTTGAGAAATGTATCCAATAACATCGTCTGCTTCGATCTTGTCTATCGAGATCAAATCTACTGGTAAACATTTCAAATAATCGATTAATCTAACTAATTGATTTGTGATTGCTTCTGATTCTTGCTCTTGATTCTCAAAAGCATCCCAGTTAGTGACCCTGCGTATGCCTCTGTTAGCTTTGTACTCCGGATACAAATATCTCTTATTAGTAGATGAACCTTTGCCATCGAAAGCCAAAATCACTCTGGTTGGTCTTATCAAATTGATGGCGTAACCAACGGACCTTAAATAGCCCGTTAGTCCACCAACATGGTTCAAACTCTTATTGAAATGTTGTATTACCGTAAATGCTCTTAAAAAAGTATTTAAAGAGTCAATAATTAGAATTCTATCGTTTATCTTTAGATCTTCTTTTACCTCTTCTACCACTTCTTTTCCAAGCGATTCGAATATTTTTTGGTATTCTTTATTCATTTTCTGATGCGTCAAATATGTCTTTAATGTCCTCTTCTGCTTCCTCAATTACATCGAACGTAGTAGATCCTAATGTCTTTAACCATTGATGAGAATACTGCTTCTTGTAATTATCCAATTCTTTCTTATCGTCGGCGATGAATCCATGTACTGTCATAATCACTTTGTTTAAAGCAGTTACGCCAGTTACGTGGTTCTTATCACAAGAGATTTTAGTTCTTTTTGCAAACTCAACTTCTTTACCATTCTTGGTAGCTTTGATCTTATTTGTACCAGAGTTAGTAACGTTACCGAATGTAATTACAAGAGAAGAATCAAAGAACATTGTGTCTCCACCTTTATTCTTCATCTTTGGTTGACTCATAATAGTTTCAGGCTTTGCAACCCAAACTTTATTGATAGCAACTAAAGTGTTTGTGTAAGGCTGACTCTCTTTTCTAGATAAAACAATTCTCTGATTGATGAAGTTACCGAACTGTTGAGACATTGCTCCTGCGTTCCACTCGTTGTTGTTCTTGTTAGACTCAATCGATAATCTACATGGGATCGAGCCCACAGAGTCCCAGAAGAAACACAAATCATAAGGTAAGTTACCAGACTTTTGTTCATCTAAGATATCTGCAATAAATGCGGATACATCTTCGATACAGTTTAGCTTTTCTCTATCAACGAATAGGAAAAAACCTTTATAGTCAGAAACTACTCCATCTGCATCCGCTACTTCTTCAAACTGCAATTCCATCTCTTTAGCATGTTCCCAACTCCATTTCATCTCAGTGATAATAAACACCGGTAGAATGCCCATTTTTTGGGCACTCACCGCTGCTTCTAATAACGCCGTTGTTTTACCGGTGTCTGAGTGACCACGTAATAGAGTGATGTGGCCTTTCGGGATTCCTGGGATTTGCAGTGTGTCTTGAAACGCTTTTGATAACGGAATCCATTGTTGGTCCTTAAATTTGATGGACGTAGATGATAAATTCTTTGATCTTTTAAAAGAATCTAAATTGAATTCTGTTTTGATAGCTTTTGATACGGTGCTATTTAACCCTTCTTTAGCCTTTGCCATTAGTGAGGTTTAAAAAGCCCTCATTTTTAGGTGAGGGCTTATAAATTAAAAGTTGAATAAATCGTCGATCTTGGAATCGATCTCGGTCTTACTTGTGTTTAAACTAAAAGCCTGTTTAGGAGCTTCTTCTGTTTTTTCCCAAGGTAAGTCTCCTACTTGTGCAGTTTTTTCAACTACTACATCGGCATCTTGTTTGATCTCTTCTTCAGGATTCAAATGAGCGCCTAAAGCAGATTTCATCTCTTCATAAGAATAGCGCTTGAACAATGTATCTGGCTCGGGTTGAGTTGTTAACCACAATTTTACTTTGTCGCTATCTTCTGATAACGGAGTAACTTTTGTTCTAACTCTTACTGTGCTAGTGTTGTACATTAATCCAGTGGTTTCTTTACCAGCTGTGTCGACTGTAATGTCGTGACCTTGAATAGGATCTGTAAAATCGCCTACGTCTTCGTCTTCCAAGATTGCTAACAAGTCCATGTAGACTTGCTTACCGAATTCCCATAGCCTTACACCTTTTTCTTCTTCGCCTCTTACGATGACTGGAACGAATACGCGTAATTTTGGTTCGAACTTCTTAGCTGACTGCCAATCGTCGCTTTTTCTTAAGCCTTGTGCGAATTCAACAATAGGATCTTTTTCGCCGAAAGAAGTCGGAGAAATCATTGTCTTGTTGTTGATACCGTAGTGGAAAAATAATTCCTTGAACGGGTTCGATTTGTTGTACATAGAAGGTACAATACGAACTAAGTGTTTACCTACAGTAGGTTTCCAGATTGTTACACTGAAGTCCTTTTTCTGTCCGCCTCTTGGATTTTGTAGGGAAGCGAGCCTAGATTTTAATTGTGAAATGTCCATAACTGTTGTTTATTATATAAGCTAATATACTAAAAATATTCGAAAGAAAAAAATTTATTCTTCAGTGAGTTATACTGCAACTATCTTGTGAATAGAAGTGTTCAACTTTCTTAGATCTTCTCCTTGCGTTAATAGGATAGCATTCCTATAATCAGCCCAATTTACCATGAACTTATTGTCTAATACTCCGTTGTTAAGACTTTTGATTAGCGTGTTGAGCGCATTAATTGTGTATAGGGTGTTGGATTCTTTTTTTCGGTGCAATAAAATAGTATTCGGTAGTATTTTGGTGTTAGGGCCTTCTATCTCTATATTATATGTGCACATGTACTCGTCAGACTCTGGGGAAGCCAATACGAATATCTTGTTGTAAAGTATCTTGTATTCTTTATTTATTTCTTGCAACCTTTCGTCTAATAGCTCTTTTTTAGCGAATGTGCAAAATAGCTTGTTCATAAGCGATTCTGGTGTTAGTTCTATTGTGTTTGTTTCTATCATAACCTTTTTTAATAAATATTTGTAATTAGTTTAGAATGCATAGCTGGTTCCATGTTTGTGTTTTACTTTCATTTGGCCGAATTCCAATATGATTTTTATCTCCTCTAGTGTCTTTTTTCCATCCTTTTTACTAAAGTCAAATAGGAAAGAATCGTAAGTGATTAGAATTAATTTGGTCTTGGCGCCTGTCGTTTTAAGATATGTTTGAATCTCTTGTATCTTATAGATATTTTCCTTGGTCTCTAGGTTTTGCACCACATAGTTAAACAGTTTATACTTGGTCATCGAATCGTCCATCTTAATTATTCTGCCCGTGGGAAGCTTATACGCGCGTTGCTTGTTATATTGTTTCCACATATCTTCTATGTAAGAACCCATTTGAGCAAAGAAGTCTATGTGTTTGTACTTTTTATCAACTCCACCGTAAAGCTGTTTAAAGGTAATCGTTTTAGATTCTTTGTATTCCTCTTCAGTAAGTTCTTCTTTATTGAAGTAGCTTTTGCCAAGATACTCGTGGAAAGACTCTTGTGGACATTCGAAGCCTATTAACTTTGCGATTAGTCTTAAGTGATAAGCATCGAAGTCAAATTCAACTAAAAAGTCGTTACTTGGTAAGAAGCAGCTTCTAAAGTCGTTTTCTTTAGGAATCGCCAAGAAGTTAATGCCGTTGAAAGAGTTTGTTGGTCGTCCTGTTAAATTGTATAGATTGTAGCATGAGTACATCTTGCCCTCTTTGATAGAGTAATTCTGGTCGTGAATCTGGTACTTATCCAGTAAACAGTTTACGTCTACCTTTATTGGATTCTCCTCTACAGATTTGTACGCGTTAATGAAGTCCTCTTGCGTTTGTATATCTGTCTCTAGATCGAAGTAGCCTTTAACAGATTCGTACAAGCATTGACATCTCTCGTAGTGCTTTGCTATGGGAAGGATCTCATTTATTATGGGAAGGTGCCCATAACGAGAGTAAAAGTCGTGGTGTAAATTAGTATCGCAATCGAATTGGTTAAATTCGTTGGTCTGATCTAGATTAACGAAGTGTAAGTCTATGGCGTTAGGTAGATCTAAGAAGTACGAGTGAAACTTCTTGTCTAATAAGTATACTTTCTTGTGAGACTTAAGAAACGAGTGAACCGCTTCGAAATCTAGACTGAATGATTCTGAATGTTTGAATGGAAATATGTAGCCTTTTTCTCCGTCGTTGTAATAGAGTAAACTTGCGTACGTTAGTTTAGGGTGAAATCTATCATTGTCAGTAACTAACTGCACGAAGCACTCGTCTTTAATATTCAGCTTTTTAAACTGATCAATATTTTCTACAATGAAATACATAACCTTTAATTTGAACTAAATATAACCAATCTAATTGATTGTATTCAATTAATCTACGAAGTGGGTCTAGAGAATTTGGTGTAGTCACCACCAATGAACTCTATAAGTCCTAAGAAGTTTTTATTAGCATTTTCTATTAATCGCTTATTGGTATCTATAATGCCTGCTCGTATATCGTACTGAGAAATTCTTACTGTGTTTAAAGGTCCGGTCAATTTCCAAAGAATATCTACCACTTGATAATAAGATACATCGTAGTTTACTGTGCCGTTTATAAAAGCAGTGTACTCTTGGGGAGATATTTCCATCACAAAACCCTTGCTATTGATCTTCTTAATAAAGTATCTTATAATATAGCCTTTGGTGTAATCTGACTCTAAAGGTTGTGGATAGTATGTCTGTGGTTCACTATTATTTAAAACGTTTTGTAAATTAAAAGAATTTTCCGCAAAAGTATTTCTAACGGTATTAGTTAATTTTTGAGTTCTTAAAAAAGGACTGTTATTATATAGCTTGATTGGCTTTAAAAGTTGATTTTTTCCATTTATTGGATCGCTTCCTGTATAAGCTTCACCGTCGTATGTTTCATAAAAAGGTCCAGAGTAAGGAGTTCCGTCTAAAGTGTACTCTTCGCCTTGAGTTCTTAGTTTAGTTTTTACCGCAAAAGATGGATAGTACCTTATCATAATTATAATCTATTTGATATGTGAACGTGAGTTTCATGATTTCCATCAGGAAAATCGTAAGTTAAAACGGCTTTATCGTTTCCATATTCTCTATTCAAAAAATACCCATCTAATACTAACTGATTTGTAAACGACTTAACAAGAAGTTTATTTCCTGGTCCTACACTTTCGCCATTTATTATTGCTATGTCTACCCCTTTTCCTAATGGGTGTCGGCTGTTAGTTACGCCGTGATTATCTACTGCTGTTGTGATTACAACCGTTACACCAGCTTTAGAAGCAGCTGCATTGATATCGTTAAGTAAATTCGTACTTATTTTTTTGTCTAAATAATCTTGGTATACATTTCCTAAATATCCTGTTCCAAATAATATATTAGAATATTCATTAACTTTCTGAGAAGCATATCCTCTAGCGTTTGGAATTCCTGCTGGTTTATCACTTTCAATTTTACCGTTTAACAGGTCTCTTTTTGCTTCTATTGCTGATTGTCTTACTTTTAATACCGAAGTAAAATCTTTAAGACCGCTTTTTAAATAATTCATTTGAGTTCTTACGTTCGTAATCCACTGATTGTTTTCAAATACTTGAGACAATCCTACAACAGCGAATCCTACACTAGAAAAAGGACTATCATTTATTTTTTTCAAATAGTTTGTTGGTAAGAAGGTATCATCGACTGTAAATAATTGAGTCATTTGAATTCCTGAAATACCATCCATTGATACATTTAAAGAAACTGGTATTATTGCAGAAGCGACTGTTCCTGATTCTCTATTTTTAACTATACTCATTTTTTGAATATAGTAGTTAGTAGCAGATCCTATTGCGTTTGTTGAAAACGTATTGTAAAATGTGTAAATAGATTTAACATGATCGTCGAATTTAATTGCAGCTTCTATTTGCGCTGTATTTTCGCTATCTTTCTTTTCTATTCCTATTTGTTGAATGTCTAAACTAGATCTAACGTATCTGTCTTTAAAATCTGTGTTTAAATATCCAAGAGAACTTGCATCTGTAGATAGAGATACTTGTTTACTTACACTAGAATTAGCTGATATGGCCAACATACTGCCTAACTTATTACTTATATTTGTTCTTAATTCTATAGATCTAGCTATGGAATTTTTACCAAATATAGGCAATTGAGAAGTATTGCTAGAAGAATACACGTGATAAGATTGTTCGTTTTTTTCAGTAGGAGCTTGTTGGTCGTCTACCATAACAAAACAGTTAGAAGGATCATGATAAGACAATCTAAACATATTAAAGTTACCCAAAGATTTATTTAGGTCCAATAAAATTGTTTCTAATAATTGTTTTAAGTATACGCTGTTAGTTCCATCAGCGTAGCTAAATCTTTTAACTATATCTGCAGCGTAATTCACATTAACTAACGCATACATCAATCGGCCTTGATAAGCAGACGCATCAGGAACGTAGTATCTAAAATCAGGTATTTTTTTGATTATGAAATCTTCCGCATTATCTGGTCTGAATACAGTGTAATCTCTATCTTTTATCTTTCCGGTTTTTCTATCTAAAATTTCAGGATCGAAAAGATCATAATAATCTAAATTGCTGCCTTGAAAAGGAATTATAAATTTAGTTATATCTGTAGAAAATTGTTTAGCATTGCTTAAACAAAAGTTTGTGTTAGGATTATAGTCTAAATATACTAATGGAGTAGGATTATCATTAGCGTCATCAGTATCATAGAGTAAACAGATATTGTTTATCATCATGACAAGCAAGCCTAAAGGTATGTAAACTGGGTGCTGTGCAGATATGCCTTGTTCTATTTCTGTATTTATATCGTAAGGTAATACATAAGATTTAAAAAGATCTTTATAATCTACTAAAGGTATAAGAGACGGAGGCGTGCCAGATAGTAAGTTATAATTAAAACCATATTTAGCTTGATAAAAAAATCTTGTGGCTTTATTTTGAACTTTATCGTACTCTTCGTCTGGCACTGGAATATTTTGTTCGGAAATTAACTTGTTTAAAATTCCTTTGAATATGCCTTCGCTAAATAAGTCGGATAAAAAACCATCTTTATACGTAGCATCTTTTTTAGTTAGATCTACAGTGATAGGTGTTTTTTGCGTGTCAATATTTTGAGCTTGACTTAATGATCGTATTTCTATAGACTTAAGCATTATCTCTAAAGCAGACTGATAGTTTTTAGCGTCGTTTGCTTGTTTACTTAAATACTCTAGATCAGGAGATTGTATAGATTCGGAAGCAAATTCTGATTCGATTTGTTTTTGAACTGCCGCTATTGCTGCATTCAAATCATTGATAGATGAAGTTTTTTCTCTATCAAAAATACCTTTAATTAAAGAGTTACTTAAAGTTTTATCTGGATACACCGATCTATTATATTGAACAGATGACGCAATGATTAAACCTGGATCTGAGATTATGACTTTTTCATTGGGATCTGACACTAAAGAAAGCGTTATAGAGACCCTAAGAGTATTTGGATTGTATTCTATTGAATCTAAATAAAATAATGGATCGAATTCTTTATATAAATTTAAATTGTTTGTATCCTTGTTTCCGCCTATAGAGATTTGGAAAAAGAAAGTTTGATTTAACGTATATGACTGCCTTTGATTTTCAGTGTATTTAACTAGATACTCAAATACACTTGTAACAGGCTGTTCTCTTAAATAGGCTAACTCTGTATTTTTATTTGTTATAACTGTTTCATAAATAGAGCCTATATAAGAAGAATCTAACTTTAAAGTTACGGTTTCTTTAGCATCTAAATAAATTCTAGATTCCTCCCTATTAAAATAGATCACATCTTTATTTGCTTCTACATCTAATGCTATAAATGCATTTCTTGAACTTGATACAGTATTTTTATCTACGTATCTTTGAGCCCTAGTATTAACAGTTTCTGCATCTGCTACAATGTCTCTTCTTACATCAGTACCTTCATTAAAAGTTCCCTGAATATCAGATAAGATAAGTTTATTATAGTTCGCTAATAGATTTATTAGTGCAGAACTAGGATTGTTTGTATCGTATTTAAGTAAAATGGCGCTTTCTTTATCTCTCAAATCTTTCGTTCTATTTGCTAATTCTAAAGCAATTCTTTGGTTGATTGAATTTATTCTTTCTTGATATTCGCTCTGTACGTATTTAGTTATTTCTTTTATGTATAAATTAGGAAGTTTTGAGTTGTGATTTATTTTTATGCTATCTCCCAAAGTTCCCAAAGCCTGAATTGTTAAAGAGCAATCGTAACCGCCTTCTTGATTAAAAGAAAAATTAAAGTTGGTAATTATACCCAACATGGCGTCGTAATTTCCTTCAGATTTTCTTACATTTTTTGCTATTTGTAAGTTTATCTCTTCTTTAGTGTTTATTGTCTTTGAAAAAGGATCGAGGCTCAAATCTTCGCTTTTGTAAAGCTGATCTTCTCCAAATTTGTAGTAGTAAGTGTTTCCCCACTCTAAAAATATTGTATATCCTAGTTTAAAATATAAAGCATCAATTACGTCTAATTGCTGTTTATTCCAAGCTTTGAAATTTATAGTGGCAGATCTAATAGATCCTAACTTTCCTTGCGTATCTATTTGAACAGAAGTAATTCCTGGTAATGGTCTATATCCGTAATTTTGTACCTCTTCGTAATTTGACGAATCAGCATCTTTTTTTATAAAATTTTCGTATCCATTTTCTGCAATGTTATATGTAAATCCTTGATTTTCGCTTTTATACGCAGAGGTTCCAGCAAAAAGTACGAATTTTTTTGCCAAGTCGTTTTCGTCTGTAATGTTATACAATCTTCTAAACTCTTCGAATAACTGCCCGCTTTGTAATTGTATAGAAGATATTGCTCTAAACCAAGCAGTTTTATTTGCCAAGTAAACTAAGTTATCGTTATCTCTATCTTTAATTGAGTTTCGTGCAATTCTTTCTGTTATTTGGTTTATTACGTACTGAAATAACGGCGTGCCTATTACATTAGACGTTCTAAATTGGAATCCATTTGCCATAGGTTTATCTTATGCTGTTTATTTCTTTGTAACTGTTTACTATCTCTCTTATAGAAACAGGAATTCTTAATTGTGTACCTGGAATTGGCACCAAAGAATCTCCCGGTAAAGCGTTAGCTGATGCTATTACCCACCATAAATTGGAGTCTCCATAAAAAGAAAACGCTAACAAATCTAATCTATCTCCAGAAGTTGTTATTACGTAGTTATCATCATTGGAATATGGAATATCAGGATAAATAACGTTTACATAGTATTGACTACCTGTACTATTGTATTTTGTCACTGATATTGTATCGTATCTGTTATTCATTTTTAAGCTTGATCTGAATTAAAAGTAGAAGTTGTGTCTACAATTCCTAGTATAGATGTATTTCTCAATGGATTAGTATTTAAAGACGATAGATTAGGATTCGTTATAATAGCCATTTGTGAATCTATTTTCGATCTTTCAGGTAGATTTTTAAATATAGGTTTAAACGCTACATTAACTTCTATATATTGAGGAAGTTGTCGGCCATCTTCTATTTCCCAAGTTGCTTCATTATCTATTGTTACATTTACGCTTTCTAAGAATCCTGGCATTCTAAATAAATAGTCTCCTACGGTTACTTTAACTAAAGGAGCTCTCATGATGCTAGTCTTATCTGAGTAATCAGGATACACTTGTGAAATCAACCTATTTAATTTAGAATAAAGAGGGATTAATTCTTCAGAAGATCCAGCGGCTATTCTAAAAGAAAAATTTATACTTCTTGTAAAACCTTGATAAGTATAAAAATTTTCTCCTCTACCCATATATTTAAAAGCGTTAAGTTCAGCTGTATTATTATCAGTTAAACCAGCGGTTAAAAATGCTCTAAAAAATAGAGCAACAGAAATAGATGGATTATCATTGTCTACGCATTCAAATACAAATTTAATAACGTCTTTAGTTTCTCCATTAAGCACCAAATCAGAAGACCATGGATCTGTATCACTATTAAAAATGAAAGGCATAAGCTTATTCATTTTGTCTTTATAATTTCCTATGCCAACATAAAATTTAGATTCTAAACTTTGTGTATTGTAATCCCAAGCTTGTTTTCTAATAGTTTCGTCTTGTACACTAAGTCTAAAGTCAGTGATCTTAGTTAAACCGGGCGTTGTATTTTTATTTAGTATAGTATCGTAAGTCATGGTTCTAGTCGAAGCCAACCTAACTGCTGGATTTACTAGACTCGTAGTATCGTCGTATCTTTTTATAATCGTAGGACCTAAGCCATAACTAGACCCTGGTCCTCCCAAATATTGAAATATCAAACTCTTATCGTAGGAAATTCCAAGCTTGTTTACGAGGTTCAAATTAGCTATGCTTTCTCTATCTTCAGTAAAAACTTGATCAGACGATTTTATTTTTAGCTTTTGTAATATTAATAGTCTGTTCGTTTGTTTTTCATTTAAGGCATTCTGCGCTCCTACTATATCTATGTAAAATTTTTCTAAATAGTTGAATGGACTTAGTCCTATTCTACTTATATGAATACCACCGCCCTGTTCTTTAATCTGCTGTAAAGTATTTCTACCGTTATTGTAAACTCTTGTATTTTCTATCAGTCCTGGAAGTATCGAAGTGGTTGTAAATTGACCGAACAATGTATTTCCAGTTTCTGTTTTTGGATTTGAAAGTTGTAAGTTTTTTTGTTTATCCAAAAAAGTTTTTCCTCTAGCAGTTTCTAAAAAAGCTTTTATTCTTCTATGATCTATAATATTAGAAACCGAGTAATTTTCTCCTCTTGCTTCGACTTCTACAAATCCAAATCCGTTAGTTAACGCCGTATTTACACTACTAAGAGTTCCGCGTCTTGGATAATCGAATCCTCCTGTAGATGTTGGTCTAAAAATAGGTTGTGTATTTCCAGAAGTTGGCAAAGGGTTTGAAACAAAATCATTAGGTATTTGAGTTTGTATAAACGGTTGATTGGAAGATCCGTAGCCTGGCAAATCTGCGCCAAATTTCAAAGACTTTAAATCTGTTTTTAAACTTATTAAAGGCGTTATAGTTTTCCCTGATGTTGAAGATATTATTGGCATGCTAATTAAACGGAGTTATAATTCCCGGTTTGAAGATCTGAATTTCCGTAAGGTGTACTTAATCCTTTGGCTGTAAAGCTAGCAAAAGTTCTTTCGTCCTGTGTATTTATTTTTCCCGTAACGTTTAACTCTAATACTTTAGGCCCAGTGTAAGCGCCTCCTCCCATTGATCCTTGAGACACATTAACAGTTGAAGCGCTTGCATTTCCTTTCGCTGCATTAGCTGAAACACTTACGCTTTCAAAATTTCCTCCTATAGATCTAATTTTTTGAGGAACCAATTCCTCGTATCTTTCAAATTTTCTTTCTAACTCTTCTGGAAAAGATCCGAAAGTAAGAAAATCGATAACGTCGATAACTCCATTAGTTATAGATAATACAACTCCCGCAATATCTGCGAATACATCTCTAATGGTTTCAATAACTCTTTTTATGTTTTTAGGTTCTGATAAGTAATTAACGAACTGTTCAATTTTTTCAATTACACCTGATTTTTCTACAAAGTCAGAGAAAGATTGAGTCACTTTGTCTAAGAACGCGGCTATTTTTTCTTGAGCAGACGCATTAAGCAAATTTTGATATGCTTCCTCTCCAACTGCCGCGGCTAAAGCTTTTTGATTCTTGTATTTTTCTAATCCTAGTCTTAATTGTTCTTTTGCGCTGTCTCCTTGTTTTGCACCTAATTTAGATAAAAACTCTTGTTGTTTAAGCATGTCTCCTAGCTGATCTCTAGACATTCCGAAAGCTTTCGCTAAAGACTCTGCTTGTATACGATTCATCTTTAAGAATTCTTCAGCGCTACCAACTTGACTCGTAATTTCTTGAGCCGCTTCTGCTAATTCATTATTCAAGAAAAGCTCTCTCGCTTTTGCTAAGTTAATGTCTTTACCAGTCAATAATTGAGCTTCAAATTCGCTTGATATGCTTGATTCAAAATCCAAGAAAGAATCAGCCATCGAATCTAGTTGTTTTAATTCTAGACCCATCGCTTTAACAGTAAGTAAAGACTTGGTTAATTTTTCAGGGTATTTTGCAAAAGTTAATCCTAAGTAACCTCCTAAATTAGAAGCTTCTTTTAATATTTTTTGATATTGGAAACTTATACCAGTAGCGTTTTTTAAACCAACAACTTGTGCTAATATAGACTTAGTTATTTTATCTTCTTCTTTTCCTGTTACTTTAGAAGCTTCATAAAGTCCTTTTCTTGTTTCTAAATCAAGACCCGCTATATCTTTTAATTTGATATTGGTTGCAAGCTGTTCGTCGGTTAACCTATTAGTTACACCCAAAGCGTCAACCATCTCCATCTGAGATTCGACCAATTTTTGAGAAGTAACTAGTATGTCGCCTTCACTAATACTAATATCTGCGAATTGCATTTTCATCTCTCTAGCTTCTGCTGTAGAAAGATTCATTGTTCTAGCAAACTTAACAGTTTTATCTTGAATTCCTAATATGTAGTCTAGGACTGCTTTTAAACCTGTTACCATTCCAGATATCGCCGATCCTACGATAGGTATCAAAGTTAATGGATCTGATAAAGCGGTACCTATACCGCCTGCTGCAGCTTTTCCTAATGATTTCGCTTTGTCAAAAAACGACAATTTTTTATTCTCTTCGTTTAAATCTCTAGCTTTTTGTACCATGTCTCCATAATACTTGTCGCCTATTCCTAATTTTTTAGCTAGCAAACCAAAAGCCTTTCCAGTTAAACCTACGCTACTGTTAATTTCTTTTTCCGTAGCTAATTCCGCTTCTAATATTTTTTGAGTTTCTCCAGCTACTTTATTCGCTTCTATGATTGACGCCAATCTTCTTTCATCTATGTTTAAACGATTCTCATCTGATAGTATTGCTGCGTCTATTGCATTTAGTTGACTACCAAGTTGCGTCTGTAAAGCTATATTTCCTTGGAATCTAGCCTTTTGTATTTCTTTCTCTAATCTACCTCTTTCTTTAATATTGTCTACATACCTATTGGCATTCGTTATTTCAATAGCAGATAAGGTTCTAGCTAAGTCCTGCTCTTTCTTTTGAGAAAGAATTTGTTTCTCTCTTGCTTTTTGAACGTCTCTTTCTATAGCTTTTACATTAATAGTTTCCTTATTTAATGCTTTAACTTTTGCAATAGACTCATCTCTCAAATCATTAATTTTTGAGAGTAGATTTATCGATTTGTCAAGTTCCTTATTTTGATCACCCTGCAATCTTCTGGATTCCCTAAGAGATTCTTCTAGAGCTTTACTAATATCTATTTCATCTGCCATTTAGCGCGCGTTAGTTATGTATAAATATTTAAGTCTTAGATTTTACTTTGGAAACAAAAGTGGGCTCCTCGCTCTTAGATTTAGCGAATTCTGGTATATTGATCTTCTTATGATCTGTTTTCTCGGTGATTGTCTTATTTTTCTCGTTTCGTACCTCTTCTACTCGTTCTAAGTACTCGTTGATCTTTTTAAGATTGAATCTCCTCTTATTCACGTCCATGTTCCATACCTCGGAATAGGTAAAGCCTCCGCCACCATGATAGGTGAGCTCAAAGACTTCGGTCATAAACGTGTGTCTATATTCCGCTCCCGGGAAAAAAGAACTCAGCGGTCATCGGTACGTCGATTTCCATTTCAGTACCGTCAGACAATGTGACAGTGGTTTTCATTTCAATATCAGGAGTAACTGACGCCATAAATTGTCTTAATGGGTTTGAATCTCTTGACAATAAGGCTCCTGAATCGATGAAGTCTCTTACGGTTTTTGTTGATCTATCTCCATTAACAGAAGTAATCTGATGTTTTAGTCTTAAAGAAATGCCGGAATCTTGACCTAATGATTTTTTGATACCTTTTGCTTCTTCGTCAATCTTTTTATCGTCTTCTATTGTAAGAATTTTAAAAGTAACAAGGTTCTTTGTGAAAGGCAATTCGTAAGCGACTTCGTTGCTATTGTCAAATAAAGACAAATCCACCTGCTTGTATCCTAACTTTTGAAGGTCTGCAACAATTGTTTCGTCTTCGCCTGTATTAGGGTTGTTGTACTTTAAATTGTAGTCTTTACCGTAAGCTAATATTCTAGCTGATACTAATAATGCGTTTCTGTCTCCTAGGGTTAGATCCTCGTACTTTATTGGAGTTTTAATAAGTGACTTAAGCATCTTCTCAATAGCTAAGCCCTGACGTAACAGGTTCACATTGGTTAGTATATCCTCTTCTTTAGCAGTCATGTATTTCATCTCTACGACTCCTGCTGACAAAGGGTTTTCTTTCGAGTAGACTTTACCTTTAGAAGGCAAGTCGATCATTTCGGTTGGCACCGTAAATTTTTGTTCTGACATATTGGTAACTTATTTATAAATAAATATAATTGATTCTGGTTTCCAGCAACAAAAAAAGACCGCAGTGATGCGGCCTTTCTTCTATATTCGTGAATGTAAGATTAGTAGTTCAATACGCAATAATCCATTCCAACTGAGATTGTTAATTCTGTAGGATCTGTGGTAGACCAATCGTAATTACCGAAAGCTGCTTCTTTGATGAAAGCGCCTTTAATGATCCATTCTGAAACGATGTCTCCAACTGGTCCGATAATAGATAAGTTTAAATCCTTCTTATAAAAGTCAGAATAACCATCTCTACCGGTTACCGATTCGTGATGTAAACGTACCCATTCCATTACGGCTTGTTGACCTGATGGAGAAATTGGGTTATATAATGATAAAGTCATATCTCTCCATTCAGCCTTTCCTTTAATCTTACGATAAACATTGATATGATCTAATTTGATCTCGTTTAAAGTAACGCCTGGAGCGTCTGCTTTTTTAATCATATATGAAGGAATACCGTCTATGTACATTACAAATCTATTCGATACTGTAGGTTCGAAGGCGGTAAACATAATCTCGTTTGGATCCAACACTGGCATAATATTCTAGTTTAATTGTGTAATAATAAATATTACTCTACTTATTTTTTCTTCTCAGCCGCTTTTTTCATATCTGCAGCTTTTTTGTCAGCAACCTTCTTAGCTTCCGCTTCTTTCTTTTTCTTTTCGTCTGCTTTTTTCTTATCTTCAGCAGCTTTTTTAGGATCTAGCTTCTTAGCTTCGTTCATAGCCTCTGCGCCTTTTCTAGCATATTTTGTTTGTAACCATTGCGAAATTTGACCAAGGTTTACACTAGTTTTTTTAAGCAAGTCTCTTTGTTGGGGATCCTTTTCTACGTTTATTTCTTGCATTATCATTTTAAGCGCTCTGTTAACAGCCTCGATTGTGTCTGCATCCATTCCTCTTCGGCTGTCCTCTTTTACAGGAGTTTCAGTTTCTTCTTTTACCATTAACTTGGCCTTTACACTCTCGTATAAATGAGCTGGTACTTTGATTTTAATAATTGTATTATCGTTCATTTTCTATTGTGTTTGTTATTATTGACCAAATGTTGCTCCTGTAGGCAAGATGTTGAAATCCAATTGAATAAATTCTGCGGTCTTAGTAGGTTGTAAATAGATAGTTCCAACTAATTGGTTTCTATCAACCACATCTGGAGTGTTATTTGTTTCATCCATTACCACTTGGAACGCATATAAGCCTTGTCTTTGTTGTACTGATTCTAAATATGGATTAACTTGATTAATAAATTTATTACGAGTTACTTGAGTGTTAGGCTCAAATACTAAAGTTTCTCCAATTTGACCAATGTAACTCTTAAGAGCGATTAACAATCTTCTAACGTTAACTCTATCTAAAGCAGAAGGCTTCTTCTGTAAAGTCTTTTGACCGTAGATAACAGTACCAACTCCAGGGAATGTAGCAATTGGGTTAACTGATCCTTGATATAATCTATCTCTATCGTTAGATGTTAATTTTCTTTCAGGTTGTAAAACTGTTGGCAAACCGCCTCTATTCAAACCTGCTGGCGCAAACCATTCAGCAGAAACTTTATCGCTATATTCGTAAGCGGCTGGTACAATTGTAGAAGCTGGTACGAAATTAACCTTTCCTGTCTCTCTAGATCTTAATTGAACCCAAGGCCAATAAGTTGCTGCGTAAGAGTTATCAAATGCAGTTGCTTGACCTAAAATTGTTGGAATAGACTGTCCGTAAGCTACCATATCAACCACTGCGATGCTATCGCCTCTTGTTTGAGCTGTATTAAGAAGGCTATTTATTTCAGAGCCTGCATTTACTGCAGTTAAACCTGGCGCATAAATAACGTTATAATCGTAAGCATCTTTATTACCTAATAATCCAATAGCGATATCGTAATCATTTGCGTATACGCCTTGAATATTAGAATTATTTGTAGAAATCGTAGAAAGAATACTAGGAATGTTTTCAAAGAAGTTAACAGGCTCTTTACCAAAAGATCCGAATATTGCGCCTGTAGCGGTTCCGAAAGATCCGTTGTAAGATCCAGATCCAACTATTGGAATAGAAGCAGTATATTGAGATTGAGGAACTCCAAATTGATTGAAATAACCAGGAGTAGGTGTATTTACAGTTTTTACTCTAATGTATCTACTTCTGTTAATATAAGAACCAGTTAATTGTAAGTAAGGATTACCCAAATCATCTGTAGCAACAGTTTGAGTTTGATCACCAATTACGTACGCAATATAGTTATTTTGATTTGGATCTAAAGATAAACCATTCCAAGTTTCTAAAATTGTTTTATTATTTTGGTAATCATCACCTCTTCTAACAATTAAGTTAAATAAACCTGATCCTGTATCGTTAGAAGTGATTTCCCAGCGAATATTAGCAGAAGTTCCTGCTGGTAAAGCTCCGTTTAATGGGTTAGCTGAACTAGAGTTATTGTTCATTATAGTGCCTACAGATAAACTCTCTAAAACTAAAGCCGCTTGGTTAGAACCGCCTGTAAAATAAGTGGTACTACCTATTGCAGTTGCATAGTAACTATTTTTGTTTTCGCCTGTTATAGTTGTTTGTAAACTCAATTGAGTCGCGTTGCAACTAGCACTTATACCTAAGGCAAGTGAAGAACTATTAATAGAGCCAGTTAACGAATTAAGAGTTAATGCTAACGTAGATCCGGAAGTGTAATACTTTGTTGTAGCTGTATTTGTGAACGTTGATCCTGTAGCTACGAAAGAAAGTGTAGAAGCTCCTGAAATTACTATAACACTACTAGTTATAGCATTTGTAAGAGTTAGGTCTACGCTTGCTGTAGTTAATCCTATTCCATTTATTATAGAAGCTGTTGCAGCTGTATAAGATCCTGAAGCTACTCTTGTAACTAACAATGATTCTCCGCCTTGCTCAAAATAGTTCAAAGCAGCCATGCTAGTTAAGTACTCGTAAGAAGCGCCTCCAGAAACGAAGGCTGCTCCAAATACTGATTTGTACTGAGAATATGTAGTAACTAAAGTAGGTATGTTTACTGGGCCCGTTACAGTTGGACCCAATAAAGCTGCACCTGCTGCAACTGGTCCCTGTGTTATTTGAGATAAGTCGTTCTCTTGTAAGAATACTCCTGGGCTAATTAGTGTTTCGGCCATTTATGTCGTTTTTTTCTAGTAATAAATATCAATACTTAGTTCAAAACACTTTAGTTAAATTCCCCTGTCTCTATATTTATGGAAACATTTCCGTATTTGGATCTAAGTTCTTCAAATATTTGAGACTCTTGAGTTTTTATTTGTTGTATTTTTTTCTTCTGCTCTTCCATCTCTATTTCTAAAGATATCTTTTGATAGCTTAATTCTCCAAGAAGAGATGCAACTTCCAGAGCGTCTTGTTTTACAAAGTTTAATTTTTGTAATTCGTCATCTGTTATTTTTGCCATAACTGTATTTGCTATAAATATGTAAGAAAAACGGCCCACTTTTTGGGTGAGCCATTCTCTTGGTATGAATATTCGTTATTCTTCTATTTTGATAAGTTTAAAGAAAGTCGTATAAGCACCTTCTGAGGACACTTCTTCGAACTCTTCTAACTTGAACTCTTTGTGTTCTAATTCTCTTTCTTCGCTTAATAAGGCGTTGAATTCTTTTTGAAACTCTGCGAAAGTAGGATTGTTTTCTGCAGATACAATTTTGCCTTCTTCGTCCTTTACGATGTTAATGTACATTGGAATTGTAACATTTCCTTCTTCGTCAGGAGTTCCGTGTTTTTTGATTAACTCGGTTTTAATAGCTTCACAGGCATCTTTCTCTGTGGCTACTTTTTTGGTAAGATCGTTTATCCAATACTTTGTTGTTAACTTGATCTTTTCTGAAAGTAAACCTTTGGAAATCGATTCTCCAGTTTGCTGATTCGTAACTCCGTTAAGTTCTGCTTCTAGGTTATAAAACTCGTAAAGCTTTAACGCTGTTTTTTGCATATACTATTTAGATTTTTTTGTTGCTGACTTCTTAGGCGCCGCTTTAGTCACAGACTTCTTAGTTGTTACTTGCTTAGAAGCCTTTTTAGCCTCATCCATTTCTTCGGCTTCGTCCATTTCCTCAACCTCGTCAAGTTCTTCAGCGGCTTTTTCTACCACTTCTTTAACCTCTTCTATTGCAGGAGCTACAGCTTCTTCAACTTGATTTACTAATTTAGTTGTTACTTGCTTAGAAGCCTCTTTAGCCTGTTTTATTACTTCATTCGTAGGAGCTACTTCAGCGGCTTTTTCTACCACTTCTTTAACCTCTTCTATTGCAGGAGCTACAGCTTCTTCAACTTGATTTACTAATTTAGTTAATTTTGCTTTGTTTAATAGAATAGCAACTGCTACTGCTACTAATACGATAATGATTCCGAATAACATAAGTTTTTAATTTTTGTTTGTTGTATATAAATATATAAGAATTTATTAAAAAATGTTTTAAGTGTTACAAAATTTAGCGTTGATTAACTATGCATAACTATGTTTTATGGACATGATCCATCAAACATTGAAATTGTTACTGTACCTGCATCGCTTACAACTTGTCCAGAAAATGTTCTACTTGTTGATGTTGCACTTATACAAGTTACATTAGATGCAGTATCAATAACTTCAACGGAGTCATTACTTATATTTGTGTAAGATACAACAATTGTTCTAGATGCACCAGTTTGCGTAGTTGTAGCAGACGCTCCATCACCAGCAACTATTGGGAATACCGCGCCATCAACTTGTACTCCATTAACAGTTATGTTTGTTATTGATGTACCGGCTGTATTATTAGCAATATCTACGAATGCATATCCTAACGCAGCACTAGGTGTAGGTGTTGGCGTTAAACTAGGAGTTCTAGTCGGTGTTAAACTAGGCGTTGGTGCTGGCGTTGAACTAGGAGTTCTAGAAACGCTTGGAGTAACCGTTGGTGTTCTACTTGGTGTAGGCGAAGGCGCTATACAAGATACCACGACGGCCGTTGATACTCCTTTATTACCGGCTGTATCCATTATAGCTACGTAATATGTGTCATTTATTAATCCTGTAAAATTATACTCTGTGGCTCCACCTATAAATGTTCTTGTTGCTGAATTATCTAATCTAGATAGCGCATCTGCTGCAGATATTGCGCTGATTGTTATATAATCAAAGCTGTTTGTACCACCTCCAAATGCATTAGCGTATATTCTGCCATTTCCATTATAAACAGGTTCATCACAAAATGCAGTTACTGATAATGTTATTGGTATTATTGATGTAGATGGAGTAACTGAAGGAGTTACGCTAGGAGTTCTAGTCGGTGTTACAGAAGGTGTTCTAGAAACGCTTGGTGTTACACTCGGTGTTAAGCTAGGAGTTCTAGAAACGCTTGGTGTTACACTCGGTGTTAGACTTGGTAATATAGGAGGTTGACAAGTACATCCTCCTCCTGTTAAATAACCTGTACCGCCATCAAAAGAAACCGGTAAAGTATTAACATTACATACGCAGAGCAAAGTTCCTGTTGGAAAATATTCGTTTCTATCTATAGCATTACAATCTTTCCAAAAGAATGTACCAGAATTAGATACATAATACTCTCTACTTGTACACACTATACTCGTGCTCGGAGTTACAGACGGCGTTAAACTAGGAGTTCTAGAAATACTAGGTGTTACACTAGCTGTTATGCTTGGTGTTACAGAAGGCGTTATAGAAACGCTTGCTGTTATGCTTGGTGTTACAGAAGGAGTTAAACTAGGAGTTCTAGAAACGCTTGCTGTTATGCTCGGTGTTACAGAAGGAGTTATAGAAACGCTTGGCGTTACACTAGCTGTTATGCTTGGTGTTACAGAAGGCGTTATAGAAATACTAGCTGTTATGCTCGGTGTTATGCTAGGAGTTCTAGAAATACTAGGTGTTACACTAGCTGTTATGCTTGGCGTTACAGAAGGCGTTATAGAAATACTAGCTGTTATGCTTGGTGTTATGCTTGGTGTTACAGAAGGCGTTATAGAAATACTAGGCGTTACACTAGCCGTTATGCTTGGTGTTATGCTAGGAGTTATAGATATCGATGGAGTTCTACTAATACTAGGCGTAATAGATATCGATGGAGTAATGCTAATAGAAGGCGTTACACTTGGTGTTATAGATATCGATGGAGTAATGCTAATAGAAGGCGTTACACTTGGTGTTATAGATATCGATGGAGTTCTACTAATACTAGGAGTTATAGAAACACTTGGTGTTATACTAGGCGTTGTGCTAGCTGTTACGCTAGGAGTTATAGAAGGCGTTATAGAAACACTTGGCGTAACTGATGGAGTGCCGCTAACGCTTGGTGTAACTGATGGAGTAACGTTAAAAATTGGTACAAGAATATCGAACCTTCCGTTTCCGCTTAGATTAGAGAATCGCATTCCTCCAGTCCCGGTTCTATTTTGAAATTCTATTGGCATTTATGTATTTTTAAACCAATCTAAATATAAATATTATTTTGATTCTAACGTTTTTATTCTTGTGGTGGAGTCTTATAATTTTACTAATCTAATTAATTTTTTAATCTTACTTTAGTACTACGCATTTAACCAAGGAGAAGTTAGAGTAACCGAAGGCGGATTGATTTGATTTGCAATTTGATTTGCCAACCTTGTTTTCATACTGTTTACTTGCTGCTCTCCCATTGCGTTTTCCACCCAGCCTTGAACCGTTTCTAGAGTTAATTCGTTGAAAGGAATAAAAGTTGACCCAGATTGGTAAGTTAAACCTTTGGTTCCGTATGATTGCGCTGCGTAAGTAGTTTCGTTTACTTGCTCTGTAGCGTGTAATTGCCAGTGAGCTGTGAATACTACGTCATTTTCTCCTGAAGCAGTTGGATAGGCTTCTAGTGGGTTGATTGTCCAAAAATAATTTACTGCCATTATTTTGTTTTTTTATTTGTTCTTAAGTTCGTCTAATTCTGCTTTAAGTTCTTGTACTGCTTTTACTAAAGATGCTACTATTGCATTATAATTTAAACCTATAAATGTATCTTTGCCTTCTCCACTTTGAACATACGCTTGTGGGATATGTTCTTTTACCTCTTGTGCAATAAATCCTAATTCTTTATTATCTTTTGTATCATCTGTTTTTATTCGGTATAAAGTAGGTTTTAGTTGCAAAATTTCATTTAGTCCAATTGTAGAAGGTTCAAAATCTTTCTTTTTATTAATATCCGATAATGCAGTATAAGTACCTGTTGACATATTAATTTGTGCGATATTTCCACCAAAGTAAAAATATGTAAGCCCACCAGTACCATACATTGTATATCTATCACCATTACTTCTAGAAGCGTAACTATAACCAGCTACACTACCAGTTGAAAGTAATTCTCCATTAATTTGTAATTTATCTCCAGTATTGGTGCCAGTACCTATTAATACATTACCCCCACTTGTAATACGCATTCTTTCGGTATTGTTAGTACCAAGTGTTAAAGCATGATTTGAAAAAGTAAATAATGCAGTTAATAAGTCAGCTTCATTAGACGCAAGGAAAGATTTTACAGTTGTAGTATTACAATGATAAAAACTATACCCCCCGCCTGCATCATTTAATTCAAAATGCCTACCAGCTAAACTATATGTTGTAGGACTAGTCGTTCCAATTCCAACATTTCCAGCGCCTGTAATACGCATTCTTTCTGTAGGCGCAGTATTAGCAGCATTCGCTGTATGTAATGTTATATAAGAAGTTCCTGTATCTGAGTTCAATAATATAGCTGATCCTGCATAAGAAGTATTGGTTAAACCACTCCACGTAAAAGATCCATTAGACGTATTTTCTATATTGTGTGACCATGAAGCGCCGGCAGTTGTACCGGCAGTTTGAACATCACTTAAGAAAACCGGAACCGTAGTACGTTGTATTTTTAAAGATAAAGGATTAGTACCATCGTATAAATGTAATCTAGTATCAGGAGCTGTAGTTCCAATTCCAACTCTACCAGCATTTGTAAGAGTCATCACAGTGGTGTTAGTATTGTAATTACTAGCAGCACTATTATCTCTTAATGCAATATCTAATCTAGTATAAGATTCATAAGCGCCACCCGCATTTTGATATCTACCTAGTTTTAATGAAGCAGCTTGTTGGAAAGATACTCCACCACTTAAAGCTCTACCTATTATTAATATATCTTCTGTGCCTGTTGTTCCTATAGCAGAGCTACCTTCAACATGTAATTTTTGTACAGCGCTAGTCGTTCCAATTCCAACATTGCCAGTAAAAGAAGAAGTTGTATTAGCTCCAGACTGAATGATGGATCCGGTTATTCTTAAACTACCGGTTACGCTATGGTTATCCGTTAAAAGATTTCCGATAACTACTCCATTGCTAGTTACTTGAAATTCTGTTCCAGTAGTGCTTACGGTCAAACTTCCTGTGATGTTAACCGAACCAGTAAAATCATGGGTATTCGTTAACAGGCTACCGAATCTAGTACTACCCGTAACGAAACTAACAGAGCTAGTGATCGTTTGTACCACTAGCGTTTGAGCGGTTATAGCGCCCGTAGTTAAAATAGCAGAGGCAGAAATTGGACTAGCAGAGCTCAAAGATCCGGTTAAAGAGAGACCGTTTGTTATTCTAACCGATCCAGATACGTCTAGCGTAGTCACCGGAGCTTCTGTTCCTATTCCAACTCTAGATTGAGATACGAATAGAGCTCTCTGTCCGAACTGACCGATTCTCACCGTGTTATCTGAGAACGCTTCTATTATTGGAAGACCTGCTGCAGTATTAACCGAGAATAGAGATCCGGACAAAGAATCGTCTACTTCGAATAGTCTACCTACAGTTCCATCAACAGAGAATACACTAGAGCCGGATCCCAGTATTTGTAAAGCGTAAGATGAGGCCGAAATATTTGTAGAACCAGAAACTCTAAAGGACCCAGTAATTGAAGCAGAGCCAGTGAAAGGAAATCCAGCTCCTGATCCTCCACCACCTCCCAATAGAAAAGAAGCGGTTAAAGCTTGAGATGCAGTTCCAAATAAGGAGCCAGTAAAAGACCCTGTGAAAGATCCAGTAACTGATGCTACTGACCCGGATACTTTAATGGCTTCAAATCCGTACCTTCCTATTCTTATTGTATTGTCGGAAAAAGCTTCCATTACAGGAATACCCGAAATATCGCTCACTGCAAATAAAGAACCAGAAAGTTGATCGGTTACAGAGAACAATTGGCCTTGTGAGCCTTGTATGTCTAGTATTACGGACCCAGATCCGTTTACTACGAGTCCTTTACGGACTTTAAATTCGTTTGCCATTAGTTTATCCTTTTTTCATTTTCCAAAAGGTCATTTATAAATATCAAAAAGATTGGTTATAGTCCAAAACGAGCTTTAGTTGCGTTGTAGTTTTGAGTAACTTCGTCTGCAGATAGCGCTCTATTGTATACTTGAACTATTGGAATATTACCATTAACATATTCTCCACTATCGTTTGCCCATCTTCCAATATTACATGTTGTATTCCCAACATAGTAACCAGCTGCGGTTCTACTTGTATTAAAAATACCATTTTGATATATACTTTGAACAAACCCTGTTGTTAATGTAACAGCGAAGCAATTCCATACTCCGGTAATGCTTGTCACAGTAGCAGATAAATCATCGTTATACATACCAAAAAGAAAACTAGTATTATTTACCATTCTTAAATGAAGTGCCTGCCTAGTTGCGGCACCAGTTCCAATGCTAAACACGGTATCACTAGTAGGAGTCACATTAGAGTAAACCCAACATATTATAGTAAAAGCGCTACTTGCTATATTAATAGTATCAGTTACATATTGATTAGTTCCATTAAATACTAAACCTCCTCCATTACTAGAAGTAAACGTTGGACTATTTACTAGTGTTCCATTATTATTATTTCCACTTAAATCATTCCACACAGTTCCTGTCCCAGGGTAGCTGTTCAGACTAGCAGCGTCCAACTCTAATACGAGTCCATTTCTTACTATATTTGCGCCTCCTATTGTTGCCATGTTATAAGTTGAATCTTGATTTTATTGCGTTGTAATTTTGTAGGATTTCTGCTGCGGATAGCGATCTATTGTAAAATTGAATATTTGATATACTGCCTTGAAAAAAATCTCCTGCATTACGATCAAAACTAGTAGCGATATTTCTAGCGTTCGAAGTAATCCCACCAGAAAAACTCCCAACTGCAGAATTATCAAAAATGCCATTCATATATATTGCACGTGTAGTGCCGTTTACGACAAAAGTAGCATTATGCCAAGCGTTAGTTGTTAAAGTTAAATTGCTATCTAAAGCAGTATCTTGAGAAGTAGATCCATTACCTATAATAATTCTTATTTTATTGCTTTCTTGTGCAAAAAGATAATTTCTACCAGAAGCACTCCAATCTGATGTTAAATATGAATTGGCTACTCTTGTAGGTAGGAACCACACACCTACGCTATAATTAGTATTGAGTCTTGTTAACGAACTAGGCAGGCTAATATTTTGAGTAGTTCCATTAAATGTTAAAATACCGGCATTAGCAAAACTAAACGTAGGTGTATTTACTAAAGTTGCATTATTGTTATTCCCGCTCAAATCGTTACAATTAGTTCCGGTCCCAGGATAACTATTCCTACTAGCAGCATCCAAAGACAATACCAATCCATTTCTTATTATGTTTGCTCCTGTGTACATTATAGATTGAATCTTGATTTTTGAGCGTTATAGTTTTGTTGTATTTCTGCTAATGTTAAAACTCTATTGTATATTTGTGTGTTGGCTATTTTACCATTAAAGTATCGGCTATCTAAAGTGTTACCTCCAATGGCGATGTTGGGATTTGCTGTTAAAGCCGCAGAAGTGGCGCTCGTACTTCCTTCGGATATACCATTTATATATACTTGTTTAGAGCTTCCACTACCATTTTTTACTGCGGTTATATAAAACCAAGCACCCGTGTTTAGTATAATGCTTCCGTTTAAAGAAGAGTCTGGATTGCCCGTAAAAAAGGAAATCTGATTGTTTAATATGGCCAATACAAAATCGTTAAAAGTACCCGCTACGTCTGACCATATAATTCCGTTGCCTTGCCAAGCTTGAGTACCCGTTAAACTTGTTGCGGTTGTGCTTATCCAACACGCTAATGTAAAATTTACACCCGTAGTATTCGATAAAGCTATGTAATCATTCGTTCCATCAAAAACAAAAGTACCACCATTATCAGAACTAAATGTTGGCGAGTTAGTTAACGTTCCGTTAGTGTTGTTTCCACTTAAATCTCTCAAAGTAGTTCCAGATCCAGGGTAGCTGTTCCTACTGCCTGCATCGTAAGCCACTATAAGTCCATTGGTTACTGTTTTTGGGCCTCTATTAAATGCCATGTTATAACAGTCTTATTAGTGAACGAATTGTCCAAGCTGCAGTAGATGCGCTAGCTTGAAGCTGTATGTTACCGGCAGAAATTCCAGTTTGTAATAGCACTCCTGATGTGCTACCTCCCAAATCTGCTGTGTAGTTTTCGTAGTATTCGGTAGCAGATCCTGACCATGTTGAGGTTACCGTTCCTGCTCTTACAATAGAGCCTGAGAACATTACGTAGTCGAAGAACGCAGCTCTGTAAGACGAAGTTGCCTCTGATGCAATTACTTGATAGCCTCCTGCGGAAACCGATAAGTTTTGACCGTAATCGAATGAAGCTGATTGAACAGTAACTACTCCGAATACTGTTTGATTACCACTTAAAGTTAAACTGCCTGTAATATTCACGCTACCAGTCATGGTTTGCGTATTAGTCAACGCATTACCAAAGATGTTAGAACCAGAACTATAAGTAATAGAACTTGTGATGGTTTGTACTACTAGAGTTTGCGCAGTTAGAGTTCCAGTTGTAGTGATGTTTCCAGTAGAATTGATAGATCCTGTAACTCCTAAACTGCCTGTGATTTGAGCGGATCCTGTGAAAGGAAATCCCGCTGCTGATCCACCGCCTATTAAGAAAGAAGCAGTTAATGCGTTTGTAGCGTTTATCGCATAAGAAGCAGACGTAGCGATTAGTGAAGACGACGCTAAAATAGCAGAACTTGCCGTATAAGCGTAACTAGCGGAAACTGCTTGCGATGCGGTTCCAAAATAAGATCCACTAAAGTTACCTTGATAAGACCCAGAAAAAGATCCACTAAATGTGCCAGTTCCAGAAGAAGCAAAAGATGCAGATATGGCTGTATTAGCTGTAGTAGCGCTTATTACTACAGAAGACGAGTAGCCTCCTTTAGAAGCTACCGCGACACCAGTAGTAGGAGTAGAAAAGTAGATTAATGCAGAAGAAGTGTCAACCGCTTGTATTCTTTGAGGAATTATAACACTATTCGTGTTGTCGTATATTGTGAATACTGGGTACTGAGTCTGTAAGAAGTGATTAAAGGACCAAGTAAACGCTGCGGATGAGGTTTGAAATAGTATGGAGCTAGCGCTTCCTCCTAATGCAAAAGACGCAGTTAGAGCGTTTTGTGCCCAAGAAGCGGTACCGAATAAAGAACCTGTAACTGAACCTGATAAAGATCCTGTGATAGATCCAAGTATTGCTAAAGATCCTGTAAGATTATGAGAATCGGTTATTAGATTACCTATCTTGGTGCCAGTGTTAGTAACTTGAAATTCTATTCCGCTACCTGTTACAACTGTAAAACTACCAGATATAAGTACTGCTTGGGTTAAGGTATTAACAGAAGAGGCAGTTTGAGCTAAACTTGAACTTATAGCAGAACTTGCTGTGAATGCGTAGGAAGCTGATGTGACAGACCCAGTTATGAAGTTAGTTGCCCAACTAGCTGTTCCAAATAAAGAACCTGTAAGATCTGTAGCAGTTACACGACCAATAATAGTAGCTGAACCGGATACATTCAAACTGCCTGTCATTGTTTGAGTATTCACAGTAGAATTTCCAAAAATATTACTACCAGAAGAGAATACTATAGAGCTAGTAACTGTTTGTACTACCAAAGTTTGTGCAGTTAAAGTTCCAGTTGTAGTGATATTTCCAGTAGAATTTATAGAGCCTGTAACTCCCAAAGAACCGGTGATTTGTGCAGATCCTGTGAAAGGAAATCCAACTCCTGATCCGCCACCTATTAGGAAAGAAGCTGTTAATGCATTTTGTGCCCAAGAAGCAGTACCGAAGAGAGATCCAGTAATTCCGTTACTAACAGATAAACTTCCTGTAATTGCTCCTGAACCTGTGATAATTAAAGAACCTGTGATAAGTAGTGTATCTGCGTTAGAAGAAAATGCGCTAGATCCCTGGTTTGCAGTAACTGATAAACTGCCCGTAATTCCAAGACTTCCGGTTATTTGTGCAGATCCCGTATAAGGAAATGCTGCTCCACCACCACCGGTAACTGTAACTGTTGCTACACCACCGCCTACAGTTGCTGTAACTCCTGAACCTACAAAGTTAATAGTGCCTGCTGATCCTTGTGGAGATCCCTCATCTTGAATATTAATAGTACTTGCACCTGCTAATACGTAAGATGCTGTAGTTGCATAGGATGCACTTATTGCTTGTGATGCTGTACCGAATAGAGAAGCCGTAACAGAACCTGAGAAAGATCCTGTAAATGCGCCGCTGCCTCTTAAACTAAAGGAAGCTGTTTGAGCTAAACTTGAACTAATAGTAGAGCTAGCAGTGAAAGCATAAGAAGCCGAGGTAACAGAGCTGGTTATGAAGTTAGTTGCCCAGCTAGCAGTTCCGAATAGAGAACCAGTAATATCTGTAGCTGTGACTCTACCTATAATAGTAGCTGAACCTGAAACGTTCAAACTACCCGTCATTGTTTGAGTATTAGCTGTACTATTTCCAAAGATATTGCTACCTGAACTAAACACAACAGAAGAGCTAACTGTTGTTACTACTAAGGTTTGAGCAGTTAGAGTTCCGTTGATTAGAGCTACTGATGCGGTAATTGCTCCTAAAATATTTTGACTTCCAGTATAGATATTAGAACCCGTAGTAGCGTACGTTCTTTCTATTTGCGTTACTCTTGTTGAGAAAGATCCAGATGCTACTTGAAGAGAGGCTGTAGTCGCTTCTATGCTAGATACACGACTAGAGAAAGAAGAACTATCACTGGTGATTCTTGTGGAGAAAGACGCACTTGCTGCAACCAAATTGGAAGCAGTAGTTTCAGTATTAGTAAGTCTTGTAGAAAATGAACCTGATGCGGTTACTAAAAGTGAAGAGGTAGCTTCTTCGTTAGTAAGTCTTGTGGATATCGAACCAGATCCTAGATAATTAACTGCGAATGATGAACTAATTGCACTACTAGCAGTGAATGCAAAAGAAGAAGAAACGGCTTGAGACGCAGTTCCAAATAAAGAACCGGTAATTGAGCCAGACAAAGAACCTGTGATACCAGATAAAACAATTAAGCTGCCGGTTATAATTGCGTTACCATTTACGTCGAATGCTGCGCTTGATCCAGTTTTACCGATAGCGATTCTATTTCTTACAAATAAATTGCCTTGACCTAATCCTACGGGCGCTAAAGTGGTGGAATCGTATCCAACAAATAACGTATTACTAAATGCATAATCACCCCATCCATTAAATAACAATACGCCTCCTTGTGTATTGTCCGATCTTGAGGACGATAATACTGTAGTAACGGTATCGCCTATTATTTGAATACCATTGCGAGGTCTAATTAAGCCATTTACGTCTAGTAAAGCTTGAGGTATACCATTCAATGGAGTAATTCCTCCAATACCAACGTAAGCGCCACTTGATGAAATGAATATTCTAGAAGTACCGTTAGTTTCTAATACTAAATTTTGTAAATCGTTAGTTCCTAATACAGCTTGAGCGCCAAATGAATTACCATTTTGAAGAAAAGCGCCAGTTGCGTTTGTTGCAAAAGAAGAACTTATCGCTGAGCTAGCTGTGAATGCGTATGATGCTGATGTAACTGACCCAGTTACGAAGTTAGTTGCCCAACTAGCTGTGCCAAATAGAGAACCAGTAATATCTGTAGCTGTGACTCTACCTATAATAGTAGCTGAACCTGAAACGTTCAAACTACCCGTCATTGTTTGAGTGTTGGCAGTAGAATTTCCAAAGACATTAGAGCCCGAACTAAACACAACTGAAGAACTAACTGTGCTTACTACCAAGGTTTGCGCAGTTAAAATTCCATTGATTAGCGCAGCTGAAGCAGTTATTGCTCCTAAAATGTTTTGACTTCCTGTGAATATGTTTGAGCCAGTAGTAGCGTAGGTTCTTTCAATTTGTGTTACTCTTGTTGAGAAAGATCCAGATGCTACTTGAAGTGACGCTGTAGTTGCTTCTATGCTAGATACACGTGAAGAGAAAGAAGAACTATCACTTGTAATTCTTGTTGAGAATGAACTTGATGCAGTTTCTAAAGAGGTCGTTCTTGTAGAGAAAGAAGCACTCGCTGCAATTAAATTTGAAGCTGTAATCTCTGTGTTGGTTACTCTAGTAGAAAATGAACCTGAAGCTGTTACTAGGTTAGACGCTGTAATCTCTGTGTTAGTTGTTCTTGTAGAAAATGATGCACTTGCAGCAACTAAATTGGAAGCAGTAGTTTCAGTGTTAGTAAGTCTTGTGGATATCGAACCAGATCCTAGATAGTTAACTGCGAATGATGAACTAATTGCACTACTAGCAGTGAATGCAAAAGAAGAAGAAACAGCTTGTGAGGCAGTTCCGAATAGAGAAGCGGTAACTGAACCTGAGAAAGATCCGGTAAAGCTTCCACTAAAAGTAGCGGATACGATTCCAGGAAAACTAGTATTACCTGAGCCATCTAATAGCGTAGCCGTTCTTACTAACGAACTAAATACACCGGTATATTGTCTAACGTGTATAGGTTCTGTGCCATCATCTGCGGTTGCTATTTCAGCAAAACCTGCGTTTGTTGCCGTACCACCAACTAAAATTCTAAATTGGTCATTATCGGCCATATTGCCTCTAACAAGTTCTGTTGAGTTTGTGCCCGTTACAGTAGCAATAACAGTAGATGCAGTTGAAGCAAAAGAAGAGGATACGGCTTGAAATGCATTGGTTGCGCTAGATGCTGTGAATGCGTAAGAAGCCGAGGTAACAGTTCCTGGAGCCACGGTTAATATATTACCTCCTGAGTCTACTGCTAAGTTTGCTACTACCGTTCCTGGGAAAGCTCCAGCGCTGGTGTAAGAAGTGAACGCAATTTGATTTGTATTTAAGTTAGCGCTTAATACTTCTCCAATACTTCCTGTATTCGTCCCTCTTAATAGTCTAAATCTATTTTGATAAAGATCAAGCATTGAGGCAGATGTATATGTACCTCCTGGTGCATTAAATCCAAGTTGACCTCCTTCATTTGCGGTATCACGAGCTCCTAAAGTTAAAGTATTTTCGATAGCTCCTATTGATCCTGACCCTACTACTAAACTTCCTGTTATTACTACATTTTGATTTAGTGTATTAACGAAAGATGCAGTTGAAGCAAAAGAAGCGCTAATAGCTGAAGATGCGGTGAAAGCAAAAGAAGCAGAAGTAACGGACCCAGTTACAAAGTTAGTCGCCCAGCTAGCAGTACCAAATAAAGATCCAGTAATTCCAGAGCTAACTGTTAAAGACCCAGTTATAGTTGAACTACCTGAGATGATTTCGTTACCTCTAACTGTTAAACTTCCAGTGATGCCTACGGATCCAGTAAGTACTTGAGTGTTAGATAGACTATTACCAAAAATATTAGACCCAGAGCTGTATACTACAGAAGAGCTAATCGTGCTGACCACCAAGGTCTGAGCAGTTAACGTATTAGCAACAGTAAAGTTGTTTGCGAAGCTTGAGGTTTGCGCGAAAGAAGCTGAGAATGCGTTTGAGGCAGAGCTAGCCGTAAAAGCGTAAGACGCAGAGACTGCTTGACTTGAGGTACCGAACAGGCTACCGGTTATACCGTTGGTTACTATAAGACTTCCGGATACTACGGAGTTATTTTGGGCGATGACGCCATTTCTTGCTACGAATTCGTTTGGCATGTTCTAGTACCCCAGTTCCCATTTCCCTGAGGTGCAGGTTTTATATAAATATTGTAGAGAAAACTATTAAGCGATTTTAAAACGACGCTTAAGTGCATTAAAATTCTGTGTCACCTCTGCTGCTGATAGTGCACGATTGTATACTTGAACTAACCCAATGTAGCCTTGAAAATATTCGGTCGATGTTGGATCGCCGCCTACGTAAAAAGGCATGTTACCCGAGAAAAATGTAGGGTTATCTCCAGTTCTAAGATATGGAGGAGACGTCTCAGTTGTTAATGTTGGTGTACTTAGCGTATTATAATATAACTTCATGTTGTTTGTATTAGTACCAAAAGTAGCTCCGTCCCAAACAGCACACATATTGTTCCATTTAGATATAGGTTGTGGTAGATATACTTGACCAGGATTCATTTCAAACTTTTGAGTTGTTATCTTATAAAAGGTAGAACCCGGTCCTCTATATCCCGCAACTACATTATCGTCTTGAAACTCTGGAACATACCATGCATTTATTGAAAAGGATGAGGATATGCTTTGCTGTGGAAGAGTAAAATTAGTGGAAACGTAACGCTGTTGAGTTGTATTAAAACCGAATGCCGCGGCTCCATTAAAAGAATCATAACTAACTCCATTAACTAAACTTCCGCTATAATTATTTCCACTCAAATCTCTCCAAATAGTGCCCGAACCAGGATAGCTGTTTCTATCACCGGCGTCTAAAGCCAATACAAGTCCGTTTGTTACTAATTTTCCATTTGCGTATTTCGTTGCCATAACTTTATATTATACGTGAATATATTATACGTGAATTCCATTCTTCCGTAGAAAGAATTTCAATTATTTCATCATGCGTATATGGTCCTTCACTTCCAACTAAAGTAGATACAAATGAAGGCTGTTCATCTGTCCATTTTACAAATGTTTTTGAATTATCGACTGATTTTCTTACGGTTTCTTCCGAAGTTTCTAATACTTGTGTAAAATCTACTTTAGAAAGTTCTGTTGTTGGTAAAATGATATATTTTCTTGTGTCGTACATGTGTTATAAATTAAATTTTGATTTTTTTGCGTTGTAGTTTTTTTGAATTTCTCAAACTGAAAGAACTCTATTTTAAGCCGAATCGTGATTTTAAGGCGTTGTAGTTTTGACGAATTTCTGTTGTTGTAAGTGCTCTGTTATATATGGAGACTTCTGAGATATTACCATTCATAAATTGACTACCATCATCAGTTCTTCCTCCTAAAGATATAGTATCACTAGCACTCCAAGTTACAGTGTTTGCACTTCCATATGAAACAGAATTTACATAAGTTTTATAACCATTTGTAATACTATTTCCCTCACGAACAAACACCACATTATACCAAGTATTTACTGCTATGGTTGGAGTGCTTAAAGATTGCCCAGATAATCCATCACTTGTCCAGAAACCCAAATTAGGAGTGGAGATATCCATTAATAGAAGTATATAATTAGGAGTTGGAATACTAATTATATTTCTATAACCGCTAGAAACTACATTTGTTTTAAACCAAACAGACCAAGTAAACGCATTGGAAGAAATATAAGATGTATTAACTATATCATTAGTGCCATCAAATACAATACTACCACCATTAGCACTATTAAATGTAGGTCCATTAACTAATGACCCACTATTATTATTTCCACTAACATCATTCCATGTAGTTCCAGTCCCAGGATAACTATTTCTATCAGCAGCATCTAGCGCTAATACTAATCCATCTTGAATCGCATTTGGTCCACCTGATACTCCCATATTATGTTAGATTAAAGCGTGATTTTGTTGCGTTGTAGTTTTGAAGAACTTCTGTTGTATTTAATATAGTATTATATATTTTTACACTATATATATTTCCAGCAAAATATTCACCTACAGGGCTTGCTCCATATCCTGCTCCTATTATTAAAGGAGGAGTTGAATATGATATAGCTCCTGCTGTGAAAGTTGTTGATGATAATACAGAACCATTTAAATAAACTACAGCGGCTCCTGTAGAACTATTAAGTGTAAAAGTTACATTATATATAGTGTTAGCTACAAAAGTATAATTTGGTTGTAAAGCTCTATATGTGCCTCCAGTGTTTGTACTACATTCTAATACAGTTCCAGTATTATTTATTCTTATCATATAAGATAAATAAGGAGGAGTCCAAACAGGACCGTTAAAAGGTTTTGATATTATATTTGAAAATGAATTAAAAGAAGTAGGTCTAAACCAAGTATCAATACTAAATGAAGCAGGTCTAAGAGTACTGTTATCAGATGCAGTAGCATAATCATTAGTGCCATCAAATACAATACTACCACCATTACCACTATTAAATGTAGGACCATTTGTTAATGTTCCAGTATTGTTATTTCCACTTAAATCAGTCCAAGTAGTACCTGAATCAGGATAACTGTTTCTATCGGCAGCGTCTAAAGCAAGCACCAATCCGTTTGTTACTATTTTTGGGCCATTATCGAATGACATACTACGCTGGTGTTTCTTCTGTTGGAGTTTCTACAGGAGTTTCTACAGGAGTTTCTTCTGTCGCGACTACCGCTTCTAATTGACTTGCTCTGTACAATCTACCGGTTGGGTCCGCAGCTTGAAGTTCGTCAGCTTTCGCTTGAGTCTCTTCTAAGTTGTCGTATTGATAAATTGGATCTTCTGGAGTTAGTCTTGCTACCCAGATTTGATCTAAGCCAGGAATAAATTCCATTTGTACTTCGTATAACATATAATATAATTTTAAAAGTTTAAGCTTGAGCTTCAGTCCATGAGATACGCGATAACAAGTTGATACCTGCTGATGTTAAATTAGTTGCAGTAATAGTAAGTACATCAGGTCCATCAGGATAAATTTGAGTGTTGGCAGTTGTACCTCCTCCTCCTAAAATTGAGTTACCTAAATCACGTACTTTAGATAAATCGATGGTTGTAGTTGCTTGATTCAAGAAGAATCCAGCGGTTACTTCACCTCCGCTCAATGTAACTGCACCTCCACCGTAATCGGCAATTTGAGCAAGACTTGAGTTAACTTGACCTGCGATGTTACCTACAGCATTTGTCCAAACGGTTGCTGCACTTGGAGTTCCATTAAGGAACGCTCTTACAAGAATAGATCCTGTAGAACTTTGGTTAACCGCCATACTATCCAATACTAATTGCATTCTGTTTGTTAATTCTCTAGCTCCAAATGCAGATGGAAGACCGTTATCAACAGATGGTGCTACACGAATCGACATCAATGCTCTAGTAGATCCAGAAGGAAGCGCTACCGGAGATTGTTGACCGTAAGTAAATACTAATGACTTATCATCATCATATCTACCGTCCATGATAACCGAAGTTCCCCAGTGAGAAATAGTTGGTCCATAAGTTGGGTAAGCCAATTCAACCGATACAGGAGCGGATGCTGAGAACGGAAAAGTTTGTGGAGTCATTTGTCCCATTGCAAAAGCACTTACTGTAGGATTTGCTTGAGTTGCCGCTTGACTTAGCGTCATTGTAGTTCCCGATAAGTTACTAATAAAGGTTCCTTCAGGGAAAGCACTCGCGCTTATCACTCTCATTCCAACTTGTAAGCTAGAAGTAAAACCTCCAGCAAAAGTTGCAGTATTAGATCCCACTGCTATAGTTAATGGTAAAGCGTCGCTTCCAGATCTTGCTCTGATAAGATTTGTAAATGCCGTTGAACTTGTACCTTCGTAGTTTACATATTCAAAAATAGATGCACTTCTAATCATTAGAGTTCCAGAAACAGGAAATCCGTCTGTACTTGTAACGGCCATAGAAGTAGCAACGTTAGTTAGAGTAGAAGTTAATGTTGTATATGGCGCAACTGTATTACTTTCGTATCTACCAGGCAAGTTACCAGATCTCATGTAAGCTTCTCTGTTAACGTTGTTGTTCATCATTTTATGAACGTATATAATATTACCATTAGAAGCTCTTACACCCCAACGAATAGATCCCGCTCCATACCAACTATAGTCAATATAGAACATTTGCATTCTAGCTAAGTCTATATTATATCCAGAAGGTCCAGTGCCATCGCATCTATCCAAATTCCACGCTGATTGAGACACTTTTGTATCTACCGTTTTAGAAACTATAACGAATGGAGAAGTAAGACCTCTGTAAGAAGGACTAATCGACATACTCACATCGCTTGATATGTCTAAAACCTTATATGAAGCGCCTCTAATAACAACGTAATCTCCTGGGATTAACTGCTTTGAGAATATAGTAGGAAAAGCCGTGTTTGTTTGGCTTACAAAATTAGATCCGCTAGTAACAGTAACCTCTCCAGATAATTGGAAAGTAGAATTTCTTCTTCCTATGTAAAGCTTTTGACCATCGTAATCAAAGTAAACTCCATTTTGTTGATCGAACAGTCCTAATTTATTAGAAGCTCCAAACCAGTTAACTACTCCTACGTAAAATAATCCAGAAGCAGTTAAAGAGCTAGGCACACTTAAAGCAATATAAGTGAATGTGTTGTATCCGGTAACAGTACTAACCGTAAAAGTACCATTGTATGCAGTCTCGTTAGCCCCTGATACAGCTATAGTAGTTCCAGGTTGTATATTGTGTTGATCTTTCGTTTGAATTGTGATTGTAGTACCATTAGCGGTCATTGAATCAATCTGTAACTCCGGTCTTAGTAACGTACCTGAACTAATTTGTATGCCTTTACCTGATTGGTATCTAAAGTATCTTCTTGTTTGTCTTACGGCTTGCTCGTTATTTGCTTGAGCGTTACTAGAAAAAGATACACCTCCATCGAATGGTCTGTGTAAGAAAGATGCTTGCGGTCTCATATAAATTCTAGCTGTTGCGCCAGATACAACGCCCGTAGGAATAGCATACGCATGATAACTAAACGCAGTTGGACTAGAAATTCCAGAAACGTTGTACGATCCGTTAGGTGCGTTTGTTGTAGCTGTAGATCCTGATATTGCTATATCATTTCCTAAAGAAAGACCGTGAGGAACGCTACATGTAACATTAATTTGAGTTCCTACGAAAGTCATTGTAGGAGCCAAACCGATATTAGCTCCAGTATATAAAGTGCCTTGGAAAACGTTTGTTTTATTTGCATCTAGTATAGAAGTAATACTAGTTGTGTTAATCGCTCTAGCCGAATACGTAAATGTGCCTGTTAATCCACCAGTTTCAATAATGTACACACCATTTGCGATACTTAGATAAGTGTCTTGAACACTGATAGGAGTTCCGTTTGCTGGTGCTACTCCTGTAGATAGCGTGATTGTAACTACTCTTGAGTTGGTAGGTATTGTAATACCACTAATATTTGAGATTTGAGTAGGCACTGCGAATGCGAATGGAACGTTATTTGTCATTCCCAAATTTTCCCACTTGGTGATTTGAGTACCATATTCAAAGTCGGTATCAATTAAGGCTTGAGGTGTTGAAACTCTTAGCTTATCAACAGGGTCCATCAAAATTGGCTCTCCTCTAAACTCGTTTACTATTTCATCTACATAGATTTGTAAGTTGTCAGCGTTAGCTTGACCGCCTGTGTTGAATACTAAAGTAAATGTAGTTTTATCAGTTGCGCTATTATAAGATGCAGTTGCTCCTAAAGAAGCGTTTGCAAAGTTGTATATAATAACGTTTCTAGTCACATTGGTAATCAATAATAGACTACTTAAATTGTAGTTACCATCGATAGTGATTGTTCTAGATGCTGCGACAAAGGTGTAATTTCTAACGAGTTTTTTAGCCATTTTGTTTTTTGTTTTATCCTCCGAATACGATTGAATAAGAAATAGCGTCAGATTGACTAGCAAGAGTTCCTCCAGAGGTAGCAGAGCTTCCGCTCATTGAAAGAGATCCTGATATGATCACGCTCCCTGATATTAACATGGAACCGGAAACGATTGGACTGTCTATTATCATCTTTTCTTTTGTTTATAAATATCTTAAGTTATTTTTTATATTCCGAAGCGTCCTCGTGTTGCATTAAAGTTTTGTAGTAATTCATCATTAGATAATCGTCTATTGTAAATATATACAGCATATATTCTTCCTTTATATAATCTTCCATTAAAAGTCTGAGATAAAGTGGATACAGACATCCCTCCACTTAAAGCACCAAGATAAAAGTCTTGCGTTAGTGTTCTTCCTTCAGGTACTATAAAATACCCTGAGGCATTAGTTGATAAGTTAGATTGACCATTTATCATAAAAGAAGATACATAATTTAGTTGAAAGTCATTAGAATTAGGAGCATTAGGTGCTGCGGCTCTAAAAGTTCCACCTTCTGTTCTTAGAGAACTATCTCCAGTAACTGAGTTACAAACTAAACCTGCTAAGCCTACAATGGTAGGATCAAACCTACCCCAAAAGCATATAGTTTGTGCTGTTACAGAGGAAAATGTAGCATAATCATTAGTACCATCAAATACAATACTCCCTCCATTATCAGAATTAAATGTAGGTCCATTTATCAATGTTCCATTATTATTATTCCCACTCATATCCTTCCACACCCCGGCATCCACTAAATCATTATATGAATTCTTAGCTGATGCATCTAAGTACAATACTAAACTACTGTCCTTTATTATATTTGGTCCTCGCCATGTTCCACTTACTGTACTCATAGTCCAAATCTTGATTTTAGGGCGTTATAGTTTTGGAGAACTTCGGTTGCGGTGAGGGCGCGGTTGTATATTTGGGTAGTTGCAATATTTCCTGGGAAATAAAATCCTAGACTTGATCCAAATGTTCCTATCATTAAGTTTCCTCCAGCTTGTGTAACAGTTGCTGGTATAGAAGTTGTAGAATTTTGTAAAATACCATTTAAATATATTAATGTAGAATTTAAGGACTTATTATAAACACATATTCCTTGCCTCCAGATCCCATCATTAACTGTAATTGGAGTAGCAATATCAATTTTAGAAGGTGATCCAAAAGAAAAATTAAGTCTATTAGAGGAATCTAAACCAATCCACCAGTCAGCACCAGACCCATTATACATCCCCATCATTACTTTAACAATTCCTGTAGAAGTGGTATTAAAAAAATAGCTTATTGTAAAAGAATCTGTAAAAGTTAATGGATTTCCACAATTAGTATACTGATTTGTTCCATTAAATGTAATACTACCGCCATTAGTTGTACTAAATGTAGGACTATTAATTAAAGAACCACTATTATTATTCCCACTAATATCATTCCATACAGTTCCACTACCAGCATAAGAATCTTTCTTAGCCGCGTCCAAATTTAGTACTAATCCGTCTTTGACTATACCTCCGTAATATGATATTCTTCCTGCCATTATATTAAGCCGAAGCGTGTTTTTGTTGCGTTATAATTTTGTAGGATTTCTGTTGCCGTAAGTGCTCTGTTGTATATTTGAACATTAGAAATATTGGAATTGATGGAGGTAGATGGTTTGCTAAATGGTCTACATCCAACTACTAAACTATTCATACCTATAGTACTAGTGGTATTATTTAATCTATTTGTACCTAATTGAGGATTTCCATTTAAATAAAATTGAATATACGTTGATGATATGCTAAAACATATATTAGCCCATGTTCCAAAAGGTACATTTGAAGTCATAAAATTAAATCCCCCTGAAATTGTTAATATTCCTCCTTCAAAACTACATTTTGAAAAATTTAAAGTTGCATCTGCCTGCATATCGATATTAAAGCCAGAATTATAATCATTTCCGCTTGCTCCTACTGCTCCTATAAATGCTTTGTAACCTCCTGAATTTGATAAAACTTTAACAGTCATTTGAACTGTCATATCATTTAAAGTGGTTAAATTTCCAAATTGACAAAAGTCATTAGTTCCATCAAATACAATACTCCCACCATTAGCAGAATTAAATGTAGGTCCGTTAGTTAAAGTTCCATTATTTCCTCCTCTACTTAAATCATTCCACGCAGTTCCACTACCAGGATACGACCTAGAATTAGCCGCATCCAAGTACAGTACTAAACCGTCTGTTACTATTTTAGGTGAATAGTTAAATCCCATAACGTTATATTGATCTTATGATTGCTTTTACTGTCCATCCACTACCTGTAGTTACAGATCCTGTTACTACCATATTACCGCCTGATATTGATGCGGCCAAAGTTAATAATGAAGTATTTCCAAAGTCTGTTGTTGAGTTGTCCATATAGTTCACGCTCGATCCTGACCAAATAGCTGCAAATACACCTGCTCTAGCGCTCGAGCCTGATTTTGCTGTGTAGTCTACAAACACGCCATCGTAAGATGCTGTTGGTACTGCGTATATTACAAAGCTACCGCTATTAGTAGTTGTAATTTTGTTTGTTGTATTTAATGCTGGTGCTAAGTAATTGCCTACTAGTGTTGTATTGTCTGAGAATACTTCTAGTATTGGTAAACCTGATAAATCGTTTACGCTGAATAGAGATCCTGATAAACTATCTGTTACTGAGAACAACTCACCTTGTGAACCTTGAACTGTAAATATTGGTTGCGCTGAACCTGAACCTACAACAACTAATCTTTGCGTTCCTGAGCCTGAGATTAAAATTGCAGAGCCTGTGATAGTGCCTGTTGCGTTTAGAGAACCAGTTATTATTGCGTTTCCTCTTAAAGTTAAACTACCGGTGATGTTAACAGAGCCGGTCATCGTTTGTCTGTCTGTTAATTGACTTCCGAAGATGTTAGAACCAGAACTATAAATAATAGAGCTTGTAATGGTTTGTACTACTAGAGTTTGCGCAGTTAGAGTTCCAGTTGTGGTGATATTCCCAGTAGAAGTAATACTGCCGGTTACTCCTAAGCTACCCGTAATTTGAGCTGATCCTGTAAAAGGAAATCCAATTCCAGATGCTCCTCCTAATAAGAAAGAGGCAGTTAATGCATACGAAGAACTTATAGCAGAAGATGCTGTGAATGCATAAGAACTAGAAACAGCATTTAATACGTAGCTTGCAGAAACGGCTTGTGATGCAGTTCCTATTAAAGATCCACTTAATACGCCTTGATAAGAACCTGAGAAAGATCCACTAAATGTGCCCGTTCCTGATAATGCGAATGATGCAGTTATAGCAGTGTTTGCGATAACAGCACTAGTAACTACTGAGGAAGAGTAACCTCCTTTAGAAGCAACCGCAATACCAGTAGTTGGACTAGAGAAGTAAATTAACGCAGAAGCCGTATCAACCGCTTGTATTCTTTGAGGAACAATAACGCTATTCGTATTATCGTAGATCGTAAATACTGGATATTGTGTTTGTAAGAAGTGATTAAAAGACCAAGTAAATGCAGCCGAGGCCGTTTGATATAGTATAGCGCTTGCATCTCCGCCTAAAGCATAAGAAGCCGTTAAAGCTTGAGATGCCGTTCCGAATAGAGAGCCTGTAAGATTAGTAGCAGTTACGCGTCCAATAATAGTTGCGGAACCAGAAACGTTCAAGCTACCGGTCATCGTTTGTGTGTTCGCTGTGCTATTACCGAATATGTTACTACCCGAACTGTATACTACAGATGAGCTAATTGTGCTTACTATTAAAGTTTGGGCAGTTAAAGTACCGGTGGTAGTAATGTTTCCTGTAGAATTGATACTGCCAGTTACTCCTAATGATCCTGTAATTTGAGTAGAACCTGATACTGTTAAATTTCCTGATCCGTTTGTTTGAACTCTTCCGTTATCAAATGAAACTCTTCCTCTTGTTGCGATAGCATTACCCGCTCCTCCCATTTTTAAATCGTAAGCAACACCTCCAAAAGGATCTACGTAAGATCCATTCGCAATATTCACTTCACCATTAACTGCTAATGCTGCGCCGAATGCAGATCCTGTCGTAATATCAACGGTATAAGTAGTAGCTGTAAAACCGCTGCCTCCATTAATTAATAAGGCTTTGGTAGAATCATTAATGTTTAATCTTCCAAACATCGTTGTTGAACCAGTTATACTCGTAGAACCAGTTACTCCAAGACTTCCAGTAATTTGAGCTGAACCCGTAAAAGGAAATGGAGAAACATATCCAAGTAAAAAAGAAGCCGTTAATGCGTAAGACGAACTTATAGCAGAACTAGCTGTAAATGCATAAGACGCTGATGTAGCTATTAAAGAAGCGGACGCTCTAACAGCACTAGACGCTGTAAAAGCAAAACTAGCGCTAACAGCTTGGAATGCATTAGTTGCGCTAGATGCGGTGTAAGCGTAAGATGCAGAAGTAACCGATCCAGTTATGAAGTTAGTTGCCCAACTAGCAGTGCCAAATAAAGAGCCAGTTAAATCGTTGATAGTGCCTCTACCGACTAATGATAAACTTCCAGAAATATTTACAGATCCAGTAAATGTTTGAGTGTTCGCTGTGCTATTACCAAAAATATTCGACCCTGAACTAAACACAACCGAAGAACTAATGGTAGTTACTACTAACGTTTGAGCAGTTAAAGTACCGTTAATTAATGCAGCTGATGCTGTTATTGCGCCTAAAATATTTTGACTTCCAGTGAATATATTAGAACCGGTAGTTGCGTAAGTGCGTTCAATTTGAGTAACACGAGTTGAGAAAGATCCTGATGCTGCTACTAAATTTGACGAAGTAATCTCAGTATTAGTTGTTCTAGTAGAGAAAGATCCTGAAGCAGTCTCTAAGTTAGTAAGTCTAGTTGAAATAGAACCAGATCCTAAATAATTAACTGCAAATGATGCGCTTATAGCTGAGCTAGCAGTAAATGCGTAAGAAGCAGATGTGGCTTGAGATGCGCTAGTTGCAGTTTGCGCATTACCAATTAAATTAGCGGTTAGTGTAGATTGATTCTCCCATTTAGCGGATGTGCTATTGTAAACTAAAGGTTGACCGTTTGTTGGACCTGATATGTTTACGTCTGATAGACCTGCTAATGTTTGAGTTACTACCGATCCTCCGCCTCCTGATCCTCCTACTTGTCTAAATAGTCCTCCAGGCTGTATTTTGTATGAATCTGGGTTTGTAAAATTTGCATTGTTTCTTACTACTATAGCGCCAAGATAAATTGCATTGGCCGCTGTATTTGGTGCCTCAACAAATGATTCAAAAGCGATATTTGCAATAGCTTCTACTTCCGTAGCGTAAGTTGCATTACCATAATAAACAACTATAGCTTTTGCTACGGAATTTGGGAAATAAAATACACGTTGAATAGAAAATTGTCTATTTGATCCTCCTCCTGGTACTGCTGTTAGTACGCCGTTGTTTGAATATTGTGTTGGGTCAATTGCTGTATAACCAGCACCTGCGTTTGTATCATATACCCAAGTAGAACCTGACTGTCTGTATCTGAATATTTTAGATACGTTAGTTCCACTATCAGTTGTGTAGGACGGATTATTTGGATCTACTGAATAGTTAGAGCCAGGTGAGTAAGCAGTACCGCTTGCTACTACTAAACTACCGGTTGAAGATCCGCTTGGCGCTAAAGTATAGCCTGATAATTTTAAAGGTCCAAATGCTCTATTAAATACGTTTTGTTGCTGTTCAAAACCGTATGCTACAGAAGGCTGTGTTTTGACGCCATTAATTGTAGATTGATTTTGAAATAAGACTACACCTATATTAATTTCTGTATCATACTGACCTGCCGCATAAGGTGTGCCTTGTTGGTAAATATTACCAGTAGAATCAATGGATACAAACGCTTGTTGATAAGACGCAGTTAATGGCGCAATACTTTGTGATAAGTTACCCCAATTTAAGTATTGTATAGTTGGGTACGGATTGTCATTTAAACTTGCATTTAAATCAACAATAATACCGCTACCGCTTGACACTTGGTAAACTGTAGAAGATTGGGAAGTAATTACGCCCCCATTTAATAGTCCAGTGTATAAGTTTCCTTCAAGCCATCTTAAACGAGTTACGTTATTATAGCCTTTACTGTTTTGACTAAAGTATAAATCTTGAGTAGATCCTGATACGAAAATGTAAGACGCAGATATACTAGTGTCTATATTAGTAGTAACTGGAAGATATCTGGTATAGCCTGTTTGATTAACGTCTCCAAATATATTAATTGTAGGAGAGACGCCTTGAGATCCTGATATTGTTAAACTTCCAGATAAACTAGTATTACCAAATAAATTATTTGTACCTACTTGAGTAGTAGATCCAGATACATTTAAGCTACCGGTTAAAGTAAGAGTTTGTCTTAATGGATTTACAAAAGATGCTGTCTGCGCGACTGATGCTGATGTAGCACTAGATGCAGTAAATGCATAAGATGCAGAAGTGGCTTGTGAAGAGGTTCCGAATAGAGAACCTGTAACTGAGCCTGATAAAGATCCAGTGATACTTCCAAGTACAGCTAAAGATCCTGTTATATTGTGAGAATCTGTTATTAAGTTACCTAGTTTCGTTCCTGTATTAGTGACTTGGAATTCTATTCCACTGCCTGTTACAATAGTGAAGCTACCAGATATAAGTACAGGTTGGACTAAAGTATTAACAGATGAGGCAGTGGAAGCAAAAGAAGAGCTAATAGCAGAACTTGCTGTGAATGCGTAACTAGCAGAAGTAACCGATCCAGTTATGAAGTTAGTTGCCCAACTAGCAGTGCCAAATAAAGATCCGGTAAGATCGTTGATAGTGCCTCTACCATTTAATGTTAAACTTCCAGAAATATTTACAGATCCAGTAAAAGTTTGAGTATTTGCGGTGCTATTACCGAACACATTACTGCCAGAACTAAACACAACTGAAGAGCTAACCGTAGTTACTACTAACGTTTGAGCAGTTAAAGTACCATTAATCAATGCAGCTGACGCTGTTATTGCTCCTAAAATATTTTGACTTCCAGTGAATATATTCGAACCGGTAGTTGCATAAGTTCTTTCAATCTGTGTAACTCTTGTTGAGAAAGACCCTGATGCTGCAACTAGGTTAGAAGCAGTCGTTTCTGTGTTAGTTACTCTAGCTGATAACGAAGAGCTATCACTTGTAATTCTTGTTGAGAAAGATGCGCTATCGTTGGTAATTCCAGTAGAAAAAGAAGCGCTAGCGGCAACTAAATTAGAAGAAGTAGCTTCTGTATTGGTTACACGAGTAGAGAACGAGCCAGACGCAGCTACTAAAAGTGAAGACGTGGCTTCTTCGTTAGTAAGTCTTGTAGATATAGAGCCTGAGCCTAGGTAATTAACGGCGAATGATGCACTAATAGCTGAAGATGCAGTAAATGCGTAAGAAGAAGAAACTGCCTGACTCGCTGTGCCGAATAAAGAACCCGTAAAAGAGCCTTTAAAGCTACTAGCGCTGACGAACGTATCTATTGTTGCGGAGCTAAAACTGGCGTCAGATCCAGAAGCTACCACTTTTTTCCATGATGGCATATTTTCTTCTAATTACGGTTGGTTACAGTTAATACTGCCCACTTCCACTTTCGTGGCCAATAAGTAGATTCTATTACTAGAAACTAATTAATAAGTTTGCTATAAATAAATATAGACTTAATCTGATAATGTGGAATAGTACTCTTGAAGTTTGAGTACTAGGTTGTAAACGTACTCTACTTGATCGCCCTTAAAAGTTGAAACTTGAATCATACTAAGCATGGCCTCTATTTCAGGCCTGCTTAATTGTAATCCTAGGCTTTGATTAATATTCGCAATTTGTTGCACTGCGTTAGTACTTGTAGATTTCCCGTTTTTAGTAGAGAATGAGAATCCCATAACTTTTAAAAATTTTATTATGCCCAAATGAAAATGTCAGATGTAGTTGAGTTCACCCACATGTTACCCAATCCGTTTGTTGTACCACCCCAAGTTGGAGGAGTTGCGTTAGACGGGTTACCAGCGTTTATTTTTGTTGATACCATGTATTCGTCTGCCGCAACCGCAGAAGAGCTAGCGTGAACGTTGTAGGCTACCGCAAAACGACCGTAAACTCCTGCTGATGCTGCTTCAATGAAGAAAGCAGATCCTGATGCTCCACCTGCCGCTGTTGAACTTGCGACAATGAAACCACCGTCTGTCAATGAATTCGATCCAGAAGCCAATATAAGGAATTTATCGGCTATTAATACGTTTTCAGTATTTTGGAAGCTAGCTGTACCTGCAACTGTTAAGTCTCCAGTTACAACTAAGTTTTGATTGAATGTTGAGTTACCAGTTACATTAATACCTCCTGCTTGAACTGTTAAACCAGAAGTAGCTCCTGATCCAACGGTTACCAATGTACCGTTATCCGTAATGTTTGAGTTAGAAAAACCAGCGCCTGTCCACTTAGTAAGCAAATTCGTACTTAAAGCTGCGGCTCCTGAAACTGCTACCGTTGCTGAAGTACTACCTGAATATGTGAAAGGAACGATACCTGCGCCTTGACTTAAAGGAGACATACCTCCTATTATAGATCCAGAGAAAGATCCAGTAAAGCTACCGTTTAAATTAGCCGAGCCTGAAAAACTGCCTGTAAATTGACCTGATAAGTTTGCAGTTCCAAAGTGCGATCCTGAAAAACTTCCTGTAAAATCTCCGTAATGAGATCCAGAAAAACTACCAGTTAAAAAGGTTCCAGCTCTAGAGGAAGATATTTGTTGAGTTATGACTCCTGCTGCAGTGCTTACAGCAATAGAACCACTTACTCTTAAGGCGTTATCTATGTTAACATTCGCTAGTTCGGCTGAGGAACCACTAACAATGACTTTTCTCCAACTTGCTGGCATATGTTTATGTTTTTATATGTACTTATAAATATCGTAATGTTAACTAAAAGTAGTCTGATCCAATCCAATATACATAGATTGACTGGTAAAATACATACCGCCGTACTCCGCAATTGGAACGTAACCGCTTTCGAACACTTTATTTTCTACAACACCTTCATTGTTTATTTTGAAAACATTTTTACTACCGCTTGTTATTAAGAAAAAGTGAGGAACAGATCCAGTGGCATTTATTGTAGCGCTTCCACTGTTACTTAAACTAAAAAGTGTGCTACTAGCCGAGATTATTATGAATGCTATAGAACCCACGTTGACGCTGGCAGATATACTTCCTGTGGCTATTCTCGAAAGGTTTAAATCAACGATATGGCTCGCAGAAATGTTAGTTAATCCGCTACCGTCTCCAAAAAAAGATCCGCTAAAAGAACCTGATCCTACACCAATAAAAGAACCACTAAGAGATCCAGTAAAGGAACCCGATAAAGGAAATTTTAGCTGTTTATTATTAAATTGCGCCATTATTAATTAAATTTACCTACTCCAACTATAATATCTGTTGCTTCTATACTATAACCTAATTGGGCCACATTCAAAGTTAAAGTTGAATAAGATCCATTGTTTACAAAACTTGTAATCGCCGCTGGCTCTACAAATTGACCATTTATAAAGAAAGTAAAATTCTCTGAAGTAAGACTTGGAGCTCCGGATGGAGGTATAGCCCAACCCAATCCAAAAATAACCGTATTCGAAGAGGTAAACGTTCCTGTAACCTCTTTTTGAGAGCTTAAGTAAGACAATATTGCCGGATCCAAGCCTCCGTTATTTATTTGTATAACTGTATTATTTCCATCAGATGCAAGAACATTGGCGAGTTTCTTAGCTGCCGGTTTCTTCGTATTAGCAGAGAATTGCTCTGCGCTATCCGATGTTTCAAGACCAAATAGTATCTGAGATGCCCCATAATATCTATTTGCGTTTGCCAGTTTTTTGTTGACACTGTCTGGTATTAAATATCCACTCAAAGTTAAGGTAAAAGAAGTCTTTATTGCTCTATCCTCTCCAATGTCGTAAGTTATGCTGTCACTAAAAGTCTCTATTTGACTGTAAAATTGAAACTTATTAGGATCTCCCCAATAAGATCTTGAAGAAAAGTTTAAAGATTCAATCAATTTATCCATCTGTTCAACTGAGTAAGTCCAAAGTAAGCATTCGAATTCTACAGTTACATAATCAGGAGTAACTGAAACTACATATTCTTTTTCAAGACTTCTATTGGTTAGTACGGCGAAGTTACCATAGTTGTTTCTTTGATTATATCTCTTCTCAAAAAGTTGAACGTTTCTTGAAACATTTCCGTCTATTTTGTTACCTAAATTTCTATTTGGAGTTGTCGTAGTTCTTTTGTACATTATTAATGGAGCTTGAAGCTTTCCATTTTTATCTCTGTAATATCCATCTCTTTGAATGCCTTTCCAATTCTCAGGAGTTCCATAAATTACTGGAATTGTGATCTTATTATTGTTTTGTATTACGTAAAGTCTAAGAATATCGTTAAAGTAATAAGACACCGCGTCAGTTAAATCCTGCATGCCAATGTAAAAGTCTTTGTCTGTATCGCCTTTTACACTTATCTGTCTTGCTCTATTATTTTCTGGCTGACCTAGTTTAGCTGGATCTGAAAAAACACTGTTTGGATTACCCACTTGTTGATCGTAGGGAACTATCAACTTATTCATGAACTCTCTTCTATTTTCGGGTCTTACTACTTGATTCATTATAAGCGTTGTTTTTCAATACCAAGCTTATCAGCGCTTGTATAGTGAGTTGTTAATATTATAGAAAACGAACTACCAAAATTTTCTAATCCACTAGAGTAGGCATAACTATTATCTTTACCTAAAACTAATTGATTCTCATTAACGTTATCAACTTCGTAATATAGTTCGTTGTACATAATTACGTCTCCAATTTCTGGTACTACATTAGCATCAACTAAGTGATCTCTTAAAAATCTGTAAGTAACTGGTCTTTGTACGTCTAGACTTTGCTCTAATGTAGAAGTGCTAAAATCGCCCCTTTCTATTAAACAGTTAATTAACACAGGTCCTATATAATACCTGCTTGCGCCTTCTCCATAAGCGTTTATCGTTGTATCGTTTAACATATACTTGTAATAACCCACTTGTTGAGAAATTACATTTTCCAACAACTCTCTTGCGATACCTTTGAAGGTGCTCACATCTCTAGAAGATCCAAATAGTGCCATATTATCCTAAGTAAACCATCATAGGTACTTCACTTAAAGTACTCGAGATGGATTGGTTTTCTGATTGTTTTCTTTCTAATTGTGCTCTGCGACTCATGTCTTCAAAATCTTGACGAAGTCTTTCACGTAAAGAGGCTTGTTGTGCTTGACCTTTAGAAATTAAGTCAGCGCCATTCAATGTTACCTCAGAACCTGGTGCAGGAACTTGAGTGTATTTACCTCTAATTAAACCTAAAAGCTCAGAAGCTAAAGCCAAAGTGTATTCAAATATCCACTGTTTACCAGGCTGATTTATTTGAACGTACGTAATTGTGCCGTAAGGAACATTTGAAGGATTTGTAACCAAGCTTTTATTGTTTCCATAAGGGCTATTCTTTGTAGGATCAGAAAAGTCCGACTTCTTGGAATACTTGATCCAAAGAACCATATCATCAGTCTCAGGTCTTGGTAATACAGTAAGTTTATTATTAGTTACTTCAAAAGAGAAAAAAGATCTTCTAACCTGATTCGACATTTCTATCTCTTGAATTCTTTGAATGTCCCAATAAACCGGGAATAGAGTAAAATTTAAACCTGGGGAATAGCTCGCCCATCCAAAGTTTTCTGTTGCGCCTTGATAGTTAATAGATCCTCCAATGTATGGATCGTAAAACTGGTTTACTGCTGGATTTCCTTTATAAGAAACCTCCTGAATAACAATTCTGTCGCTTCCGCTAATGTGGCCATTGTCTACAGCCCATTTTTGCATATCGTAAACTTGAGTGCCCGATATTAAAGATATAGATCCAGAGTAATATTCTATTGTACCACCAATTCCAACTTGCGCTCCGTAGTTATCAGCAATGGTAACTATAGAGTTCAAAGAAGGTACAACTACAGTATTATTTAATTGAGAACCTGTTGGAGCTCCTTCTAAACCTAGATAGTTGTCCTTTATTTTAGATTGGTAAAGCTCTTCAGAGTATACGGACACGGCCTCTTCGAAACAAGCGTATATGTTTAGGTCTTGCAATTCTACGTCCATAACTGGATATCCCAGCTTTCTAGCGCAGTAATTAGCTACTTTTGGTCCGTCAGTCTGAAATTGAGGATCTGAATCGTAATAACCAAACGGTGTATTTCCTGATATTGCAATAGGTGTGCCGTCGTATATTGATGGATTTGCCATTAAATGCTTTCAAATAAATATTTACGTAATGGGTAAAACCCCAATAAGCAAAAACTATTCGTGAGCCTTGTATATTTCCAAGATATTTTCTACTATTGGGTCCCTATGATTGGTCTTTAAAGCAACCACTTCGAATCCTGGCACTTCTTTGAAATTTGTACATATAAAATGGAAACCGCTCATTTTTCTGTCTTTAAGATCAATTTGAGCTGCGTCTCCACAAACAATCATTTTAGTTCCAACGCATATTCTACCCAATAAAAGCTCCATCTGTCTGTTGGTTATGTTTTGAGCTTCGTCTACTACAACTAAACAGTTGCTTAAATTACGCCCTCTCATAAACGCCAATGGAATTACTTCTATGCGACCATCTATTAATTCCTTGTCTATTTTTTCTTTGTTGTAAAGCCTATACATGTTGTCGTATATGGCCGCGGTGTAAGGTGCTAGTTTGTCTTCTTTGGTGCCAGGTAAAAAACCTATGTCCTCTCCAGAAGTTACAGCTGGTCTGGTTAAAATAATTCTGTCTATCTCTTTCCTAAACAAAAGATCTAGAGCGATCTGTGCTGCTAACATGGATTTACCGGATCCGGCTTGTCCTTTTAAAACAGTTATTTTGTTATCGAGAATTATTGACTTGGCTTGCTTTTGCTCCTCGTTTAATGGAATTAAAAACTTAATTGGATTTTTAGGAGACTTTTTTGCGATCGAGTTCGTATCAGTCATTCAAATACCTTTCTAGATAAATATGCATAAAAAAAGACCCAACTTACGTTGGGCCTTTCTTATATAGATCTTAAAATAGATTAAACTACTTGTAAGTCTGCTACTACTACTAAACCATAGAATTCTGGACGGATCATAGTCATCGCGTAACGAGTCATGATACCTTTTCTTGGAGTGAAGGTATTTGGATCGTACACTAATGGAGTCATGATCAATGGAACATATGGAGAATATACAGCACCAGCTTCTAAGAACTGAGTACCACGGAAACCTAACAAGATAACGTTTTCAGTCATGTAAGGATTCTTGTACACTTTGTAGCGGCTGTTTAAAGCACCTACTTTCTGAACACCGAATGCATATTTCATTGTATCTGCTGCACCGTCAGTATCAGCCGCAAATCCTGGGATTGATTCCAAGATTGTAGCTACTGCTGGAGAAACTACCATGAAGTTAGCGCCGCCACGTAAAGTACGTTGGTGAATGATGTTAGAAACTTTTTGTAACTTGATACCAATAGTTTGGAACCAAGTCATTTGGTTGTAATACAAACCACTTGTATTAGAAGTAAACGCATTTTTAGAAGCGTTGATTTGATCACCAACTCTAGCTGACCAATACTCTACTGTTGGAGCGTTAGTAATTAACATATCTAAGATTTCTAAGTCGATCTCTAAAGAGATGTACTCAGATAATAAACCTGTTAATTCAGCTTCAGCATCTAAAGAATGGTAAGCGTTCAAATCTTGTGCAAATTCTGGAGTCCATTGTGCCTTTAACTTTTTAGTCTTAGCGCTGATAGTTTGAGACTTCATTTGTACGTTGATCTCAGGGATAACGATTGAAGTAGCAGAAGCAGCGTTAGGAACAGAGAAGCCTTGAGTAGCAGTTCTGTCTTCAAAATCACCTCTTGTAGCAAAATCAGTTGCTTTATTGTAATCAATCTCATAAGATCCTGTAGCTATTGTACGAATAGCTGTAGAAGAGCTTACATAAAAAGAAATTTGTCCTTGGTTAGCTGAGTTATAATTGGTGAATTGAGATAATACATTGCTTGAATTGATACTTGCAGCAGAGCTACTTATTTGGAAAGCTCTAATTGAATCTAAGTCAAAATTAGGAAGAATCGCAGAAGCACTAAAGAAAGTGATTTTAGCGATTTGACCAGCAAGAAGAGATGCTGAGTAATCTGAATTAAACTCAAGTTCAGCGAAATCTGACATTAATAATACTGAAGCTGTACCTGAGCTGATAGTTGGATAACCACCAGATGTAGATCCAGTCGCAGAAATTCTAGATGCAGAGAATTGGTTAGTTGAATAACCAAAACGGCCAGAACCATATAAAGCACCAGCAGCAGCGTTACCGAAGTTAGCTGTGTTTGTACCGTATAAAGAATCACCAGCAGTGAAAGGAGACTTATTGTTTCCGTATTGGAAATCTAAGAAGAATACTAAACCAGCAGGTAAGTTCATTGGTTGAACAGAAACGAATTCTTTTGCAGCGATTTGACCGAAGATCTTACGAACTAAAGGTAAAGCTACACCAGCCCATTGTTCTCCAGTGCCTGGAGTGAAAGTAGCGCCGTTTGAAACACCGCCACCTGTGTTAGAAGACTCAACTACTAATTGCTTAGCTTGGTTTTCTAAGATCATAGCCATATTAGCTTGGTCGTTTCCTTCCAAACCTTCTAAAAGGCCAGATTTTGCCCACTTCTTAGAAAGCTTTTGAGCTACAGTAAACTGAGCTTGTTGAGCGTTCTGAGCAGACTCATTTAATAATGATTGTACTAAGTTTGCCATTTGTTATGGAATTAAAATTTTTAAATTATTTGATACCAGCTAATTTTTGCATTCTAGAGATAAAAGGATCTGATTCGATCGTTTGTGTCTGCTTAGGTGCAAGTCCAGCTGCTTGTGATGCAAAACCTTCGTTAATTGATTTCTTTTTAGAAACAGCGAAAGATTCATTTAAAGTAGCAAATGTGTTCTTAACTTCTTTAACTGTAGTAGCTCTATCGAAAGCGTTGATAGCTTTGATCTTTTGAGATTCAGTTAATGATTTAGCTTTAAACAATTTGTTCATGAATAAGTACTTAGCGTTTAATAAGTTAACTTCTTTCAATTGAGTTTGTAAATAAGAGATTGTTTGATTTGCTTCTTTCAATTGTTTTTCAGTTCCAGGAACTACTAATTGCTCTTGCTCGTCCATCTCATCTTTACCTTCTTCCATTTCTTCTTTCTTCTCTTCAACTTTTTCTTTTGAAGCTTCTTCTAATTCAGCAAAAATTTCGTCTAAATTGATGTCGTCAGTAGCTTCGTCGCCTTCTGCACCTTCTTCATCAGCTTGATAAGGAGCTAAAATGTCTTTTAATTGACCCAAAGTGATAGTGATTACTTTTTCTTCTTCTTCACCATCCATTTCTTCTTCGTCATCCATTTCAACTTCTTCTTCACCGTCTTCTTCAGACTTTGCTTCGTAGTTCATGTCGTCTTCGCCTTCTTCCATTTCTTCTTCTGTGCCCTCTTCCATTTCGCCTTCGTGGTCTGCGCCTTCGTTAGCTAATGCTTCAAGTTCACCTAAGATTTCTTCAAGAGACGTTTCGTCCATTTCGTCAGCTTCATCCATCTCTTCAGTCTCGTCCATTTCCTCAGCTTCATCCATTTCTTCAGCCTCATCCATCTCTTCGGCTTCGTCCATTTCTTCTGCTTCGTCCATTTCCTCAACTTCGTCAAGTTCTTCAGCATCTTTTTTGTGCTTCTTTTCCTCGACTTTGTGTTTCGCTTCGTCCATTTCTTCAGCTTCGTCCATTTCGTCAGCAGCTTCTTCAACGGTCTTGCGGAACATTTCTTTCAGTTTAGGTTCAAATGCTTCTTCTAATGCAGCTTTAGCGTTAGCCATGGCGCTAGCTCTTAGTGCTTTTGCGTCAGCAATTGCCTCTTTGTACAAATTTTCCATTTGTTATAAAATAATGTGTGTTCTGATTGCTTATTGTAATGTGAAGCAATATGTAGATAAAATTCGTGTAGCTACCGCATTAGAAAGCGGTGCATGTACCAATAAATACGGCACTTTTTTCGAAAAATATGTATATACTAAAAATTATTTGGTCAAACAACAAACTCCGCTCTGAGAACAGATTAGGTCTGAAATGAGACGGCTTGCTCTTTCGTACTTATTTGTCATAGCCATTTGTAAATCGATTGATTCTCTAAGACCTGGTGCGCTTGGGTTGGCAACAGGCTTCATGTAAGCTCCGTAAGTTGATGGAGTGGAAACAAAGTCCCAACAAATAAGATCCAAGTCGTCTTCTACTTGAACCAAACCTTCGCCAATTGGAATAACAGATCCCAAAGCTCTAGAAGAGATGCCTACGGTGATGTTATTTGCGAAAAGTTGAGTAAGTATGTTTCCTGATGGTGTAGGTAGGATTTCTATTTGACCGTAAAGATCTTTGTCTTGCCACCAAAGTTTAACGATGTTATGGCTAACGTTCTTTAAGTTAATAACCGTAGACTCTGGGTGATCTAATTCTCCCAAAGCTCTATTTTCTCTGATTGGCCCGTTCATGTACTTTTCTACTTGCGTAAATAGTACTTCGTAAGGATATATTCTTTTGTTGGCATTTGGCTTATCGCATGCTTGCACTTGTCCGCTAACGATTAGGTTACCGTTTGTGTGTCTTCTACTCTCGTTCAATGAAACTGTAGGAGTAAAGTAAGCAGTCTCTATAAGTAATTGTTTTGCCATTATGCTACAGTTGTTGAGGTCGCAGATTTAATGCCCTTTTGTTTGTAATTTTGAGCTGTCTTCGTGCCTTTTCCAGTTGGAACTACGTCTAAAGTAACTTCTTGACCTTGAGGATTTTTACCTTTTACAATATCCATAGCTTCATCTACGTCTTTTTTCTTTTTATCTAAACCCAAAGCCTTTCTTAGTTTTTCAACAATTCCCATAGTTTTCTTTTGGCGATCTGCGTCTATCTTAGAAGGGAAATCTGCAATTCCACCGAATGTTTTTTCTCCTTTTTTGTCCCAATCAGACCACATATTATCTCTTGCTTCTTTATCGTCAGCTTGAGATTTCATCGCGGCTAACTCTTTAGCTTTATCGATTACGTTGCTTTGTCTGTTAATAATCATTGGCTCTTCGCCTTCTCTATGTATTTCTAATTCTAAAGTACCACCAATTATATTTTTTATAATACCGGTTTGACTTTTGAATTCTTTAACGTCCTCTTCTGGTAAATCAACCTCTTGGCCCATGCCGTAAATAGGATGCATGTCCTCAGTTAACTCAACTTTTTTTTTAAGAAGGTCTTTTAAGATATCCAATTGAGCAGACTCTTTCATCATTTTAACACCTTTTGGATTACCTCTCTTATTCTCTTTCTTAGAAGCTTTTGTATTTGCTTTAGCATCGTTGAAGCCTTTAATCTTCTTCATGCCATTGTACTTATCAACAAAATTTCCGTCTTTAACTGGAGTCATGCCCAATCTAGCATCGGCTTTTTCAATCTTTGCTGAGTTAGAAACTTGTAATTCGTCGTATGCAGTAGGATCTTTTGCTAATTTCTTAGTAGCTGTTGCAGTAGCTTTTGCGTAAGCCAAATTGTTAATTTGACCTCCTTTTAATAATTCTGCTTCAATGCCTTTCTTTAACAAGTAAGGATGGATGTTATCTGCAGCAGACGCTTCACTTAGAGATATTTTTTTTGCTGCTAAAGTTGGATCTTTTTTTGATGCGTTGTCCATGTAAGACTTATCTCCCCACCAAGCAATTACTGAATTGGTATCTGCGGTAGAATTGAATCTAGGCCCAGCTTTAAAAATATCTACGTGTTGTAGTTTGTTATTTGCGCGTATTAAGTTTTTTGCAAAACTCATAGCTTTTTGTACATCAGAAAACTTTTTAGCTTGTCTAATTCCATCAGAGTAATGAACTTCGTAATTCTCACTCATTTCTGATTCTTTAATAACGCCTTTGTTTTTAAGAATCTTAATAGAATCTTCGTAAGAAGTCATATTGGTGATAAAAGGTAACTGTTGGTCCCTTCTAACTTCGTATAAGAATTTTTCACGGCTGATTTCTCCGGCTCTGTGTTTCTTGAATAAGATTGATACTGTCATATTGATAAATATTATCTTCCTTGACCTTGATAGGTTTTTGGTCTTGGACTGTGCTTATTAAAACTCTTTTTACCTCCAGGTTGCCCTGATTTTCTTTTTCCGAAAACTAATTTTTCACTGCTTCCGGCTGACTTTATTTTTGCCATGTTACTTTAAACTTTTAACCTTTTTGTAAATTTCTGCTAGCTGTCTTTCTAGCTTATTCACAACCTTACCAGTTCTTGGACTATAGTCCTCTTCCAATTCCATTTTCATGTTGGTAGAGTATTCCATTAACCTGTTTATTTCGTGTAACTTTTTGTTTATTGATTTCAATGCCTCGTGTAAAGCATCTTTGTTAGGTCTTGTTGCAGCCTCTCTTTTGAATTTATTGTAAGTCAAAGCTTCATTTAAATCTTCGCTGCCGTATAAATGACTATCGCTAAAATTGTCGCCTATTACTTCTATATCTTGAGTTCCAAAGTCCATCATCATATCGTAGGCTAAATCTTCATCGTCTGTATAGTATGTGTCTGATCCGTTTAACTCTACGCCCATGTAACTTGGATTGTCTCTAAGTACATCTAAAGCTCTTTTTGCATCTCTAACTGAAACTTTAACGTAGTACTTTTTCTCTTCGTCTTCTGTTTGCATTTCTTGATCAGGTTCTGCTTGCTTTTTGATATATCTTTTAGAAACATCGTCGAATGACCAATCGTCTTGATTAAATTCTTGGTAGTTTCTAGCTTGCTGATATTCCATTGGAGATAAAGAGTCTTTGTCCAAGTTTACTGGCTGTAAAACTCCCTCTTCCATTTCTTCGAACATCTGCTTGTATTGAAATCCTCCTTTAGATGGTCTGTTTGGAATAGATGGTGCAGATTTCCAACCCCATTTTTTTTGAGGATATATTTCTGCTTTACCTGCAGCTAATTTTGGTTCTACGTCTTTTACCTCGTTTTTCTTCTTTTTGAAAGCTTTCGTAGTTGAGTATTGTTCTCCAGTGCCAGGCGTAAATGTAGCTCCGTTAGAAACTCCACCACCAGTCGCACTTTCCTCTGATAGTAATCTTTGTGTTGCGAATTGATTATCGAAAGGTTTCTTCATTATTTAGATACTCTTTTTAGCTCGTCAATTAATTCACAATATTGTAAAATTCCAGTAATGGTTTCGTCTTTAATAGCGATGCCCTCTTTTAATGGCTTTATGAATTTAATTACTTCTTCTGCTTTTATTTTAGTAACTTTATCTTCTACTTTTTCAGTTTGCTCGATAAGTTCTTGCTTGATCTCTTTTAACTTAGTGTTTAAAAATTTTCTTAAATTAGCAGAATCAGATATGCTAGAAACGTATTCTTTTAAAATGCCCTTTTGTCTTTCAGAAAGGCCTTGGTATTTCTTATTGAATTTCTCAACCAATAATTTGTAGGTCAAAAGTCTGATCTCTTTGTCTTCATTCATTAACTCTTGAACCATTGATTGAGGCGCTTGCATGTCCTTAATAGAGTCTTGAGTAATGTGCTCCAAAAGATTGATCTTGTTTAGAACGATCTGCTTGGTATCTGAATTAGGGCTGTTTTGAGATTCAAATATTGTATAAACAGAAGCGTAAGGCTTGTAATTCTCTATCTTGGCTTTAAAAAAATCTTCTAGGTTGTAGTTCTTTTTAATTTCTTTGATTAGATTATACTTGGCTTGGCTGAGTGTGTCGTGGCTTAATTTCTTATATTGTTCTAAAATGGTTGAAATAAGAATCTCGGCCCTAGCTTCTGAAAGTTTTGGACTGGTTACGAAAGCGCTGTACAAGCTGTACTCTTTTCCCAATTCTGTGTTGGTAAAGTGCTTTTTAAGTATTTTAACAGCTTTAGAGTCCTGATTGTTCAAAAGGTCTGAAGTTGTCTGTCTTACTAAAAGTTCAAATAAAATACCGGTGTTACGATATTTAGAATGTTTAATTCCCATAGCTATTTTGGATAGGCTTGCTAATAAATATCTAAATATTCTAATCTAGATTGTCAATGATGTTGTCTTCGCTTAATAGGCTTGATTGTTCAAAAAGTTGAGTCTTTCTAGCATTCTGCTTCTCGAACATTTTCTCAATTGAGTTTTTGTTCTGTAAATAGATAGCCATAGTGTTCTCCATATTCAAAGCTCCACCTTTAAAAGTAACGCCAACCTTATCTTCCCTAGTCTCGGCATTTTGAGTATTCATATCGTAAACTCCAGCTCTTCCAAATGGAGATTCGTCGGTTCCGTATATAGATTTGTATTTTTGTGGTCTTCCAGGAATCTTCATTGGCTCTTTTGGATTTGTCTCATCGTAGCCTCTAGGCACATCTAGCGTACCATCACCTTTTCCACCGTATAAGCTTGCGATCTGATGAGGTGTACCAAATGCTTGGCCTGTTTCTGCTGGATCGTTTCCTTCCTCTGCGATTTGTTTGTATCTAAACTTGCGCTTTTGATCTTCTACAATAAGGTCATCTAACTCATCAAATTCGTCCTCAGAGATATTAAATACGTTCTTCCAAATATAATCTCTTGGTAAAGAAGAGTTTTCAACCGCTTGATTAGCAAGGTCAATCTTCTCTTTCATCATAGCAATTCTCTCTTGCTCGTATATAATAGAAGGATTAGTTAACTGAATATCGAAGTTAGTAATTGATTCGTTAGTGTAACCGTGAGCGTACAAGTGAACCAATGCCACTTTCTTCAATTCAGATACAATGATTCTTTGGATTCTCTCAATTGTTCTTGCAAAACGAATATCTTCAGCTGCTAAAGTTGCTTTACCTGTTAAGTCCTTTTCGTATCCCATGAATGCTTTAGGAACCTTTAACGCTGCAAATAGTTTCTCTCTAAAGTATTGAACGTCTTCGATAGCGTTGTACTCAAGACCTTTTGCGGTATCAATTCTAGTAGATTGATCGTTACCTCTAACTGGAATAAAGAAGTCTTCCAATAAGTTTTGTTGGTTGAACTTCATATTGTATTGACCAGTTTGAGCATCGATAAGTGGAGTTTTCTTCATCTTACCGATCATACGTTGAATGTAGTTCTCAACCTCGTTTGGTGGGATGGCTCCCACGTTAACGTAGAATGTTCTTCTTTCTGGGGCACGCGTAATTCTATGAATCAACATCGCATCTTCGATTAAAGTATATTGCTTGAATAGCTTTCTTGCTGGTTCCAAATAAGATCTACCGTAAGGTAAATAGTTTACGTCTCCTAAAAATCTAAAGTGAGCCATTTCGTACAAGTCAAACCAAATTCCTGGATCTTGATTGTTATAGGCCGAAGTGTATCCTGTTGTAGAACTTATAGCTGCGTTAGGATCGAACTTAAATCTTACTTCGTTTGGATTTTTTGGATTAAAACCTTCTTGTCTAACGATGTTGTAAGCAGAGAATGGAATTACGTTGTAAACTCCAAACTTTTCTGCAATTTCTAATTTTAAATAGAAATCACCGTATTTACACATGTTTCTAATCCATGACCATAAGTTAAATTCTATATTTAAAACTGAATAGAATAGGTTTTCTAGTAAATTTTGAATGTTTTCATCTGCAGAAGTAATGTGTAGTACTTGACCTTGATCGTTTTTTAGAGTACACTCATCTGCAATAATATCTAACGCAGAAGCAATGATAGCATCTGTATCCATTGCATCATAATCTGCATATATTTGTACACGAGCTGATTGATAGTTCTGAGCTAGATTTAGGTTAACTCCATAAGCTGTAGACGTAGTGTATACTTTGTGGAATCTATCAATTAAGGAGTTAGTTTGAATCACACCAGAAGTCTGAATGTGTTCAGTATCTATCACTTGTAAATTCTTGCCGCCAGAATCTCTAATAATGACATCGGTCGAGAAGAGTCTTCTTAGCGCCGAAAATAGGTTGTCTTGTTTGTTTTCTGCCATATCTTTATATTATAAAAGCCAAGTTAAATCTTGTTGTTCTTTTCCCATTGGAGTTGCGATCTCTTGTTGCCATGGGTTATTACCATAATTAGTGTAAGACTGATACATAGGACTATCTTCTCCAGCTTTTGAGAAAGCATTTAGACTAGCGTGAGTTAGACTTTCTGCTGTTCTTCTGAATCTTAAAGAAGTTTCTCTCAAATACATAGCAATCGAAAAAGCCATCACTAAGTCATCGTTGTACCCCGACATAGCTTGTTGCTTACCGTTCTTCCATATAAATACGCGAAGCTCCTCTAATAATCTAACTGATCTTATAGTAACCGTTTTGTTTTCTATAAAGTCTCTCATCTTTTCTAATACAGAAGGTCTAACTTTAGGACTCATGGTAAATCCAGGTACCAAAGTTGCATTTCCGTAGTGCACTTGTAAATAGCTGTTTAAGTCAGCGTTGCTGTCAGATCTATGACTAAAGTGAATATTTGAGTATCCGCTCTCTACCACGCCTTGAACTACGTCCCAACCAATATTTGCGTTTTCAATTACCAATAAAGCTTGGTTGTATCTAGTTGCTATCGCTATAAGCTCGTTGGCAAATATCCTGGTGTCTGTTTGGGCTTTAAATTCAGCTACTTGTGTCAATGTCTCTGTATCTATAACATGATAAGCAGAGTAGTCCATTGAGTCTCCCCTCGCTACGTCAGCTACTACCATATAGTATGTGGTGGGTTTAGGATATTCCCAAATCCAAAGTGCTTTTTCCTGACCTTCTCTATTGATTGGCTCGGATATCATATTGGCTTCGTACCAAGTTAAAATTTCTGGAGGAATTACTGTATTACCTGAAGTAGCAAAGTCACAATCACACTCTTGAGCTGCGTTTCTAACTCCGAGATCTATGTCTTGCATATTTCTCCAATCTTGATTTCTTTCAGGGTGAACCGTCCAAGGTAACGAGATTGGTAAGAAGTTATTCTTTTGTAATTGAGCTTCTGTGTAAGACTTGTGGAACCAGTTACCAACACCGTTAGGAGTAGATAACGCGATACATCCACCACCCGTAGCCAAGGTCATCTTAGCCGCAGTGTAGATAGTTTCAATGTTATCGATAAACGCGGCCTCATCTATTACCAAGAGCGACACGGCTTCCGAACGACCTGCGTCACCGGCTGCTGATACTGCTTTGATTTGAGAACCGTTTGTTAGTCTTAAACTTAATGCGTTGTTAGAAGTTGCTGCAGCTCCGATCTTCATCCAGTTAGGTAAGTTATCGTAAGCGAATCTAACCTTTGTAACCATGTTCTTTGCAGTGTCCTGCTTAGTCGCGATTACAAGAATATTCTTATCTTTTGAAAATACCATCATCCATAAAGAGTACGCAGACACTAAGGTAGAGATACCCAACTGTCTTGACTTATTTATGATTGAATCCGGATGTTTTTGAAATAGTTTTAGAACCTTTTCTTGGAACGGATAAAGGTCGAACAGCATTCGACCTCTTTGTGGGTGTTGGATCATATAATATTTCTTCATGAAATATACAGGATCTTGAGCGCACCTTACAAACTCTTCCTTAATTCTTTGTTTTATATCGATTTGACTCTCTGACATTATTTATGCGTTGCTGCAAGGCCTAGTATTAAAAATCCCATTCCAAATTTAGTCAGCTTATTGATCTTATTTTTTCTATCCAATTTTTTAATATCGCCTTTCAAACCTTCAACCATTACTTTGTAGTTATTTTGTTGTTCTACTTGCTTTTGTATGATTGATTCGTAGTTACCCTCTTTAGTTCTTAGAGTTACAATTACTTTGTCTTTACCATTTACAGTCGATTCTAAATTAGTAATCAAGCTATCTTGGTTTAACACAATATTTCTAGTTCTGTCTAAATCTACTAAGTCAACTACTACTGCTTTAGAAACTGGAACTGGTAATATAGTTGTATCTGTAGTAGGAACTTTATATTGAGCTTCGTATCTCTTTACAAAGAAACTGTCGATCTCATGAGGTCTCATTTTTGCTGCCGCCTCTAATTCTGATCTATCTTCTTTTAGTTCTTTTACTTTACCGGATAATGTCTTAGTTTTTTGCTCTAGAACCAAGTTTTCTTGTTCTACCACTTGAATTGTAGACTCTAAACTATCGTTTTGACCGTGTAAAGAATCGATTTGAACGGCTAACTCTTCTATCTTATTTTCATAAGATTCGGTATTAAATCTAACTTCACCGAATTCTTTATATAAGAACCAAATACATGCTAGTAAAAATACGGCAATGCCCGCTTTAATTGCTATTTTCATAGTTTTTTAGTTTTCTAATAAATATGTCACTAAGCTTCTTCTTCCACGGAGTTATAAATACGCTTTTTGCTAATCAACGTAAATTGCGAAGCATTCATTTTAAGGCCATTTATGTAATACTCCTCTCTACCGTCAGCATAAATCATAGCTGGACCGTTTAAATTGTGAGGTTTTCTGTTCTGACCTGGATCTTGTACGTAATGGATTGTGATGCCATCAATAGTTTTCATGACACCGTAAGTAGTCTTTTTCATATAACCAATTTAATAAATTTTCTTGATACTTTTTAACTAAAGTCTATGGTATGTGTACATTACTCACAAACTAAAGCATTCTAAAGGCTAATTTCTTATTTTTTGGATTGTATATTGATAATGAGGATTCGAATTCAAATTCAGCTGAAGAGAAACTTTTTAGATTAAATCTAGCGATATTCTGTTTAACATTCATCGTTAAGTACAGCTGTTTAACTTCTGATTTGCTCATTATATCGGTTAGCGCTTTTTTATAATTTTTGTTAGAATTTAAAAAAGCAACTATATAATTAATTAATGGAGAGGTAATTATTCCATAATAACCTTTAGGAGATATATCTCTCCATCTTATAGGAAAAGCTGGTTGTTTTTTAATAGATGCAAAGAAAGGGCCAAATTTCTTTTTTATAATCGCATCTTTTTGTTCGTCAGTAGTTGCAGATTTAAGTAATTTATTAAGGTAATCGTTTATAGTTTGAGCGTCAATTTTTTCAACAGGCACTTTTATAATCTGAGACAGTTTTTCCATACCGTCTAATTTTAAAGCTTTTCCAATAGTTATAGGACCTTGAACTACGTCTTGTTGTAAAATTATTCTAAGTAATTTATATAAAGATTTTTGGCCTGGTGTGGTTAATTGTTCAGGCTTTATATTTTTTACTGTGTCTGTTATAGTTGCTGCTCCGCCTTTGTTGTATTTTGCGGATACATTAAATCCGTCTAATTCAAAATCTGCTAATGGATTGGCTTCAGCTGCTGGAAATGTGAGTCCTGATCCTGGGTCTACTACACTTTTTAATAGCGCAATTGCTCCTAAACATTCTCCAAAATCTGATCCAATCATTCCAACATCTTGTGGACTAACTTTTGTAAGAGCTTTTCTAGTTCTTTCGCTTAACGGTATTTCTTGATCGAATTTAGTAATTTCAGCTGTGTCTGCAAATTTACCTTTAGCGGCTCCTTTTAATACATCATCCACTAAACTATCTAATAATTCTTGAAGTGATTTATCATTAGTAACATTTGGTACATTTGTTTTAATTCTGCTAGCTAATGAGGTAGCAGTTTTAAATTTGCCTGTAGTAAGTCCTAGTTTATTCGGGGTTAAAGCCTTTCCTTTTGTTGAAGCGCCTTCTTTTACGGTGCTTACTATAAAAACTGATTCTCCTTTTTTATAACCATCTACGGCTTTAGTTAGTTGTACTTTATAAGTAGGATATGTACCCGATTTGGATTCGCCTTGGTTTTTTTGAAATTCTTGTACTTTAAAAGAGTCTTTAGGTAGTAATTTACCTAGCGCTTTTTCAATTAAACCTTGAACATTTTTTGAGGTTTCAAAATTAGTTCTTAATACAGGCCCTCTATTGCCTTTGTTTTCTGGGGCCACGTTATATTTGGCGTCTGAAAGTGTTTTTTGAATCGCCTTAAATAAAGTTGAAGCTGGTAAATTTGCTTCTTTAATCAAAGCCTTTAGTATGATTGATTCTGTTAGTGGCTCGTTTTCTTCTTCCTCTGGCGTATTTTCAACTCCAGTTTGATCTCCACCTCCGTTATTATTTCCACCACTTATGCTTCCATCGTCTTCTCCATCTGCTCTTGTTCCTTGTTCTGCTCCTTCCGGTCCTTTTGTTTTCAATGGACTGCCTTGTTGTAGCAATCGACTGATGCCCTTCATCGCTCTTTCTTTTTCTCCGATACTTGATAGATAATGTCTTTTACCTGCTATTATGGCTTGATAGATACCATCTCCCATGTAACTTAAATAGAAGTATTGGCTATTATGTAAAACGATTTTAAAACTAGTAGGCTTAGGCGCTTGAATGAATATTGCAGTAACGTATTCCTGAAAAGCAGGAGTCATTAACTCTTCTAATAATGTATTCAAAGTATGATACTTCTTTAGAATAAAACCCATTGGGTCTTTATCGAAAGGAGAATCAGGCTTATCGTCTTTTTCGCTAGCTCTGTTATCGACTTTCTCTTCTGCGTTGTCTTTCTTTACTTCTTTTTCTTTGTCTTTAACGTTATCTTCTTCGTCAGCTTCTAAAAGAATGGCCTTTAATATGTGTAAATCTTTATTCATTATACTAATAGGGTGTGATACTCTTTAAAATGTTTAATTCTGTCTGGTAACCCGATAGTTCCTCCATTTACTCTCTTTGTAATCTTAGTTACTACGTCGTCTGTAGCTCCTAAATCAGCTAACTTATGCAAACCGTTCTTGTTAAAAAACCAAGCTGCAGATAACAAAGCGTATTTGTCTGCAACCACTGTTGGGTTAGCCGCTATGTCTTCGTTGATTGATTTTCCGAATGCAGTGTAGTTGTCTTTACCAGTTAATTGTATATAACCACGACCGCAATATTTAGCGCCATCTCCAGTTGACTCGGCACCGTTACCCATTCTATTGCCGTAAACCTTATTAGCAATTTTTTCAGGTTTTCTTTCATAAGCTTTAGCTGATTGTAAAGTCGGAAAGTACTTCTTAAAAATACCATTCAAACCTTTAGCAGAATAGTTTAAGTTTTCTTTTGTCAATCTAAATCCACCACTTTCGTGGCCGCATTGAGCCAAGAAATGAGCCAAACGTAGTGGAGTATTGATTTGGAATTTCTCCATTACTCCAGGAATTTGTTCAATTACTTTGTCTGGTATATGTCCTTTTAATTTATCTAGATTCATGATTATAATTATTTATGTTTACGTTTTACTTCCATTAAATCTTCTAAAGCAAGACCATCATTGTGTTCTGGTTGAGAATACTCGTGATAATTTTCACTTGCTTGTCTAATATAATTAGCTGCATTAGTAATATGATCTTGAATCCAAGCTGGGATATCTTTTTCGTCTTCTCCCATTTTATTCATCAATTCTCCTGCTGCAATTACAATAGATTTTAAACTATTTTGAGCCATTGAAACTTCGTGATCCATTGCTTCAGAATATCCGTCTTCGTCATTTTTAACTGGTCCGTCAATAAGTGATGAAGGCAAAGAAGTAGCATCGCCATCTTCTTCCATATATCCGCACTCCATACACATCTTGTCTTCGTACATCATTGGAGCTCCACACTCTTTACATATATTATTTCTAGAATCCATTGCAGTCATCTCTGATCTTGATAAAGATGGCATGGTTTCCATTGGTCTTTCTTCGTTACCAAATCTAATGCCTTCTTTCTTAGGAGCTTGCGTTTTGAATTCAGTTTTCATGCTTTTTTCAATAGCGGCGCCTCTTTTCTTTTCATAAGAAGAGATTTGTTTATCTTTGTCTAAGTCAGCTAAGTTTGGCTTCTTTAATCCTGATTTTTTGTAAGAAATTTCTGCTACTGTTTCTTTAAGAAGGTCTTTAAGTTTCATTTATTATTTCTTTTTAGATTTGCTTGCTTTTTTCCATAAACCTTTGTCTGCTTTTCTAGCTCCGCCTTTTCCAGTTACAAAAGAATTAACTCTTGCCATTGCCCACTGATGCTGTCCAACTCCAGGTCTGTGCCCAGTTTTCCAAGCAGCTAAGCCTTTATCATATACTCCTCTTAAAACTGTTTTTGATATGCCAGTTGCTTTTGCTTTATTTGCTAATGCTTTGTCTGCGTCTCCTTCGTTGATGCTTTCGTTCTTTCCGAATCTTTTTTCGTAAGCTGAAGTGGCTGCAGATTTTTTAGTTGTGTATGGTTTCTTTTTTTCTTTGTCTGCGTAATCTGCATCCCATTTTGTGTACGCTGAAGGATCATCATTGCTTAATTTTGCAACCCTATCGATCTCTCCTTTCATTGCAGACTTATTCTTTGTAAGATATGCCTTGTTTACCTTTCTTCCAGCTTTAGTTCTTTCTACCTCTTCTATTTCAACTCCTAATTCGTCTCTAAATTCGTTGAATTCATTATAATCCAAGCCTCTTAATTCGTTTTCTACTTCTTCTTTAGACCTTGTCTTTTGACCAGGAAATAAAGCTTTAGAAACTCTATCTGGACTCTGATCGTATAAATCTAAAATAGGTTTGATTGTCATCGAACCCATTTCTAATAGTATGTCTTTTAATTTTATCATATTACCATGCTTTACAAGACCAATAGTTTGCTTTCCATTTTGGTCCAGGGTTACTACAGCCGTGTCTTGCTCTGTAAGATTTTCTATGTTTAGGGAGATGCTTTTTGATTGCGACTCCTTTTTGACCGAAATTTACTTTAACAATATTTCCTTTATCGTTCTTAACATATACTGATCTCTTTTTAGGTCCATCAGGAGTTAAAAATGGTTTATTTAAAGTAACTTTTCTACCTTGATATTCGGCTTCTTCTAATTCCTCTTGCTCTTCCAAAGGAACGCAGTTAGGAACCATCCTATCACCTTTTTTCTTAGTACCCCTAGCGATATATCCTTTCCAACAAGATTTCTCTTGAAGTATTTCGTTTAATAATAGGCTTAATTTAATCACTATCTTAAGTTTTCTAATTTATACTTAGTTGTTTCTATTAAAGCGACTATTTCGTCTACTTGATTTTGTATGTAAGAGTCTTGAGGTAATCTTTGTCTTACGGTTTCTACGTATTTAACCAAAGCTTGGAAGTATCTTAGAGGAGAATTGTCTTCTTTAACTGTAAAAGCTAAATCGTATCCTCTTATAATGCCGTTTCTTCCTTGAATTGACTCAACTAAAGCATCTACTAAATCAATTATGCCATCGTAATAAGCTGCAAGTGTTAAGTGAGCTGCATTAGAGCCTTCACCTGCTGCTTGCCAATGGTATACTTGAGATTGTTGGCGACTGTTTAGTAAAGTCGATACAAATTTTGCTACTTCTTCCATTATTTTTTATCTTTTTTTGTTTCTTTTTCTTTCATTTTCTTTGATCTTTCAACTTTCTCAAGCTTAGTCATCAAATCATCGATCTTTGTAGCTATCATAGCGATCTTATCTTTGTGCTGTGACGCATTCTTAGGATCTGCTTTAGCAAGATCAACGTGTTCTTTTCTTTTCTTCTCTAAAGCGTCTATAGCAGAAGAAATCTTGCCTGTTACGGCGCCTTTCTTCTCTTCCAAAGCTTCCATCTTAGTGCAATACTCTTCGTAAAGCGTTTCAGCGATAGCCATTGCTTGATCTTGGTCTGGAAATATTGCATGAACGTGATCTACTTGATCTTGAGCGCCTTGTAAAGGGTCTAATGGAGCTACTAAAGAGCTTGCATTACAGCCATCGAAAGGCTTTTTAACCATATATAGAGTGTCTATTGCTCCGTCTACGTTTTCTTTCTTAACTTTGGTAGGAAGTCCTTTGTGTTTTGTTGATGCGAAGTCTGTTGCCGCTTTTGGTTTCATGTCTTTTGCTACGTTTTGTGCTTTTTTTGACACATCTGATGGTTTAACCGTTCCTTTTTGTAATCCATGAACGATTCCCATGAATTTTTGTTGTTTTTTAGATACCGCTGGCATTATAGAAAATTTTATTAATAAATATCGGTGTTTTTCATCTCTTGTAATCTAGTCTTGATCTCTTCGTACATCTTTGTCTTGTCCCCGCCTCCCCAATTTTCTATTTCTCCAGATTCTGATACAAATGTGTCTTTTTCTTTATACCAAGATTCTACGGCCTTTTCAAAGTCAAGCAAACTAGCCAATGCATTCGCTTTAACAATGCCTTTTTCGTATTGGTCCCATTTACCTTCCAATTTGATCTTGGCTTCCATATTAACTACGCACTCTAAACACATTTTGTGAATTGAGTACATCTTTTTGTTGGTTTCGGTGATCTTCATGTGTTTACCACAGTTAGGACAGGAGATTGGCATCACCACTAACTTTTTTATGCCATCTAATTTAGTAAGATTCTGTTTAATGCCATTCTTTATAGTCCAAGTGCGTCCCTCTTCTTCCCAAACGTCGCCTTCTGTATGATCTATATGTTTCTTTTCCCACCCCGCAAGAGTCTGCGTAGCAGCTCCTGTGTTGCCAGAGATAATGTTCCTCATTCTTTGAACATCCTTCTTGCCAAACTCTTTCTTCAAAACCGATTTTTCCATCTTATTTTCTTTTTATTTCTTTTAGTATGTTTCCTAGTTTTAGGCTTTCTGATTCGTATATCTCCTCTCGCTCTTTACCGAAGTCTCTCATTAAGATTCCAGCTTTTGCGTTTGCCTCGTTTTCTATATCTGATCCAGCTTTACCACTTTCAGGCTTTAATTTGCCCAATTCGTTTTGTTTGTGGTGTACTAGTTCGTGTGCTAAAGTTCTAAGTATGTCTGCCATGTTTCTGTTTCTCATGTACACAGTCACGTCTCTTTCTCCATTTCTATATCTACCAAAACTGTGCAAGTTGGTAGCCCATCTTCTATCAAAAACAAACTTTATCTTTGGTAAGTTCTTTATATCTAAAGCATTTTCGCAATATTCTACGAAATCTTTTAATAACGCTATTTTTTCTTTAGGTGTCATCTTATTTTCCAAAAGCTGTTTGAAGACCTCTTAATATAAAAGATCCAGTTATTTTATATGGCTTATCGTATACTGCCTTATCTCTAACCACAATACCTTCTTGATCTTTAACGTCACCCAAAGGAGAGGTCAAAGAGTCAAGTATTACGTCGCCTAAATACATTGTAGCATTATATATTACGAATGAATCTATTGCTATTTGAGCATCTTTCATATCTGATACCAATTGATCCACTGGTTTTCCATCCATGATCCAGATAAATACTTGCTTGCTTAGTGCGTCAACAGTTTTTCCGTCTTTTAATTTTAGCTTAAGACCTTTAGTATTCTTAGCTTTATTCAACCAATCGTTTAAAGATTTAGTTTCTTTCTTTCCTTTTGTTAAAACTACAGTATAATTCTTAGAAAGGGCTGAGGAGAAATTAGGTTTCGTTTTTAATTTAGCAGGAATTTCTCCCATTACTTCGAAATCGTATTTTTTAGCGATTGGATTTACCTTCTTAATAAGTTCTGCCAATGCTTTTCTATCGTAGTCTGTTTCTTTGGTGACTCTTTTAGTAGGACTTACTCTTTCAAGTTCTAATATATTGTGTATAGCTAAGAAATTGCTCTCGTATTCTTGAACGTTTGATTTTCCTTCTACATATTCTATATTAAACATCTTATTAGGATCGTTTAACATTCCTAATTTTTGTAATTCTCCCTTGATAGAAGGTAAAGCCTTATTGAATATCTCTAGTACTTTACCACCGACTCTAATCATACCGTGCCCTTCACCGAATCTATCAGTAAGATCTTTTGAAGTGATGCCTTTAACGTCTAACGGCTTATTAGAACCTCTGTCCATTACGAATTGAGGCTTACCGTTTATTTTGGCCAATCTAATAGAAGCATTCACACCGTCTATTTTTACTGGAACGGGATTCTTTGTTAGAAAATCTCCAGTTTGTTGGAATACTTTCAATAAATCTTTACCCGTCTTCACAGAAGGAATATCGAATGGATGCGCCATGTGTCCAGCAGCTCCACCTTCTGTTAGTAAATTGTAAACTAGATATTCTAATATAAGAGATTTTTCAAAACCAATAGATTCTTTTAACGAATTAGCCGATGAAAACTTTTTTTTCAACATGTCTGCAATTTTTGGATCGTACCATCCGAATATATCGGTAAATAATTTTTTGTATTGTTCTGGTGTGGATTTAGAAGATAAAGCTTGTCTAATAGTAGTTCCGCTCATCTCACCAAATCCAGTAATTTTAAAAGAAGTGTGTGGAGCAACGATTAAATAGCCATGTTTCATGTAGCCTTCCATCTTCATGCCTGGTTTGTACTCCTGAAAATAAGAATCGCTTCCGTCTTTTTTCTTTCCCATCTTAAATCGAGGATCTTCTTGCATGTCCTTCTTTCCAACCATAAAAACCGCAGCTGTAGTTTCAGGGTCGAACTTTTGAGTAATCTCTTGAGCTTGATAAGGATTTTTTACTTGAACTAGACTATTGCCCAATCCGTATTTGTCTATGATTTGCTTCTTTTCTTTGAAATTAAGAGGGCTTTTAGGTAAATTTACTACGTCTGTGGTAGCAATGAAAGTTTTTCCTTTGCCAAATTTAGATTCTAACCACTTAAATGATTCAGCGTGGTGCCTACCAAATGGTTGGAACCTTCCTGGATATATGGCGATGACAGTTTTGATCATGATAATAAATATCTACGCTGCTTGTTCTATCTTGGATCTACCATTCACTTTGTTTATCTCAATATGATGGTCTACCACGTCTCTCATAGAGTCAATATGGGATATGATCATGATAAACTTAAATTGTGTCTTAAGATAATCAAATAGCATCACCATAGAGCTCAGATTAGTTTGATCAAGCGCTCCAAAGCCTTCGTCTATTGCCATAAAGTTGGGCCTAGGAAGAGTGGATACGTTGATAAGAGAGGTTCGGATAGCCAAACTTGCAACGAACTTCTCCATGCCTGAAGTAAGTTCAAGAGGCCAAAAGTTATTTTCGTCATAAGCAATGTATGCGTTTATATTTTTATCGTCAGCGTGTAATACTACTTGGAAATCTACCAATTGAGCCAAGATATTGTTGATCTCTTCTTCTACTTGAGGAATAATGTTAGCAATCAGCTTGTGAGGAAGGCCATCTCTGTGTACTGCTTGTAAATAGTATTGATAGTCTTTGAATTTGGTCTCTAAGCCTTTTAATTTGCCTATGCCTTGCTCGTACTTTGTTTTATTATTCTCTTCAAGTTTCTTGTTAGCCGTGATGTCTGATATCTCATCGTTAACTTGTTCTAATTCTCTATTAATAGCTTTTGACTCTTCTTTTAATTTAGCTATTTTAGCGTTAACAGTCTGATTGTGAGTAATTGCCTCTTCTTGTTGATAATAAGAAGCTATTTTTGTCTCTATGTTACTCAATAAAGTTTGTGCGTCTTGAAGTTTTTTTGTTAACTTATTGTCTTCTGCTTCTTTTTTATTCTTTTTCGCTTCTAAATCTTGTAAATCTTTCTCATACTTGTCTTTTGCTTCTTTAATTTCTACAGCCGCTGAGCAATCTTTGATTCTTTTCTTCAAAGTTTCTACTTGCGCTTCTAATTCTTTAACCGCTTGCTCTTCTGCTTGTATGGAGTTCTTAGTTTCTATGGCGTCTTTAACAAATACGTTGTCCATACAGAATTTACAGTTAGGATCGTACTTAAGTTCCTTTAATTTCTCCATTTTCTTTAAGCTATTCTTCAAATTGGCGTTTGCGTTGCTCAATTCTAGTTGCTTATCTTGTAAAGCTTCAGTATCCAGCTTATGACTTCTTAGTTTGTGACTATAATCGTCTAAATTAATGTCTTTGATTAGCTCGTTTCCTACTTTTTTAGTGTTAAGCTCAGCTATCTTTGATTCTATAAGAGTTATTTGATCGTTATTTTCGCTTACAGAACAAGTAACTTTAGTAATACCCGCTTCTATAGCAGATTTTTGGCCTTCTAACTCTTCAATGTCAACACTATCTTCGTCAACTTTAATCAATTCTTTAGTAGAGGTTAATATCTCTTCGCTTTTAGTATCTCTTTTGCCTTCTACTTGTGATCTTTTATCTTTAGTCTCTTCAAGTTTGATCTCAAATGTGTCTACATCGAACTCGGCCTTCTTTAATAGCTCATGATAGTCTTGTTTTTGATACTCTTTCAAAAGAACAGAGACCTCCTTCATCTCGTTATTAGCAAGATTGTACAAATCTTCGAACACATTAATGTCCAAGAATTGAGAAAGGAGGTCCTTGCGGTCCTTTTGATTCATATCGATGAAACCTGTATTGTTATTTTGCATAGATAACGCAGTAAGAACAAAGTCTTCGTACGTACCCATAACATTTTGAATGCTTTTGTTAGTGTCGTTTCTCTCTTTACCGTTCAAAGAAACTTTACTTCCGTCTTGGTCTGTATAATAGAAGTCCACATTGACTTTTACGTTGCCTAATTTTTGTTTTGATCCCTTTCTTTCGATAGTGTACTCTAATCCATTTAATTCAAAGACTAATTTACATTTAAAAGAGTCTGAAATGCTGTTCATTACTTGCGCAGACTTCGTGGTTCTAGAACATTTGTCGAATATGCAATAAGCAATTGAATCAAGTAGCGTAGATTTACCGCTTGCATTAGGCGCAAATATACCGTAGGTTCCTGACATATTAGAAAAGTCAATAAAGTTGTCTTTACCGTAGCTAAACATGTTAGAGAATTCAAAAGTTTTAGGAATCCAAATTGAATTTCTTGGAACTTCAGACTTTGGTAATCCATCGTTAACTATTTTGTTGATCTCACAAATGTCTTTCACAGATTGGTCATCTAAATCGTACTTTTCTTTTAAGAAATCTACTAATAAAGTGTTTTGGTAATCAATATCTCTTACGTTATGTACGTTAAGCTTCTTATTTTCATTAGAAGAATTAGTAAAGTCTCGTATTTTCATCAAAGAAGTCTCTAATACATTGTGTTCTTGCTTGATTTCTGCTACTATTCTCTTAATTTCAGACTGATCAGTGTTCCTATATTTGACTCTAAGGTATAAGTTCTTAGGTAATTGTGGTAATGGTTGATAAATTCCAGCGTCTACTTCGATTGTATAGAAAGCTGTGTCATTTTCTATCTCAACGAACTCTGCAGACTTAGTTGATAGATCCCAAACGTATATGCCGTGTACCAAAGACTCAGCGTGGTTCTGTTGTACCAATGATCCTGGATAACCTATGGTCTTGGCTTCGTTTAAGAATTGAGTTTTGTGTATATCGCCTAATAAAACTAAGTCAAAGCCTTCAAAATCTTCTACTTTTACATCGTTGTCGAAAAGACCGAAGCCGCTTTCTGTTACAGTGCCGCTAACAGGACCGTGATACAAACAGATATTAAAGTCTTCTCCTTCGTTAATACATTTCGGATACTCGGTGTGACTGTCAAAAACCGACCAGTGATAAAAAGTAACGTTGTTGTTATAAATGTCTAATACTTCGGTCTTCTTAAGATAGGTTAGATTATGATGGTTCAAAGCATTAACGATAGGCGTCAACGCATCCATTCTATGGCCGTTGTTTAAGTTCGCATCGTGATTGCCAGGAATCAATAATACTCTTCCAATGTCTGCTAGACTTTTTAGGAAAGTTTGTACCTCTTCCACTAATTCAGGCGTAACGTCCGTCTTAGCGTGTACAATATCTCCAGTCAAACAGATTAGATCTTCTTGTGTAAAATTTTCTCTAATGTAGTCGTAAAGTTTCTCAAATACTCTTCTGTACTCGTCGTGTCTCTTAAAGTTCCTAATGTGGATATCACTTACTTGGAATATTTTTCTTATCATGGTTTAACCCATCATTTTTTTGAGAATGATCTCACCGAATGTTAACGGCTTTGCTTGTTGTAATAATTTTGTCATATTTTCGAAACCTAAATCAGATGGATCTTTGCCATCTAATTCTATTAAATAGACTTCCTTACCCAAATTTATTAGCTGTTCTGAGTAAGTCAATGCTTCCTTAAGAGCATCCTTGTCTAAAGCCAAATATACTGTTTTTACTTGACATTCTACAAGTTTCAACATCAGTGCCTTTGGAATACTTTTTCCAAATAGAGGAACTGCATTTCTTTTTATTGCTATTGCATCGAATATTCCTTCGCATAGTATTACTGGAACTGACCAATTTATAAAGTACTCCATACCCACAATCTCTGTCTTCTGAATAGATGGAGCGTCGTACTTTTGATATGGATCCTTTTCGAAAGATCTAGCGATGAAGTAATTTACTTGACCGTTTCTATCGTAAGAAGGAATAATAACACGGTTTCTGTATCGACCAGTTTTACAATATCCAATGTTGTATTTTCTTACATCGGATTCGTTGATGCCTCTATTTTTTAAGTAAACAGCAGCGTGACGATACTCCAAAGATTTATCGTTTTCGGTCATTGAAATAAATTCATTAGGCAAAAATACGCGAGTAGTTTCAGTGTCGTCGATCTTTGTGCGATCGCTTTTAAAGTATCCCTTCATCTCTACCATCCGCGCTTTATCAACACCAAGTTTCTTAAATAGGGATACGGGAGTTTTGCCTTTTGTAGGTGGATGGCAGGTCCAACAGTTGTATTGACCGCTAGAAACGTTTACTACTAGCTTTGGCTTCTTGTGATTGCATATTGGGCAATGGAACACATGATCTTTCTTGTTCTTGTCGGGTTTTCCCTTTCCAAGTACCGATTCTAAAAGTCCTAATACTAACTGTTCGTTCTCCATAAATCTAATATACAAAAAATATGTTTAATAAAAAAATTTAATCTTTGTTGAGCGCACTTAGAACTTAAGTTTTTTATTGTCCTATAGAATAATTATTTTTAGGACCTTCTACTACAGGGGGAAAACAACAGCAGACAAACATGGACTTATCAATTATACTAAACAAAGGGGAAGATAATAGAGAATCAATAACAGAGGAGGAGATACAAGCATTGTATGTATATCTAAGTATGCAATTTGAGAATATGAATGATCAACAAAAACTTTTGTGGATAGAAACAATGAAATCATTAGACCCTGAATTTGAAGATTATGAAAAAGATTAAACTAGAAGTGTACCTTTTAGAAGGTTGCGATAAATGTAAAAAATTAAAGACAACTTTAGATCGTTTAAAAATCGAGTATGATGCTGTTCCTTGCGAAGACTATCCAAATATGTGTGATAATATAGAAAACGTTACTGGAGTTGATATGTACCCAATGGTTAACATGAACGGCCGACTATTATATATAGCTGAGAACTACTCTGATATAGGTAAAATAAAAATAATATCTGAGAATGTATCCACGATGGGTATGTACTCGATAGATAATATTATAGATGCGATACAAAAAGATTAAATTAAAAATATGAGATACAAAGAATTAGTTACTAAAAAATTAAGTGAGTTGGTAAACATGATAATGTACCAAAATTCACAAATTTCCCAATTGCGTCCTCCACAAGAGTTAAAAGACACTTTAGAAAGAATGCAAGAAAAGATAAATGAGATCCAACACTTAATCAACACTGAGCACGAAGCTTAATTAAAAAATAAAAGTTATGAAAAAATTAACAGAAGAGCAAATCCTTGAGAACTTACAGAAGTTTTACGGATACATTGACAAGTATGTAACGTCTGATAGAAAAGACTCTTTACTGGAATTTTATAAGAGTAGAGAAGTTACCCTAGCTATTAGTCCAGCCTCTACTAAATTAGCACATCACAACTGTTTTCCAGGTGGATACGTTGAACATATTAATAGAGTAGTTGAAGCCGCTTTAGTAATGGATAAAGTATGGGAGCGCTTTGGTCAGAAGAAAGATTATACCATTGAAGAATTAGTATTCTCTGCAATTAATCATGACCTAGGTAAATTGGGCACTAACGAACAGCCTTTCTATATTCCTAACGACTCTTCTTGGCATGTAGAGAAACAAGGCGCTCATTTTAAATACAATAGCAACATCACTCACATGAGAATCGCGGATAGAAGTTTATTCTATTTACAAGAAGCTGGTATTTCTGTTAGCGAAAATGAATTCTTAGCAATCAAATTACACGATGGATTGTACGAAGAATCAAACAAAGCGTATTACATTACGTACAGTTCTGACTCTGAATTAAAATCTAATTTACCTTACATACTTCATCAAGCCGATTTAATGGCTTCGAGAGTAGAAACACAAATTTAAAATAAAATGACTGGAACAATTGCACTAGTATTATGGTTCGCCACTATTTTTGGAGCTATAGTATATAATTTATACAGAAAGAACAAACGTTTAGAAGAGATTGTACTTAATCAAAGTGGTTTTGTAAACGATACAATGTCTTTATTAGACGAGTTTAACGGCTTAGTAAATAAAATAGACATGACAATGTGGGTTCAATCAGATCCAGAGTTGTTATCTTTATTCGAAACAATTAAAGCAATTCAATTACGCGTTCAACAATTTACAGGGAGAAAATAAACCATGGCAGAAGACTTAATAGTTGAAGCAGAACCTGATATGGGTCTTACCATTAAAGGTACTCCTAGAATAAGAAAACCAAAAACAAAGAATGTTTACTTTACCTCTGAAACTGAAGAGGCAATCTTAAGATATCGTGCTGCTCCAAATCAAGCGTTAGCAAATCAAATTTATAACAAAGATATTCACTACGCATTTTATAAATTAGCCGAGAATATTATCCACACTTTTAAGTTTTATTATACAGAAGTAGATAATATTGAAGATCTTAAGTTTGAGGTTATCTCTTTTCTTTTACAAAAATTGCACCTTTACGATCAATCAAAAGGAAAAGCCTATTCTTATTTCGGTACCATTGCTAAAAGATATTTAATTATCTACAATCAAAAGAACTATAAAAAAATGGTTTCTAAGATACAAGTAGAAGAGATTGATAACGCTAATAGTACTCATGAAACCTTAATCCTAGAACCAGAATCCTCTGATATTAATAGAGTTTCTGTAATAGATCAATTCATAAAATATGTTGACGCCAATTTAACTGAACTATTCGATAAAGAAGTAGAAATTAAAGTGGCAGATTCTATAATAGAGGTCTTTAAAAGAAGAGAAAACATAGACATTTTTAATAAAAAAGCTCTATTCATATACATAAAAGAGATGACCGATTGTCAATCCAATACTATTACAAAGGTTATTAAGAAGCTTAAAACCGTATACAAGGAAGTATTGGACCACCACATTGAAAACGTAGACCAGTAATATTTATTTTAAAAATCCTATGGAACTAGAAAAGGAAATCTTCCCTGGCAAGACTTTGGCGGAATTGGTGGAAGAGGTTTACAACAAACACAAGTCCCAAGATTCTACGATAAAATCTGAAATACTACGTCTAGCTGATATGATTGATGGTCCTGGCGATGCTATAGTTCTTATGCCCATGATCAAAGGCTTATTAGACTCTAGTCTTAAGAACGATGAGGTACTAATGAAAATACTTGGTGCTTTTCAAAAATCCGCTGACGCAAAAGACAAATCTGTAGAAGATGGCGGTCTTTTATCAGAAAAAGATATCGAGCAATTAATGAGCGAAGTTACTTCAATGGCTCCTAAAAAACAACTACCTAACGCATAATGGGACTAGATTATTTATTTGGTGATGAGTACTCAGCATTCGAAAATACTTCAGGATTTTTCTACATTATAGGTAGAGTAAAAAGTATTGTGATGTCAGATGTATTAGAGGGTACTAGCACGCCAGATCCTAATTTTACAAACTTTGGAGATATAGGTAAGATAAAATTTGAAGTATTATACTGTAGTCTTACCACCCTAAATACTGATCAAGCTAACAAACCAGCTTATCCAATATTTAGTTTTATGAATCAATATCCTCTAATAAACGAGATAGTGATCATATTTCCTGGACCTTCAGAGGCTTTAAATGATTCTTTTGAAACAAAAACATTATTCTATTTACCGCCTTTTAATTTATGGAGATCTAGTCCTAATCACAGCGCAATGCCTAATTTAATTGAGTGGAGTAAGCAGTTATCAGATATAGGCAACCATCCTAATTACATTCAAGAAAATAATCAGCAAATTCAACTATTTCTTGGAAAATATTTTAAAGAAAAAAATGTAAGAAGATTAAAACCTTTTGAAGGTGATACAATATTAGAATCTAGAAACGGTCAATCTTTAAGATTTGGAAGCACAACAGAAACCATTAGATCTTCTAATAACTGGTCTAGAAAAGGATCTCAGGGAAGTCCTATAACCATGATGATTAATGGTCAAGGAACTCCAAACAATAGAGCTAATTCTTTTGCTCCTACAATAGAAAATATTAATAAAGATGCTTCGTCTCTTTATTTGACATACGATCAAGAGATTGTATTAGAGGATTTGAATAATTTTGTTTTTAGATCTTTCGGTAGAATAAATGCTCAATATCAAGAAAAAACCGACAACATTAGAATGACTTCTAAACCTATTATTTCAAATGAAATAGTAGATGCTAATACGCAAGACAAAAATTCAATAGGTTAAAAATGTTAGATAAATTAATATTTCCATATAATAAAGCGCAAATTATACTATCTTCTGATAGAGTATTACTACACTCTAAAAAAGATGCTATAATTTTAGCGGGTAAAAGAGCGGTTTCCATTTGTTCTACTGAAACTATAAACCTAGATGCTAAAGAAAAGATCCTATTAGATTGCGATATAATAGAACTAGGACACAAAGCCCAAGCTTTGGGAGAGAATGTAATATTAGGAAGAACTCTAGTTAATCAATTAAAGAATTTCTGCATCGTATTACAATCTGTTGGTCAACAAATGTCAAGGGTTGCTGAAAGTAAGGACAAAATAGCCGCTTCTATTACAGTTATTATGAATCAAGGATTCGAAATAGAATCAGCAGCATCTACTCTATTGGATTCCCTAGACTCTACGCTTTCTCAAAATACTTACACTAGATAACTATGAGCGATCAATACTATGATGTAGATATAGACACCTTACAGATACTATCTAAGTTACCCGTAGATTTGAATAGCTATGATACATTGGGAGAGGGATTCGAAAAAGTAATAAATAAAATTGCTTTTAGTTGCTCTAAAATAAAAAAAAATATATCTAAAGTATTTTATGGAAAAACTAATTTAGCTCAAACAAATAGAACTACTGGCGCTAGAAGAACATTTCAAAATCCTTTACAGTTAGGACTAATTAGAGTTCTTACTTCTATAGCTTCTATAGACTTCTGCGCTATATTTAGTTTTGCTGCAAATCAAATACCTGATAATCTACAAAAATTTGATCCAACAAAACAACCCGAAGATCAAAGTCCTTTAGGTAGGAGAAAGTGGCAAATTCAAAAAAATGCATACGATGTACAAGTTATTATAGATAAATTTATGTCTGTTTATGCAGGATCCAATACAGCATTAAGTCTCGTGCCTAAGAATTCTCAAACACAAAGAGCCCTAAAATCTTTAATATCAGAGGTTACTTCAATATTAGAAGATTTAAACGATGTAAATTCTAGCGCTTCTTTAGTAAATCCTGAATTTTCAGAAACCTATCCTCAATCTACTGTACTAAGTAACTTTATAACTAACGCCATAGGTTCATTAAATAGAAAAATAGATCTAAGACAATTTACAAACGATGATTTTAATTCTGTATTAGACACTATTAATAAAGTAAGACAAATTTGTATTACTATTCAAGCCATAAACGATCCTAAAAGCGTCTTACAACAATTAGATACTTTTACAAAGGGCACAATATCTCGACAAATAAGACAATTAGATAATATCATAGACCCTTCTAAAGCAGTGCCTCTTTTAAAGTCAATAATACAAGGAGTAAAAACGATTATAAACATAGCTAGACAAATAGCTTCTTTTATTTCTTTATTTCAAGTTATTATTAGAATATCTCTTTTATTGATTAAAATATTCTATAAGCTTAGAAAATTTTTCTTTGGCATACCTATTCCTCAAGTAGTTAACACAGTTGGAGTTCAAACTGCAATTTCCGCAACTTTTGAAGACGTCATTGTTAATAAAGGCATTACATTTTTCTTAAGAAGACTATTACAAATAAATGAACTTCTAAGCATTATAAAAAGTTTATGTTTGTATATTATTAATCAAATAGTAGTAATAATTCCTAAATTAGAATTAATATCAAGAAACCTATCTAGTTGCGATCAGTGTCCAGAGGAATTAAAACAAGATTATATTGACTCAATTCAACAACTTAAAGATGCCCAAAAAGTATTACAGGATTTTATAGATATATCTAATAATGCTAGAATTGTCAAGGACAGATCTTATGGAGATTACATAATTCAAATAATTACAGAAGAAACAACTGACACCGTTCTTTCTATAAAAAGAAGATTCGGAGTAGCTTTGGATAGAAATAAAATAAAAGTGGTACAATCTACACCCACCTTTGCTTCAGACGATAATATAATAGTGAACGAAGTTAAATTGCTTTTAAGCGCAGGAGGATTTGTTAATAAATCATTAACTGGACTGGATTCTTCTGATCTAACTATTATAATAGATTCATTAAATAATTTAGGAAATAACGATATTACCATAGACGATATAGATATAAGCTCTATTAGTATTAGCGATTTAGATCCTCCAGATAACGAAAATGAAAATGTAGGATTGGGACTAAATGCCTTTGTTAATAAGCTTCCTGGAGGTAAGGCCCTTAGAAAAAGAATGCGTAAAGCTATGGCAAATCAAGCTCAAAATTTATCTGCTGATCTAAAATCAACGGATCCAAATGGAAAATATACATCTAACATAACTCCTACGCAAAATTAAAAATCAATATTTATAGGATATGGCAAAAACAAATCAAGTAGACTTACTTAGAAAATTGATCAGGGAAGAGGTTGCTAAAGCGATCCGCCAAGAAATGCCTACCATTTTAAAAGAGATTCAATCCTCAAGCTCTCCTAAAGAGGTTATAAAAGAATCAAAGAGACCTAAAATGGCTGTACCAGGCACACTAAACACACAACCAATGCGTCCTATGCCTAATTTCATGGGCAACCCTTTGGCAAACATGCTAAATGAAACAGCAATGGCAATGGGCGATACGGACGAAATATCTTTCAACACCTCAGACATTGGTCCTAATTCAATAGGAGTAGACCCAACTAGTTTCTTTCAACCAAAACAAGTTGCAGTAGGAGACGTTAATGGTATGTTGGCAACAGCAAGACCTAGTTCTGATCCAAGTATGGTACAAATAAACGAGGTACCTGATTTCACAGATTTAATGAACAAAATGAGATCTAAAGGCGTAATATAATGGCATACAATTTAAGAAAGATAAATGTCGTCGATTTAAGACCTTCTATTGGAGTTGGAGTAAAGCTTCCATTTTCTGCTGCGACGGCTTTTACTTCTGTGTATAGCACTAAAGAGCAGACTAAGTTCAATCTAATAAACTTTCTACTCACGGATAAAGGAGAAAGACCATTCAATCCTACTTTCGGAGTTGGATTAAGATCTAAACTTTTTGAACAAATATCTCAAGTAAGCTTAGAAGAAATCGAAACTTCTATAAAATCTCAAGTAGAAAATAATTTTCCAAACGTTTTGATCAGAGATTTATCAGTTTTAGGAGATCTTGATAATAATTCCATTAAAATAAACTTCAGTTATGTACTAACAAATTCTAAAGAAACCGATACTGTTATACTAGAAATACAAAACGCTTAGACATGTCCACAAATAATAATATAGACATAAAATACCTTAATAAGAATTATTCTTCTTTTAAAGCAGATTTAATAGAGTACGCAAAATCTTATTACCCTACTACTTATACAGATTTTAATCAAGCTAGTCCTGGTAGCATGTTTATCGAGATGGCTTCTTATGTAGGAGACGTTTTATCTTTCTATTTAGACAATCAATTACAAGAAACTTTCTTACAATACGCTAAACAAAAGAATAATCTTTACACCATGGCTTATATGTTAGGCTATAGACCTAAAGTTACAAGCGCAGCTATTGTAGATTTGAGTGTATATCAACAAGTCCCCTCTATATTTACAGCTGGCGTGTATATTCCAGATTTTACTTACGCTTTTTCTGTAGAACAAGGAATGCAAGTTAAGTCTAATGTTGATAGCTCTGTATTATTCTATTGTCCTCAAAAAGTAGATTTTAGAGTGTCTTCTTCTTTAGACCCTACAGAAGTAAGTGTATATACAGTTGATGCGTCAAACAATCCAACTAGTTTTCTACTTAAAAAGAATACTGACGCAATATCTGGTCAAGTTAAAACACAAACATTCTCTTTTGGTAATGCTGAAAGATTTCCAACCATAACTTTACAAGATAGCAATATTATCACTATATTAGAAGCTGTAGACTCTAATGGAAATGCATGGTATGAAGTTCCTTATTTGGCTCAAGACTATATATTAAACCCAGTTACTAATACTTCTACTCAAGAAAAGAATCAAGTTCCTTACATGATCCAAAAGGTAAGAACAAATAGAAGATTTGTTACTAGATTCAAATCAAACGAAACTTTGGAAATAGAGTTCGGTCCAGGAGTTAATTCTGTTGCTGATTCTGCAATTGTTCCTAATCCCAATTCTGTTTCTGTTGGAAATGCAAATGGCGGTCTTAGCACTTTATCAAGTTCTTTTGATCCCACTAACTTTGTAACTACTCAAACTTATGGTTTGGCTCCTAAAAATACGACTATTACTTTTACTTATTTAGCCGGCGGTGGAGTTTCTTCTAACGTTTTACAAGGCCAATTAACTATTCCTACATCTAAAAAAGTAACAGGGATTAATACCACTTTTGAATATACTTTAGTAACAAATAATGATAATCCTGCTTCTGGCGGTGGTGATGGAGATACTGTTGAAGAATTAAGATTGAATTCCCAATTGCAATTTTCAAGCCAATTAAGAACAGTTACTCAAGAAGACTATTTGGCGAGAGTATTGAGTATGCCTCCTAATTTTGGAAAAGTTTCTAAAGCGTTTGTAACAAAAGATGACGCTACTTTTAGAAATTATTTGGATAAAAATTCTACGCAAAGAGATCCGCTATCTATAAGTCTTTACGTTTTAGGATTAAATAATTTAGGAACTTTAGACATACCTACACCTTCTCTACTAAAAAATATACAAAGTTATTTAAGTGATTATAGAATGATGACAGACTCTATAAACATAAAGTCTGCTTATGTTATAAACATTGGTTGTAACTTTGATATTATTATTAGACCTAATTACGTAGGCGAAGACGTTGTAGCTAGATGTTTAATTGTTTTGCAAGATTACTTCAATACTAATAACTGGCAAATTAATCAACCTATAATCTTAGCGGACTTAAACGCAGTTTTAGATCAAGTAGAAGGCGTTCAAACTGTTAAAAAAGTAGACATAATAAATAAAGTAGGAGAAGTGAATGGATATTCTAAATATTCTTATGATATAAGTGGAGCATCGGTAAATAATGTAATTTATCCATCATTAGATCCATCTATATTTGAAGTTAAATTTCCAACTTCCGATATTCAAGGTCGCGTAGTATCATTTTAAATTAGAAAATAATGGCAATATATAAAATATTTCCCACAGCAGACGCTTCAATATATTCTAGATTTCCGAATCAAAATACTGGTTTAGACGAGATTTTAGAAGTTTCTTGTAAAAATGACATAAATAGTACTACGTACTTGGTTGAATCGGATCCAAATACTCCGGCTCTATCAGATGATCTTAGAAGATCGCTAATACTATTTTCTGATGCTGACATTGCAAAAATAAAAAGCTTTTCTACAGGATCTTGGCAAGCTGGATTAAAATTATATTTAGCTAATGCAGAGAACTTAAATACAACATATAGTGTAGAAATTGGACAAGTATCTTCTTCGTGGACAATGGGTACTGGTAAGTTCTCCGATTATCCAGTAACTATTAACGGAGTGTGTTGGTATAATCCAAATCAATATGTAAGTGCTTCCAATGCCTGGCCAAACGCTAGTTATTTTTTAACTCCTGGTGGAGGCAATTGGGTTTCTGCAAGTATCGTTACTCAATCTTTTACTTATAAAGATCCAAAAGATATTAATGCAAATGTTACCTCTATAGTTAACAGATGGTTTAGTGGATCTTTAAACGCTGGATTTATAGTTAAACAAGCCACTTCAGTAGAAAATTCTTCTGGTAGCTTTATGGCTCTTAACTTCTTCTCTGTAGATACACATACAATATATCCTCCTACGTTAGAAATGAGATGGGACGACAGCTCATATTCTACAGGAAGTTTAAGCACAATAAACAATAATCAATTTGTAGTTTCAATAGATAACAACGTAGGTAATTTTAAATACAATACAGAAAAATATAGATTTAGAGTAAACGCTAGAGACAAGTATCCAGCAAGAACTTTTACAACTTCTTCTGTTTATACAGTTAATAAAGCGCTTCCTAGAACTTCTTATTGGGCAATTCAAGACGTAAAAGGCGAAGATATAGTAATAGATTTCGATGACAATTATACTAAAATAAGTTGTGATCCTACTAGCAGCTACTTTGATGTGTATATGAGTGGATTAGAGCCAGAAAGATACTATAAGTTACTTTTAAAAACAGTAATAAGCACAGGAGAAACTATAGAAATAGACAATAACGCTATCTTTAAAGTAATTAGATAATGGAAAAAGTAGATTTAGTAAAAAAAGTATACGGTATTAATACGTATTCGAAAGTAGTAGATACTAGCTTTTCTGAATTAATTACGCCTGCTCCTATAGTAAGTGCTAGCGTTGTAACTGTTGAACAGTTTTTTGAAGAATACGATCAATTGTTTTTCGACATACCTGTTACTGGAGAAATTAATTCTCACACATATTTAGTTAATAGAAGCCAACAATATATAGGAGGCTCGGTTATAGATGCTGAAAAGCAAGCATTGATAGAAGAGATTAACTCTTTGCGTCAACAGTTATTAGATTTGAATCAATCATTTTCGTCAATAAGTAATTTAGTTTAATGGAATTAGTAAAAGTATCGGTAAAAGGAACGGGCATATCTGCTCAACAATATTCGCCTATAGATAATTCGCTAATTACTAGTAATTTTATAAATTCTAGTTTTGGAGCTAAAGAAGACTATATTGAAATTTTCATATACGATCAAAATGGAAATATTCTTTTGTCTGACTATGATGGATTCGATTATTATCCTTACTTAACTTCTAATCCTCAAAATAATTTATATAACGTAATATCTTTAGATCCACAAAAAGATGTTATTAATAGAGGTTTTACAAGAGGATCTGTTAATATTCAATATTCTTTTTTTAAGAAACTATTTAATTCTCAGTTCGGAAAGACCTACTGGATAAAAGAAATTTCAGAATCTAGAACAGAACTTAAGCTTGCTTCTCAAGTTATTAGTGACATAGGAATCATAGAGGGATTTGACGTTTATCAAAATTACATTTCTACTAAGAATTACTATAGCGATTTTTACCTAAATTTTGGAGATAATAATTTAGTAATAGGTGTTAATGTGGCTGTAGCGGAAGACGAAGAAGGTACTTTTTTATTAGTAAAGTTATACGAACCGCTTGATGCAGATATCGATGTAAAGGCACAACTTTGGATAGTTGATAAAATATCAGAAGCCATAAATTATAACGTAGATATTCAGGTTCCCGCTGTTGACGAAAACGAAGCAAATAGATTACGTGGACCTAACTTCGCTGTTAGAGTTTCAGAAAAAATAGGACAAACTACTCCTTATTATTCTTACAATAGTTTAATTGCTAGTAATTACACTTCTTCATTCCAAAAATTATTAAGTTACTATCAAGATAAATCTGTAGAGATTAATGTAGACTATAGTAACTTTGGTAATTTTATTCACTTCTCAAGCGCTGTAGAAAGATTAGAAAATTTTAAATACAAATTAGAATTAATTGAGTCTTACAATAACGATATAAGATTAGCTAATTCTTACTCTTCTCAATCTCCAACTGCGGCTTCTTCTTCCATAGGATTAGCTAGCAACTCGATAAATAATGTAATTAAAAATTTCGATACCTACGAATACTTTTTATATTTTGATTCAGGAAGTTGGTCTTGGCCTAAGCGTAATAATACACAGCCTTTCGCGTTGTATTCTGTAACGTCTTCTCAAGCATCTAATTGGTTGGGTTCTATAGACACTGTAACCACTCCAACGACCGCTTCTTTATTATACTCAGCTTCTTTATACGACTATTCAAATAAAGATTATTTAAGATACAGTATTCCACAATATCTATTGGACGATTCTAGCAATCAACCGTATCTTACATTCTTGGATATGATAGGTCAACATTTTGATAATATTTGGATTTATTACAAAGATGTTACAAATAGATTTGACGCTACAAATAATCCTAATACCGGTATTTCTTTAGATTTAGTTTCTGATGCTTTAAGAGGTTTGGGCTTTGAATTGTATACTAATACTAGTATTACTAATAACCTATACTACACTTTATTTGGCATTAATCAAGATGGAACTTTATTGCCTCCAACTGGATCTGAGCGCATTACAAATTATGTAACCTCTAGTATTGCTACTTTACCAGGTCTTCAAATACAAGACGAATATTATAAAAGACTTTATCACAACTTACCTTATTTATTAAAAACAAGAGGTACTCAAAGAGGCATAAAAGCTTTGATCGCTTCGTACGGTATACCTGATACAATATTAGACGTTAAAGAATTTGGAGGAGTTTCAAGAGAAACTCTCGCTGGTATATACGATATAGACAGTGAAGATTATAAAATAACAATTGCTACAGGTAGCAATGGACAAGTGACAGGAAGTAGTTCTATATCTTCTTCTTTACTGTCTTATAGCACAACCTTACAGTATTATTCTACAGACAAAAGATTAAACTCTGCTAACGTAGAAGTTGGATTTAGTCCAAGCAATACCGTAAATAATAATATAACGGCCTCAGGAGTTATCATTGGCAATATAGATCAGTACATAGGAAATCCTAGCTACGCCAATCTTTCTACTTATCCCGCTTTAGATACTTTAAAAACTACATACTTTCAATCCTACGATAAGCCTAAAAGCGTTTGGGAGTACATTAGACTGATTAAGTTTTACAATAATAGTTTGTTTAAGACTATAAAAGATTTCGTGCCTGCGAGAGCCAATTTATCTACAGGTATTATTATAAAATCTCACATACTAGAAAGAAACAAATACGCTAGAAACGAACCTAGCGCAAGTGTCAATCAGTATTCTGAATCAATAGAATTGCTTTCTATTACTGGATCCGCGGCTAATACCATATCAGGCTCTACTAATTGGCAGGCTCCTTTATTAACTTTGGTTGGATATGTTCCATATTCTTCTTCTCAAAATATTGAAAAATTTACTGGAGAATTCAGTGGCTCTATTATAACAGCGACTGACTATGAAAGTTTTCCTCAAATAGAATACAACAATAACGTATCTAGTAGTAATGCCTCTTTATCTAATTTAACTAGCTCTTTATTGGCATTATATCAAAATGTTACCGCATCAGTTAGATCTCAAAAGTATTTTGATTTAGACTATACGTCTAATCAATCCACACCAGTTAATTTTGGAATAGTTACTCAATCCATATCTCAAAGTCAAGTATCCGGATTCGACAATCAAGGCGCTTACACCTCTTCAACCGTTCCTTACGCGGAGTTACAGGATAGCAACTATGCTTTGCAAAGTTTTACAATTCCTAGATATTACGGATCAAAAACAATTAGTGCTACGTATACGGACTACACTGTTGGAGACGCCTCTTACGGAGATACTGCCGCTATTGATAAAATTAAATTTCAATATGCATACCTAGTAGACATATACTCTTCCTCTTTACAATTACCAGAAAGATCTAACGCACAGATAAAATATATTATTGATAATGAAGAAAATGTGTTAAATTTAACAAAACTTAATAATAACATTTTTACTTCTCAAAACTTATATAAATCAGGAGAATCTGTAGATATATCTCTATTTGATTACGATCCAAATAATCCAGATGGTCAATTCTTAACGAATAACTCTAATGTAACTTTGTATGAAGGTGGGTTTAGGTACAGTCCAATTTTATATAATCCTAATGGAGCAGCTAGTTTAACTTATAACTTTGCGACTCCTATTGTTACCACCGGATCTATTTCAACTCCTGGAGGAGATACTTATACAGCGCCATTGGATCAATATAATTATTTTAATTGGACTTCAGCAGTTGACTATTCTTACTCTACCCAATATAGCCAAATAATTTGTACAATTACAGCATCTGTGTCTCCGTCTCCTCTTACACAAACTATAAGACTCACTTACTTATTTGAGCCTAATTCGAGAGGCATTTCTAATGGTTTTTTAGAACAAGAGAGATATCTTACCGTAAGTAATGGTGCAACAGTTAGTCCTTTAGGTAGCTCAGCTGCAAGAGCTTTTTTCGCAGGATTTAGTCCAGTATATTATTTTGATCCGGTATTAGTAGGAGCTGAAGCAGTAGTAGCCGGATCTGGAGGATCTACTTCGTTTAATGTGTATTCTACTAGTTCTATAGATATAAGTCCTTCTTGGACCTACAACACATCATCTGCTGGAGCAAATGTTGTAAGACTATCGGCAACTCAATCGCTATATTACTTAAGTCCTCAATTCGTGCAATCAGGTAGCTACCCAGGCATAGAGCAAGCTGTATTCCCTTTTCAATTAAATGTCAATGATTTGATTAGACTATATAATTATACTAGTAGTCTATTAGATAGAAATGACGAATATAGAGTCGTAAACACCTTTGTTGAAGCCTCAGGATCTAATAATTTTCCCTATGTCAATGTAACATTAGATAGACCAATTTCTCCCGCTAACTATACTAGTAGTTACGCTATTTATAAATACATTGTGCTTAAACATATTCCAGACGAGACTAATTTAATACTTGAATTAAATGGAGCCTATAATATTCCAACCGATGGATTAATATTTCCTAAGTATATTAGTAAAATTGCCAGAGAAAACTCAGGTAATGTGATAAAATCATTAAAACAACAAAATCTAATTTAACATATTTATTTTTAAAGCAACTCTTTATGTCTTATTTAAGTAGTACTTCAGTCGTAGTCGATGCCATTTTAACAAAAAAAGGCCGCGAATTATTGGCAAGAAACGATGGTTCTTTCCAAATCACTCAATTTTCTTTATCTGATGATGAGGTAGATTATACTCTGTATAATCCAAACCATCCTTCAGGATCAGCTTTTTATGGAGAGGCGATAGAAAATATGCCAGTCCTTCAAGCCTTTCCAGATGACACGGAAATCATGAAGTATAAGCTTATAACTCTTCCAAGAGGCACAGCCAAACTTCCAGTGTTGGATTTGGGATACAACAGCATTTCCCTTCGTCAAGGCGCAAGTCTTTCTATTACGCCACAAACATTAAATTACTTAGGCGCCACTAGTACTTACGAACAGTCTGGATATGTTGCTACTATCGGTGATGTTAGAACGATGAACGGTAATTTTGTAGGAGTTGGAATTAACACCCCAGAAGTAACTTCATTAAATGCGACTACAACTATAGGTACTAACGTAAGTAAGACAGTAATTGGCACAACTATCAATATGACTGCTACTACTATTAATACTCTATTCGGAAACAATGCACAATTACAGACAACATTAATTGTTACAGGTAGAGATTCAGGAGCTAGAATTAGTATTCCGGTAACGATCATTAAAACAAACTCATAATAATTTAATATATGTCTTTTACTCAATTTGATCAATCGGATTTCGTAATATCCAATGATTCTGTTACTGCTCCAGCATGGAGTACTAATGCACCGACATTGACTTCTTTTTTTACATTAAGTGGTAACGCGACTGGCAGCTATTACGTAGATGTATATCAAACTGCATCTACTTTAAGCAACGCAGCAATTCAATTTTCTATAGCCTACGGTCATATATACGGATCAGGTTCTATACCGTTAAATCCTTTGGTTCCTCAAAATACACCTACTAGAGTTACTTTCGGTCAATATAGAAATTTAATTTACGGAGACGCTGAATCAAATGTAAACTTTGGATCTGGGGCAACCGCTTCTTTAGATCTAATAGCTATTCCTATAGATAGAAATAGGTACAAAGGCAACTTATTTCCTGGTACTTTTAATTTACAATTAGGATTTGGTACTTATGCTCAAAAATTAAAGTTAACCGACAATTCTAATGACGTTTCTACAATTACTTACTTAGATTGCGGAAGAGCTTTCAATATTATATCTGGATCCAATGGTACAGCGGCTAATAGTCCATTAATATCAGGAGCTCCAGCTAAAGGCTACACACCTTCTGGTTCTTACGGATTATTTTTACCTGATGTGGGTTTAATTTTATTGAATCCCACTGCTTTAAGTTTGCCTACTGCTGGTGGAGGTTTAGCAGTCACTTGGTCAAATAGCACAACAACAAATGGTTTAAATAATGCAAGAGCGTTTGAACTTATCAACTCTGGAAGTTCTTTCGCTTTAAATAGTCAAGAGCAGATATCTTCAGATTATGTGTTTGTTAGAGTTAGAAATTCTGAATACAATTATACATCTAATCCATCTATAATCAATGTATCTGGAAGTTTAATATACCCTAATTTTATTAATAGTCCTCAGACTTATATGACAACTGTTGGTTTGTATAACACAAATAATGATCTTTTAGCGGTTGCTAAATTATCAAAACCATTGGTTAAAGATTTCACTAAGGAAGCATTAGTTAGAGTAAAATTAGACTGGTAAAAAATGAGTATCGCAAAGAATACCATAAGGTTTTCTGATATAACTACCACTCCTATAAAATTAAAGTATTCAGCTTCTTATTCAAGCCAATCTTTTTCAAACTTAGGAGTTACTATAAATGGTGGTGTTAACGGTCCTACCGCTAGTTTAGACCCAATTACTGCTATGACTTATAATAACAATTATAGGTTAGTTAAACAACTCTATTATACTAATTACATAACGGGATCTTTATTAGGAACTGGTAGCGCATGGGATTCTTCTTTGCAATCCACAGCAGCTTCTGGAAGTATGGATGCAGATATTAGATCTTTTCCCACTGGAAGTAATGAAAGAATTAGTTTTTTAGCAATTCCAAGAACGGTATTTGGAGAAAATATAAGTAGAAACACGTTAGCTATATCAAGCACTAATGGTACTAGTTATAAATTAATAGACGACGGTAATGGAAATATTATAGACGCAAAAGCAAATTACGTTCATGTTGGAAATATAATATATTCTCAAGGCATAATTACTTTTACTAATCAAGATTATGTTTCTGCGTTCTTTAATAATAATTTTACTTTTACAGTTTCTATAGTTCCTCCATCCCCTACGCCAAGCGTTACACCAAGCCTAACTCCTAGTGTAACTGTTACGCCTTCTATAACGCCTAGCGTAACTATAACTCCATCAGTTAGTGTAACTCCTAACGCTAGCACAACTCCTAGTGTAACTGCTACTCCTTCTGTTAGTGTTACGCCTCCTATAACGCCTAGCGTAACTATAACTCCATCAGTTAGTGTAACCCCTGTAGTTAGTGTAACACCTTCAGTTACAATAACTCCGTCCGTTACAATTACACAGTCACCGTCAGCTGGTTCGGTTTCTATTACTGTAAATGATCCAGGTTCTTTCCCTTACCCTGTATCAGCCGGTAATGGATCCGCTTCAGGTACAATTAGTAATACCTCTGGAGTTACGGTATACGTTTATATAGTATTTAATAGCGGAGGTAACAATTCAGGAAATATAGGAAGTGATAGTGGTGTTGTAGACGGAACAAGCATTCCTATGAGTGGAACTGTAACAGCATTCGGACAAACTATATACTCAGCAACCTACGCTACTATAGCAAACGGATCTACTGGATTAGCTTGGAGCTTATCTAAGCAAGACACATTGTCAAGCGGAGCAACATTAAGATTAGGCTATTCAACAACTATAGGAGGTGCTATAACTCTTCTATCTCCATAAAAATAAAAAACTAGAAGATAATTATAAAAAGAGATGCTGGTAACAATACAACTTACGAATTATGGGGATGCAGTAGGTCCATTTAATATCTACTACGACCTGGACTATGTTAGCCCTTTCACTATTGCTGCATCCAACGTATCTCTCGCTAATTTAATTAATGGCTATGAAGTAGATATAGATACGTTATCTGTTAGAGTGGTATTAGAAAATTTGAACCCATTTGGAAACAATAATTATGTAGAAGTATTCTTAGTTCCTCAAAGTCCTTCTCCTACTCCAAGCATGACTCCTTCTATTACAGTTACTCCTAGCATGAGCATCACTCCTAGTGTAACTGTAACTCCTAGCGTAACTATAACTCCATCAATTACACCTAGTGCTAGCATTACTCCTAGCGTTACTATAACTCCTAGCATTAGCATAACTCCAACAGTTACGCCTAGTGTTTCTATAACTCCTAGTGTTACTATAACTCCTAGCATTAGCATTACTCCAACAGTTACTCCTAGTGTTACTATAACTCCTAGCATTAGCATTACTCCAACAGTTACTCCTAGTGTTTCAATAACTCCTACTGTAACGCCATCAGTTTCAATAACTCCTAGTGTTTCAATAACTCCTACTGTAACGCCATCAGTTTCTATAACTCCTAGTGTTTCAATAACTCCTACTGTAACGCCTAGTGTTTCTATAACTCCTAGTTTGACTACAACGCCTACTGTAACACCATCAGTTTCTATAACTCCAACAGTTACGCCTAGTGTTTCTATAACTCCTAGTGCTACTATTACGCCAACAGTTACTCCATCGACTAGTGTTACTCCAAGCATAACGATAACACCAACAGTTACTCCATCTACATCAATAATACCAATAACATTATCAGTAACTGCATTTTGTGATGAACCTGTTTATAATGGAAATGGCAGAATATACGCTAATGCATTTGGTGGCGGCACAAATAGTTTTGATTATATAACAATTAGTGCGATATCAGCGGCAGACGCGCTATCTAGATTAGATAATCCAGCAACAAGAACATTTATAGGTGGAGCCACAGAGTATAATTTTACTGGACTAATAAATGATACCTATTATGTAGCTATAATGGATACAGTGGGTAATAAAGGAGTATCAACGGCCGTCGTGGTATCTTGTATAGCGCCTTCGCCTACACCGACTAGAACTCCTAGTTCAACGCCAGCACCAACACCTAGTTTAACACCGACTAGAACTCCTAGTTCAACGCCAGCACCAACACCTAGTTTAACACCGACACCAACGCCTACTCCTCCATTAACAAAATATCTAGTTGAATTATGCGGTGGAGGTGAAGGACCATACGTTGTTTCGTTAGCAAGCGGTGATTTCCCTGCAGGAATAGGTTGGTCGTATAAGTTGTATAAAGAAAGTACACCATTTGATGGAATTAAATGTTGGGAGATCTTAGAAAATCCTTCAACAGGTACTTTGGATTACGATGCGGTTGCTTTTGGCCCTTCTTATAACAACTGTACGGCTTGTCTTCCGCCTCCATCACCAACGCCTAGTTTAACACCAACTATAACACCAACACCGACGCCTAGTGCTGCGTTAGGATACGCATTCGTAGATATTGCTAATAACACGGCTGGTACAGATATTACTAATATTACAATAAACGGAGTACAAGTAGACGGAGCAGTTTTCCCAATAGTTGCTGGTGATGGAGCATCTGCTACAACAACAGAGACTGGCGCATCAAGAACAATAGTTGTATCTTATACAAATATAAGTAACGACTCCGTTGAGGTGATTGATACTGCATCAAACCTTACTTGTATAAGCGCAACATCAACAAGTAGAACATTTTCTGGACAAGTTGTAAGCGATGCAGGTACAGTAACAATTTCAATGTTTGATGGACCATGTCCATAAAAAACAAAATTTGGAATATAAATAAAAATTAATATATAAATAGGTATAATATACTATACGTACTTACATACTTTGTTTTCTACTTTAAAAATAAATTTTACATTGTAAATTAAAAGTTTTAGATTACATTATGCCAAAAATATTTGTTTCGATAGCATCTTACAGAGACCCTGAATTACTTCCTACACTTGAAAATTTATTAGATAATGCAAAGTATCCTCAAGACCTTGTTATTTGTATAGGGTGGCAGCATTCAAAAGAAGACAAATGGGACAATTTAAAGAAATATAAAAGGGATCAGCGATTTAAGATCATAGATATAGACTACAAAGAGTCCAAGGGAGTTTGTTGGGCAAGAAGCGAAATACAAAAACTTTACACAGACGAGGACTACTACCTTCAATTAGATTCTCATCACAGATTTACAAAAGATTGGGACGTACAATTAAAAGATCTTTTGCACTATCTTATGTGCAAGGGTCATGAGAAACCTTTACTATCTGCTTACATCCCAGGATATTTTCCAGAAAAAGATCCTAAAGACAGAGTTAACGAAGTTTGGGGTTTAAACATAGACAGATTCATGCCGGCTGGCGCCATATTCTTAAGACCTCATCACATAGAAAAGTTTGAGGAATTAAAAGAGCCTTTCTCAACCAGATTTATATCGGCTCACTTTATTTTTACCATTGGAAAATTTGTAAAAGAAGTGCCTTACGATCCAAACTTATACTTTCATGGAGAAGAGAGTTCTTTAGCCGCTAGAGCTTACACTTACGGATACGATTTATTTGCTCCACACAAAGTGATAGTTTGGCACGAATACACAAGAGAGGGAAAGAAAAGACATTGGGACGATAGTCAAGATTGGAAAGCCAAAGACGATGCTTCTTACTCAAGATTTAGAAAACTATTTGGTATGGATCCGGGTTGTACGCCATGTCAAAGAAAAGCGCTAGCTCCTTACGGATTCGGTCCAACGAGATCTTTAACTGATTTTGAAAAGTACGCAGGTTTAAAATTTGCAACAAGACAAATACACAGAGAGACTCTAAAAAATAATTTTCCTCCAATAAAATCAGATTACGAATCGGGTCTTGCATCTAGTCAAAAGTACTGTATAGACATTTATAAAGGATCTTTAACAGAAAAAGATTACGATTCTTTTGTTGTTGCATTTTTGGATGAGAACGGAGAAGATATATACAGACAAGATTGTAATAAGGAAGAAATTCAAAGCATGATGAATCTTGATGTAAACAATAAATTCATTCATATATGGAGAAATTTTGAAGCTGTAGAAAGACCAGTTTGTTGGAGAGTTTGGCCTCATTCAGAATCTATGGGTTGGATGGAAAGAATAGAACAAAAAATATCATATGAATAATAAGTTACAGACCATACTCGTACATTTACCTGCTTATAGGGACCCAGAATTGGTGCCAACTATTAAGAACGCACTAGAGAATGCGAAATATCCAAAACGAATTCACTTCGGCATTTGTAGACAATACAACCCAGAAGATCTTTTCGATAATGTAGACGAGTTTAGAAATGACAAACGTTTTCATATCATGGACGTTTTGTACACAGAAGCTCAAGGTCTACCATGGGCAAGAGCTCAAATCAACGAGAAGCTTTTAACCAATCAAGATTACATTTTACAACTGGATTCTCATCACAGATTCGCAGAGAATTGGGACGAGACTTTAATTGAAATGCATAGCGATTTAGAAGCTCAAGGATACAAACCAATCTTAGGGGCTTATTTGCCATTGTATACTCCGTTTAACGATCCAGAAGGACGTACCATGGAGCCATGGCAGCAGACCTTTGCTTGCTTCTATCCTCACGGAACTATCTTCATCAGACCAGGATTGCTACACGGTTGGCAAGACATGATAGAACCACCAATGAGTAGATTCTTATCTGGCCACTTCTGTTTTGCTAGATCTGAATGGGCAAAGGAGATAAAACACGATCCAGATATCTATTTTAGTGGAGAAGAATTAAACTTAACTGTTAGATCTTACACTCATGGATACGATTTATTCCATCCGCACAAATTAGTTGTTTGGCATTCTACTATGAGAGAAGAGAGATCTGGCATGTTGAAGTGGGACGATGATTCTAAATTAGGAGTTAATTGGTTCCAAAAGCAAGAGTATGCAAGAAAAAAGATTAGAGTCTTATTAGGAACAGAAGAGGATCCAACTATAGATTTAACTGGATACGATTTGGGTACAGTGAGAACTTTAAGAGATTTTGAAAAGTACGCAGGATTTCACTTCAAAAGGAAGTCTGTTCAAAAATATACACTAGACAACAAGTATCCGCCTAATCCATTGATAGAAGACGATGAATTATGGGAACAGTCTTTCATGGGATCTTTCTACCATCTAGTTACTATATATCCTCATGACTTTCCAAGAAAGGATTATAAACATATCTTAGTAGCATTCGACGATGAAACAGGTAAAGCAGTGAATCACAAGTACATTGCTGGCGAGGAACTAGAAAACTTTATGCACAAAGGACAACAAATACACTACGAAGAGTTTTTCTTAACAAATAAAAATCCTTCTAGAGTAGTATATTGGGGATTCACAGAAGAAGAAGGTTGGGTTGAAAGAGTAGAACATAAAATAAATTAAAAATATGAATAAATTTGTAGAATTGCTCAAAGCATGCGACAGTTTTAAAGTAGACACTTTATACTGGGATCACGACATTTTAGCGCCTTTTGAAAATGATTTAAGAAATTATCCTGCTCCGTGGATAAAAAAGACCGTAGAATTATTAAAAATAATAGACGGAAAAGTAGTAGTAGAAATAGGATCTACAAGAAGAGAGATGACTCAATCTTGTTTAAACTACTATGACAACTGTTATACCATGACTCCTGCGCAAGCACCCGGTTGTTGTCAAGATGGACACTCTACTCATTTTTGGGCAGATGCTGGATTCGAAACTTATACAGTAGATATAGATGAAAATTGTAGAGTTCAATTAGAAAATCAGTATAAGTATCATATTCAAAAACCTATACCGGATAATTTACACATATGTATACCTCAAGATGGAATAGAATTTTTAACTAATTTTGATAAGAAAATAGACTTATTATTTTTAGACGGTTGGGATAAAGGTTCTCACAATTACGCAGAAAAACATTTAGAAGCATTTTTAGCTGCTAAAGATAAATTGTCTGATTTACATTTGGTATCTATAGATGATACAGATTTTAATACTGAAAGTGCTGGTAAAGATAAATTATTAACGCCTTATTTATTAGAGAATGGATATATCAAAATACTTTGGGGAAGACAAATTGTTTTCATAAAGAATCAAATATGAAATTAAATTTCTATTACGAAAATCCTATTCCTGGTTCAATGGCTGGAAATGTATGTCATTTGGTTGCAGCAGAAAGATTCTTGAATTTATGTAAGAACGCCTATCCTGATATAGAGTTTAATTACATAAATTCTTGGGGAATTACTTATGAAAATGGTTTACCAACCCTTAGAAGTTGTCCAGGTTGTAAATTTAGTCACTTCTTCGTAATAATAGAAAACCCAGATAATAAAAAGTTTTTTGTTATTTCTTATTGGGACAAATTAAAAGACATCACTTTAGACGGCACTTTTTGGGATTTAGAAAATTGTATGGGAATATTTCCATCTGCGGGAACTCACACTGACGATTTTTCTTTTAGATCTATAGATTTAGATTATACTCCTATCGCTCCTTTAACTATACATAAATCTTTAGAAGATAAAGCGCAAGAATTATATCTCTTAAATGTTCCTAAGACTACACCTAAAAGTTTATTTTTTAGAGGGGGCGATTATGGTTTTAGAAGCTACTTATCTCGTAATGATAATAGATTTATAATTAATCATGAAAGAATAGATACTGCTATATTTGCAGAGGAAATGGCTAAAAATACTATTAACATAGATATTAACGCAGTAGCTGAAATTTCTGGAAGAACTATAGATGCTATGGCTTTAGGAACTGCTTTAATCAGGCCTAAATTGTCCATCAAATATCATAACCCTCTTATACCAGATTATCATTATGCAGAAGTTAAATGTGATGATCTTTCTAATTGGCCTAAATTAGCAGACGCTTATGTAGAAAGATTTGAAGAACTTAAAAAAGACGAAGAGCAAGTTAAATTCTTTTCAGAAAATGGAAGAAGATGGTACGAAGAAAACGCAACAATAGAAGCTCATGTGAGTATTCTTAAAAAATTAATAGACTTAAATAAACTTGCCTAATAAATGAAAGCAGTAGTAACATTGACGACTATACCATCTAGATTGGTTAGCATATATCACGAAGATATAAAAGTGTGTTTAGATTCTTTACTTAATCAAGATTTTGAAGATTATGAAATTCATTTCAACATACCTTATTTTTTTAAATTAACCGAAGAAGAATATATTATTCCAGAATGGTTGAACGAATTAGTTGGAAACAATCCTAAGTTAAAAATATTTAGAGGAGAAGATTATGGGTCTATTACAAAATTAGTAGATACTATAAAAAGAATAGAAGATTCTAATTGCATTATTATCACAGCAGATGATGATTTAGTATATCATCCAGAAATGGTAAGTGAACAATATAAAAATCAAACAGAAAGATTTAGTAATTGCGCGGTGGGTTATGATGGTATTAGTGCATTAGAACCAGTGTTTAGAGACATACGCAGTCATTATGTAGTAAGCGTTCCTTGTAATGTTAAAGTAAATGTATTGCAACACTATAAAACAGTATCTTACAAAAGAAGTTATTTTGAAGAGGATTTCTTTACTGATTTTGTAGGACAATCTTGGGCCGACGATATTTTAGTATCAGCTTATATGGGAAAACAAAAGATTACAAAATACGTAACTTACTTTGAAAAAGAAAGCATACCTGCTACTATAGAAGAGTGGAATAGCAGAGGAGGCGTAACAACGTTTCCTATAATAAAACACACTCAACACGATTCACAAGAAGGTTGCAATATTAAAAGAAATAATCAAGAAACAGACAATTTTATGTACTTTGTGCATAAAGGATACTTAAGATAATATTATGAGTTATAAAGAAGTTTTTAGCGGCATTTATGATAATTTTGGTTTCGGAAGTTTGGAAAGCCGATCAGGTCCAGGCAGTACTTTAGAAGAAACTAAATTTCTTAGAGAGAAATTAAAAGAAATAGTAAAACAGAAAGACATAAAATCTGTAGTAGATATACCTTGCGGTGACTTTAATTGGATGAAAGAGATTGTATTTAGTTTTGAATCTTATACTGGTGGAGATATTGTGGAGCAGTGCATCAAAACTAATAGTGAAGAATACGGAAGCAAGAGAATAAAGTTTATTGACTTCGATCTGTTAAACGATAGTATTCCCGATTCTGATCTTTTAATAGTTAGAGATATTGTTGGTCACTTTCCTTTAGAAGATGGAAAAAAGATAATTGATAACATACTCAGATCTAATTGTAAATATCTTTTAAGCACCACATGGGCAAAAAACACAGAACAAGGTTGGAGTAATTGTGGTCCCATGGATGTACATAGAGAAAACGAAGGAGTTGATTATGGAAGATTCTATCCAGTTAATTTAATGGCGCACCCATTCAATTTTCCATTAGCCGAAGTATTTTTAGAAGAAGACGTACGCGTAGATAATTTTGATAATGGAAATAGAAAGGCTTTAGCTCTATGGGATTTAGATAAAGTTAGAGAACATTTAAAAACAGTTGAACCAATACAATCTTTTAATACAGAATCAACAAAAAATTTAACAGTAGTTACAGGACTTTGGAATATTAATAGAAATGGCAGACCATTCGATCACTATATAGATAATTTTAAAAAGCTGTTAGATACCCCTCAGAATTTATTTATCTTTATTGAAAAAGAATATGAGCATTTAGTTTGGGATAAAAGATCTCCAAAAAATACTTTTGTTAAAATCTATGAGTTAGAAGACGTTAAAAACTTATACTCTCCTTTTTGGCAGAAAACTCAAGACCTTAGAAACAGTCCAGATTGGCATAATATCACTGGTGAAAATGGATGGTTAAAAGACAGTCCGCAGGCTAGCTTAGAGTGGTATAATCCAATAGTAATGTCAAAAATGTTTATGCTACACGATGTAACCATTTGGAATCCTTTTGATACAGAGTATTTTATATGGTTAGACGCAGGAATTACTAATACTGTATATGAAAAATATTTTACAGAAAATAATGTGCTAAATAAAATAACTAGTTACTTAGATCCGTTCCTATTTTTATCTTATCCTTACGAAGCTGTCGATGAAATTCATGGATTTAAGTATGGAGAAATGAATAGGTATGCAGGTACTAAAGTAGAATATGTATGTAGAGGAGGGTTATTCGGAGGAAGCAAAGCCGCTATACATGAAGCAAATAGTGAATATTACAGTTTACTAAACAATACCTTATCTGACGGGTTGATGGGAACAGAAGAAAGCATTTTTACTATAATGTCTTATCTTTATCCTAACAGATATAGAAGATTCGAATTAGACAGTAACGGTTTAGTAATTAAATTTATACAAGCTTTAGATAGCGAAAATTTGCAGTTATCCGAAATTAAAAAGGATTTGGATTTTATACCTAATAAAAATGTTAACGTAGATAATTTAAAGACATCTATTTACATGTTGACTTTTAATTTTCCTCATCAAGTAGAACACACAATTCAAACTTGGTTAAAGCACTCAAGATTCATTAGCAATACAAGAAATATTTTAATAGATAATTCGACAAATGAAGAGGCTAGAATTGCCAATAAAGAAATTTGTGATAAGTACGGATTCGAACATATCATAACAAATGAAAACGCCGGTATCAATGGAGGCAGATTCAGAGCGGCCCAGCACTTCCAAGAATCAGATAGCGATTACTACTTATTTTTAGAAGACGATATGGGAATCCATCCTCCAGAAGAATTAGGTTTTTGTAGAAATGGATTTAGATATTTTGTTCCTAATTTGTACGATAACATTCTTAAGATAATGCACGGAAGCGATTTAGACTTTCTAAAATTATCTTACACAGAAGTTTACATGGATAACAATATTCAAGTCTCTTGGTATAATGTTCCTCAAACAGTTAGATCTGAATTTTGGCCCGATTATGATAAACTTCCTGTAACAGGACTTGACACTAATTGTCCTAGAACCGCTTTCAACAAAATAGAAGTCGTAGACGGTCTTAGCTATATTACTGGAGAAATCTATTACGCTAACTGGCCTATGATTGTGGGTAGAAAAGGCAATCAAAAGATGTTCTTAGACACTACTTGGGCTAGACCTTACGAACAGACTTGGATGAGTTATATGTTCCAAGAAACTAAAAAAGGTAATTTAAAACCAGCGGTGTTATTAGCTAGCCCAATTAACCACGATAGAATAGCTCACTATAAACCCGAAGAAAGACGAGAGAACTAATATTTATTAAAGTATGCCAGCAGTACCAGTAGTACCATATTCTCTATCCTTTTTGGCCGAATCAACGATTTACCAAAACGAGGTTAGATGTAAAGTTAACGAAAACGATTTTAATTATACACTTAATAGATCTGCTATTATAGAAGGAACTAGCGGATCTTATATAAATGCTGTAACTGGATCAGAATTTAGGCCTTACGCAACTACCGTGGGTTTATACAACGATGCAGATGAATTATTAGTGGTTGGTAAATTATCCACTCCATATCCTATTCCTTCAAATACAGATATGACCTTTATTATTCGTTGGGATAGCTAAGATATTTATTAGAAAGCAGTCTATGTCAAATTGGTTATACGAAGGGAAACAGCTCACTCAACTAAAAGATTTCCCAGATGATGTTGTAGGATTTGTCTACAAAGTCACAAACAATAAAACTGGCAAATTCTACGTCGGTAAAAAAATCCTTAGAAACGTTCTAACAAAAACGCTAACAAAGAGAGAAATTTCAGAGTGGATTAAACCAGGGCGTATTCCAAAGAAAAGAAAGGAAATTAAAGAAAGCAATTGGGCAGACTATTACGGTTCAAGCAAATTGGTAACAGAAGACATTAAAACCTTCGGTAAAGAAGCATTCACTAGAGAGATATTAAGAGTTTGCACGACCAAGAAACAGATGAGCTATTGGGAGACTTATTATCAAATGACACTAAAAGTTTTAGAGGTGAATAGCTATAACGAGAATATAGCAGGTAAATGGTACCGCAGGGATGTCAATCCAATCACACCCGAGCTCGAGGCCGAAGAGGAATAAGATTTACGATAGAATATTAAAACAAAATAAAAGGGAGCCCGAATGAGCTCCCTTTCTTATTTACTAACCGTATGATCCTAATATATTATTTGTTTATCTTTACATGCGTAAATTTTTCCCACTCATTAGCCAAAGATGGATCTATTGCTCTAACCGCGGTATTTACTTTGTGTATAAGATCATTTTTTCCCCCAACTTCTGGACTATTAATAGTAATCACATTCGATGAGGTATCCACTTTAATTGGTTCTTTTTGAGATTTGTCTACCTTTACTAAATAATCTGTGCTGCGATTAGATTGTTTATTGAATATTCCTATTTCTTTATCTAAATGCACTGTTGCAGTTGCACCTTTTCTTAAAGCGTCTTTGAAATCTTGATTTGATTTACGAGCGCCTCCTACTAAAGCAGCTACAGCCAATGCAGCACCAATACTAACGTTTTTAAAAATTCCTTCTTCTAAGGCATCTATTTTAGCCTCTGTAAGTATATCGTTTAAATTAATTTGCGCCATTACAAAAGTTTTTAATAAATATTAATACATTAAGCTTCTGTGCTGTATTCCCTCTAAAAACTCATCTTGGCCCTCTTTTGCCAAACTAAACGTGTCAGGGAAAATCCAAGTGTAAGGAATATTCTTGGTCGGCTTCTTTTCACCATGAGAGATTGCGATGTGCTTCCAAAAGAAACATGTCTTATCTTCTATGTTCAGATACTTCTGGGAAGTCATGGGATTAGATGGGTGATTCACTAACAGATCCATCTGATATAACCATTGCTCCGCCTGTTTGTTCTCTGGCGTGAACACTCCGGCTTCGTTAATAGTATACTTAACTTTACCGTTTAGGTTCTGACCACCGAATATCTGGTGCAATCCATCGAAGTGACCAGTGCCACCGAATAGAATAGACTCGGGATCTACTAAGTGTGGATAGCTCATTGCGATGTATCTTGCAGTGTTCTTACATGGATACAAAGGACTTCTAAAGTTTTGATGCTCTTTAAAGTACTTCTCAAGAATCTTTGCAAACTCCATCATTGTGTACTTTCCACGTTTACCATCTTCAACGTCCTGTAAAATGTAAGCCAATTCTTGACCAGCAATTCTAGGTCCGTGTAGCAACCAACTCTTAACGTCTGTGCCCTTTGGATAATAGATTTGGAATAGATCGTTTCTCGCATGACGATTGTTAACGAAGTGTTCTTTGGTTGCCTCTACACCTTCTTTTGCAAGTTTCATAAAGGTTCCCCAATGCTCGTTACTAAAACTAAATACTAGAGTGTAAAACATTCTTAGCTCGTTGTCAGTAACATTATCTCGCATGTAATAGCAATATGGATGTTCGTGCCAGTGCAAACGATGAGAGAAGATCTGATACTCGTCCTTTAATAAACCGTCTTGTCTTGTGTCGTATTTTTGGCAGAACTCAAAGAACTTTTCAATGCGTTGCTCTAATGGCCAATCTCGCATCCAAGAGTCCTTTGGTTTCTTGCCTTTGAATTCTACTTCACAAGTGTTTGGAAATAAAATATCACTCATTATTTTGTTAATTTTTTTCTAAAAATAGATGTGCCGTGTTCTAAGATATTTTTTTCTTCCTCATTAGTTATCTTAAAAATCTTCTTAATATAAGCAGGATTTCTTGGAATAACTAAAGACAATTTTTTCTCTGGGTTAAAAGAGCCTTCTAATACTTTTGTCATGCATTGTTTAGGATCTACTTCTAATACGTAACCATCATATTCGTGTGGTACTCTAGAAGGTAGAGATAAAATTAAAAACTTATCGCACTTGAATATGTTGTTTATATTCTGTGTGGTTTTACCCTCGTTGATTGCCCAACAATCGAATTTAACAAATGGAGTAATTGCTTTTACTTGCACCGTAGCTCCGTCTATTTTCATGTCCCAATAACCGAATTCGTCTGTGTTAATTTCTACTTGGTGTTTTTTTGAATAGTGATTGTACACTATTTTTTCTGCGATATTGCCCGTTGCTTTTATTTTAAAGGCATCGCGTTGTGTTGTTTGTTTCATTTATAATGTTCTTGTACCCTTTCCTTGTATTGTTCTTCTGTTATAAGAAGTGATTTAAGTACCTTGTCATCGGAAGGGTGTTCTGTAATACCGTTAAAACTTGGGACAAGTCCAAGATCTAACATTGCTTTTTGACGACCGTATGGATGGTCTTTAATACTGCTGCTGTTCCATACATGATCGAAATCTAAGTGATCGTAGTCTGCGCCTGGTTTTACGTAGTTCTCAATCCATCTAATTGAGTCACACGCAACGTCCTCTGCGTTGTACGGAAAACTACCAGTGTCGTCGTATATCTTCATCATTACTGAATCCAAAAATACTTCTTCTTGCATTTTCGTAGACTTCTTTGCTAAATAGCTAACGCACTCCTTTGCATTCGTACCGTAATAGAATGGACTTTCACGGTTAACAAATTCAGGGAACCAGTCTGCTATGTCAGCAATAAATGCAGCGTACTGAAATCTAAAAGCTCTAAGTCCTCTGTCTGTGTTCCACTTAAACATAAAGTCTCCTACTTCTCTCAAGTTTTTCTTTCCTCCAGTTTCTAAGAAGGTAGCTACGTCTTCTGCTAACTGAGGAACGAATTCGCAAAGGAAATAATCTCCTCCACGTTTGTAATCTCCTTGAGGTTTAGGGAAACTTGGGAACTGATAACCTACCGATGTGTAAAATGGTTTAGTTGCTCCTTTTATGATGTCGATTAGCTGAGGTATATTGTCAGCTTGATGCATCTCGAACAAGAGTGTGTTGTGATACCCTGAGGGTTTCATCGAGTAGTTAATAGCGGACCCTGTTAATCTGTGAAACAAGAACAAATAGATCCACTCTCTTAAACCGAACACGTCGCGCTTACCTGTCCAATTTTTAGAAACTGTTTCTCTCTGTTTTGTCATGTGACCTTGAGTCATTTTATTCCAGTAAGGGTGATCTTCGGAAAAACCGTAAAACACATCGTTAACTATCTGTGAGAATCCTGCGTACTTTCTTTCAACCACGTCGTATAGTTCAACGTGTTTCATTAATTCGTCAGGTACAGAACTGTCTGCATGTTTTATAATTCCTAAGTTACACTCTTCTTGTTGTGTTTTAGCCATTTGGTAATAGCGTAAAAATTCTTCGTAATACGGTGTGGTTGTAATCCACTTCGGGCTTGCTGTAATCATATTTTAATTTTGTGCTTCTAATTGTCTTCTTGCTTCCATTCTTTTTTGCATCGCGTCTACGTGTATGCTGTAGTAAGACTCATCGGTATCCAACCAATGCTCTTCGTCTACCCACTCTTCTCTACCGAATCCGATGCCTGCTATTTTAAGATGCACAGCGCCTTCGCGTTTCAATGCAATGCGTTTAGTTTTCTCAATCGCTTCGTTTTGAGTTCTTGCCATAACACAACAAACATAATCTTGTAATCGATTCCAATTAGGTTGCTCTTCTCTTGAATTAGTGTAGTGCGCGTAATAAACAGTTGTGGGTTTTGGTGTACCTTCTTCTCTTAGTACCCTTTCTTTTTCAGTTCTTGCCCACTCGACGTAGAAGTTTAGTACGTGGTCCTCAGGATCAACTTCGTCGTACTCGTTACGCTGAAATATTCTCCAAGAATCTATTGCATACTTACCAACTCCTTTAAGTCCAATTAGTTTGTGAGTAGGAATATAGATAGGATTACCATACTCTTGTACTAACTCCAACCACTCATAAGAGAACTGTTTCCAAGCTTTTACTCTTTTGTTGTAAAAACCTAAAGGCTTGATTATCTCTATGACCTCTGCGTCCGGACAATCGATTAGACGTTCTGCTGTACCGCATTTGTTAAAGAAGTGTTCTCTAACTTCGTCTACTTGTCTGTGGTGGGTTTGGTTTAGCATGAAACAGACCATTAACATTTTCCATGGGTCGTCTCTGTACTCTTCCTGTCTAGTAAGGTAGGGTGATGTTTGTAATCTCATAACTTTTATTGTAATCAAATATACGAAAAATATCTCAATTCTATTCGTTAAAGTTCCTAGTAACAAAGAAAAAGGGTCTAAGCCCTTTTCTATAATAATTCATATGTTACACCGAGTTCTTTTAGCTTTAGTTTTGCCTCTTCGAACTGAGTAGCCTCTTCGAAACAGAGTGCTCTTTTTGTTGGTCTGAATGCTACTAGTTTTATTTCTTCACATTCAATCGCTTGTTCGTCCATCTCTTCTACTATCAAAACTTGCATAACTTACTTGTTTTTATATTAGAAATTTCTCTTAGCTGCGATCGTATCTTTAACGAACTGCAAAATCTCTCTGTAGTCGAATCCGTCAGCCATTAAGCTTTCGATACCTGCTTTTATTCTATCTCCACCTAAACTCATCATTCTATCGTCGTCGCTCATATCCATGTCATCATCGCCTCTAGTAATCTTATCGATACCAGTTTTGATAGAACCGAATGGATCTTCGTCTTCGTTTTGAATCATGTGTTCAGGCTCTGAGTAATCTATAGAAATATCATCATTAAAATCGTGATTGATTTGTGTGCCATGATCTTCAGCTATTTCTTCAGCAGGTGTAAGCATTTTTTCTAACGTATTGAATATCTTTGCCATTAAAGCCAAATAGCCTTCTTTTGTTTTCCAAAGATCTGTACCAGCTGCAACTACTTTTTGTAGCTTTGGTTCGTCCAAAAATCCTTCTTCTGATTCGTGAACTTCAACTGCGATACCGTCAACTCCTTCCCAACCTGGTGTAGCGTATATGATTGCGTTAGGGTATTTTTCGCTAGTCCAAGAGATTGATCCAGCTTGTTGTTCGATATCCGATTTCCAGTTACCGACTTCTTTACCTACTAAATCTTTTTCCCAATCCATTCTATCTGCTTTACCGTTCCAATCTGCAGTATCAGATCCAGCAAAGATATCGTCTTCAGCTTCTTTCATGTGTGGAGCCTTATAAGCCGCAGCTTTAGCACCAGTCACAGTTTTCTTGTCGTGATCTTTCTTGCTCATCTTGTCCAACATATCGCTTGAACGATGACGAGCCAGATTAGTGCGAGTGTTAGCGTGAGCCATTTTACCAGCATCGCCGATAGATTTAACGTCGCCTTTCTCTTCTAAACCGTTGTCTTCGTTCCAACCAATTTGATATCCGTTCTTTTCAATTACTTTTCTTGCTTTCTTTTCGTCTTTAGTGTACACTTCTGCCTCTTCTCCCACTTGATTGGCTTTAACTTTAGCTTTTACGCCAGCTTTGTCAAGTAAATATTGAAAGTGCTCTGCTTCCTCTTCGATATCATAAGCATCAGGACAAGGAATAACGAAAGCTAATTGCTTTTTACCCTCTTCCATTTCTTCTGTTTCTTCAACAGCTTCCTCTTTGATAACGTTGAAATCGCCCAACGCTTGGTTAATGTCTTGATACCACATTTCGTTCAGCTGTTGGTAAGATCCAACTTGATTCTGTTTCATGTAGTCTTTTAAGTCGAAGTTATTCTTCATGTAATGTTGTTTAATTATACGTTAATAAATATCGAGCCATATCATTTAGAAAACGCGCCATCGTCCCCGATAAGCAGTAAATATAGAAATAGAAAATTATGACTAATCCGCTAAAGAGGACCTACTGTAGTACGACTTCGGTACGTGGGAGCCTCGTATGTTACCATGGCTTGATGGTAAATGGTTTGTTGGAACTGCCCATTGGATTGGAAATTGGCCGCCATACCACCCAAGGGTTGCCAGCCCTCCTTGATCATGCGGTTAATTTGATCCACGAATGCCTGCTCGCTGTTTGCGTACACGACCTCGTAACGTTGTATTTTCATATTTGTAAGTTTAAATTTCGTAGGCCTCGGCGACCTCTTTTATGGTTGCGATTGCCAATTCGGTAGTACACTCGAAACCTTCTCGCTTCCGGTTAACGCGTTTACCGAACAGTTCTAGCTTCTCGTGCACTGCTCGCTCAATGGCTTTAGCGTTAACGCACTTGTGTTTGTATACCGAGAACCAAGGAGTAATAACTCCCGTTGCTGCATTGATCTCACGGGTGCGTTGATCTACTGTAGTAGTTGTCATACCAATCTTGCAAACTCCCGGTGTGCCCTTGTTCACCAAAACGTAAACCCATTGCGGCTTTCTAACGCTACCAGTTGGATCGAGTATGGCCTCACCAAAGTAAGTCACGTCCTCCCAACCTTCCTCGGTAGGAGTGCAGGTAAATGCTTTGGCCTTTTGTAAAGCGTACTTGTCGTTCTCTACATCCAAAGGCACGTAGAACCTGGACTGTTCTGAAGTAATGCGTTTCATATTAGTAGCGTGATTTGTATTTGATTGTTTCATTGAGTTGCTCTATTGCCCTGTGAATGTCCTGGAGTACTTGTAGCAAGGGTGAACTTTCGTCCGTTACTTGATCCAATCCTCGTAGGCCCAAATGTAGGCCTCCACCTTGTCGTCTGCCGTTTGCTCCTCTAGGTACTGCTTGGCGTCCCGATCCACTTCCCATCTTAGGCCCCACGAGTCCGCTTCCACTAGAATCATTTCGATCATTAGTTGGTCCTCCTTGCTGGTTGGTTGGTTGCTCATGCATGATTAGCTTTGGTTTGAGTTTTCAGATAAGTACACATACAGAAACAGTGTGCCGATGGTGAACTCGTTTAGAGAGTGCGTGAACTCTCCACGTAATAGGTTAAACAGGCACAACAAATAGTTTGCTACGATTAAAAAGAGCGTGATGTACTTTAAAGCTTTTTTCATAAATTTAGATTTAATTTTTGGGGTAATTACTAAAATTGGGAATTCTCATGGGTCTCGTCCATGGTGCGTTCTTTGATTTTCTGCAGCCTGAATTCAATAGCCTTTAGACTCTGCTCGCACTCATGGATACGCCTTAAGGTGTCCTGTCTGGACGATGCCTTATTCATGGCACTAATGTTGGTCATAAGATCTATTAGCAGGTCTAACATATTACTTGGTCTTTTTTACCATGGTTTGGATGTATCTGATACCGTTACTGTCTGTGTGGATAAGCATTGAAGTGTTTGTGATCACATAGTTGAAAGCCATACGATCGTTCACCTTCTTTTCCAATTCTGAGATTGTGTTTGCTTCTACTACCACGAAATTTAATTCTGCCATTTTATTTTAATTGTTTGTAAGTTTGTTTATAGTACTCGTCATTAGGATTAGGCTCTTGAACTCCATCCCCGTATCCCTGAGAATATGCCTCTTCTATTTGCTCTTTTTCTTTTTCAAGTGCTTTATTAGCTTTTACTCTTGCAGCTACTAATCCTTCTGCAAAATCAGTTGAATCATTACCTTTTAATCCTTCAATAGCTATATCAAGCCATTCAATTAATTCTTGCATTGCTGTTTTCATAATGTATATTTGTATTTACTCTTTTAAGTTTACCAAAACCGGGGAATTCTCGGTGACGGACTAAGGGACCAGGGGCCCCCTAGCAGTTCGCTGCCTCCGATAACCATGACATTGGCGGGACGCTAGTTGGTCGCTAGCGTTCGAATATTTCCACTAGCGACCGACTTGCAATCCTGTCGGTAAGACGACCGGCCTTATGCTGCCACGAAGCGGTCAGCGATCTGCCATAGGCCTTGATTCAGAACCATGTCCTCTATAGGATTGGTGATGGCTCTTGCCGTACGGTTGTTCATCTGATAGCCTCCTTTGATCAGGTTCTCTTGTACTCTATTGAATGTGTGCCATAGAGTGTTTGCCCTGTCTGCGTCTCGTCTTGGGTTTAGAATCTCCATGATCTCGTACTCCTCGGGCGTTCTGTCAGTTGAGATCCTTAACTTCAATGCTTCTGTAGCGAATGCTCTTCTCTCTGCCGCTGACATGTCTTTGCCCGCCCATCTTGATATTGTACCTACTGTCTTGTTCATGATGCTCATCTTCTCTTCTATCTTCTCCTTCAATGAGTCTAAGGTAAACTTGGTGTGTCTCTCTTTGAAGCCACCAAAGTCTTGCGTCTTAAGTACCAAGCCGTTCTCGCATACCAATCTGAATAGACCTGCTTCGAACTGTAATGGCTTTGTACCATCGTGTGAGTTAATTACTACTATCTCAGGTCTTGCCTCTACTCCGCCATTCTCGTCTTTGATGTAGATGTCGGGGTGTTGGAACCTAACGATGTGGATACCGTAGTCCTTACGTAATGCAGACTTGGATTGGGACTGCTGTACCTTTGTCAGTTGCCATCCTTGGCCGTTCATCTGATCAATGATACCTGTAGTTGGTGTGAATGTGTATAGCTTCTGATTGATGTAAGAAGCAGGCTCCGTAGCGAAGATTGCTGGTGCCATTGTCTTTGCGCGTTCTAATGAGATTGTTTCGATTGTTTTTGTCATAACTTTTATTTTATATTTTGATAGAATTGGATACAAAGAAAAGAAGGGAGAACGTAATTGAACTCCCTTCTTAGTAGATTATGCCATTAAGCTAGATAACTTAACTGCATTGCTGATACGACCACGAGTTGTATCGTAGGCTTCGTTCACGATCTTCTCGTTGAAGTACTTACCAGCAATCACGTCAGATACGTGGGTTGTAGAGAAACCTGTAGTTTCAGCTACGTTTGTAATGTCGCCGTTGCGTAATTTGCGGTTGATACGGCTTACTTTCTGGATATAGCTTAACTTAGTGTAGCTACTTGGTCTGTTTGAGTTTGTGCTCATGTTGATTGTTTTTGATTAACGAATATAGGTAAATATAACCAATTCTGGTGATACTATAAAGCTAAAGTTTTAAGTGCCTCTAACTCTTTGGTGTACTCCTTCATCTTGTCGTTGTACATAGATAGACCATAGTCACCCTCTTTATAGTCTTGCATCATTGCCCAAAGTTGTTGGTACTTGATCAAACACTCGAGTATCTCCATTCTTGTCTGTCTTGCAGATCTGCGCCATTCGTCGGCTGTCATTGCGATTTCGTAATCCATGTCAAATCTCATGTTCATATTGGCGATCTCCAATCTACTACTCAGCAATCCAATGATACCTGCCATTGTGTTGCTTCTTCTTGCTAAAAACAGTTCGTGCGACTCATGCGCAGATTCTAATTCTTGATTCATATATAACTTTTATTTGATTTAATTTTTATTCTGCCCAACCACTGAATGGATCTACGTAGTGATTTAATTCATTGGTGTTTAACTTGTATTCGTCCGTTTTAGTTTTTACCAATACTGTCGCTTTATTAACTTTAGTTATTACGCCGTACTCAGTAGTATCGTAATAACTCATACCTCGTTCATTACTAAATGTAAGGAATTGAACGCGATCGCCTACTTGGAATGTTACTACTGGTTGTTTTGTTATCTTTATCATATTACTTAGTTTTATTGTGTTCTTCAATCGCATTCAATAAGGTCTGAGCTCTATAAGCTATAGCGTCTATATCTGCCTCTTTACGGCCTGATGTCCACGTATCGCTATTAAACAATTCACATAGGGCGATTTCAACTGTCTTTAATTCTGCGGGTGTTAATTCTAATTTCATATATAACTTTTATTTAATTACAAACTTGATGCAATGATCTTGCGTGCAGCTTCTTTCGTAAAACCAACCATAACGATGTCAGAGATAAGCTGGCCTACGTTCTGGAACTTTCCGTTCTTAACGTTGTACTGCGCTGCCAAAGCTTTGATGGTGGTGCCTTCGCGCTTAAACATAGCGAGGAAACTGTTGGCCTGCTTGATCTGGTTACGCGTTCTACAAGAGATATTGTGCTTGGTGCCCAAGATATCTGTATAGGTTACTACTGCGTTGAAACTTACGCTGGCATTGGACTGTATCATTTTTCTCATAACTAATTGGTTTTCAATGGGTTGAGCGGTTAATAGGGTGGGCTGCAACCATAGTAAAAGTACTACAAATAGCGATACCAAAAAAATATTTAGCCTCTTTTTTTAAAACTTCTCGATTGAGAACCAATCAGTTATAACGCGTTGATACCCAAAGTGTTCCACGCAGAAAGAGGGGCCTCCCCATTGGAAACCAATCAGTTATGAGTATTTAGCCCACCTGCTGTCTAGCTCGGCTTGGCATACACTCATCAATTTATGTAAGGTTGGATTGTCTGGAAACTGAGCCAAACGTTTATTTAGAACATGGACAGAGAAGTGTATCGATCCGCCCTTTAACCTATTGTCTTGATTAAGCATAGGAATATAATTCATATAGTTGAAACAAAGCATAAGATCCTCTCTCTTCTCTATATCAAATAGATTCTGAGGCACTACATGATCCAGCTGCCATTCCGTTCCGTAATTCATTCTATTGATTGACTCGTCCCAAAAATGGCTGTCTATAAAGTCCATGAACTGGATCTTGCCGATTCCTATGATCTCGCTTATGATCTTGCATGGTAAATTGGTAGAGTAGTATCTATTGACTTGCTGTTGTAGTTGTTTCTTATTCATATAGTAATAAATATGTGCACTACTGCACAATTAGATTTTTTTCGTATTGTATTGGATCCGGGCGTATATACAAAAATATTCCTGGATGGTGGGCACAAATAAGATATTTATAAGTTCCACACCATGGGGCCACCTCACCTCAGGATCTGCTCTCTAGCATTGACACTTTTTAACACAAATTGACACTTTTTACCACCCGCTTTTTACCATACTCTCACGCCATTTCCAGTACACACAATAAAAAACCCCAACGTAGAAACGTTAGGGCTCGGTTTTATCCTAAAAAATCTCTTATTTAATTCTCCAGTATACTCCGCTGTTAACGTAAGGAGTCCATACTAGGTTCGTGTTGTCCACTCTTTGATTGCTGTATCCTATACCTAGGTTGTATACTCTTTTGTCCTTCTTGCTATTCATTAGCACTCCAATTCCAAGATGCGATACCAGATTGGTGTGGTTTAATCCGCCTTCGAAACCGTAGTACAGCTTTCTCTTTGCGGGCTCTTTAACTAGTACTGTGTCCTTCTTGATCTCTAATCTCGGTTTGATACTTGCGATAAAGCTTCTAGAGAATATCCTGTTCTCTGTAATAGAGTCTAGTACTGATACCGAGCCTTCTGATAGTCTTAATGTGTCTTGGTACCCAACTCTTGAGTAGTACTGCTTTAATATGCTTGCTGTGTCTACTAGGGCTGGTACTACGACCTCCTTCTCTACTGTGACCTTCTTGTATACGGTCTTGCCCTTCTTGAACACTACCTTTTGGTCTACTACTGTTACTGTGTCTGTGGTGCTCTTTAAGACTTCGTACGGTTTGTCAATATAGACTTTCTCTTTAGGACCAAACCACTTTAATGCCAACAAAGAGATCAACACAACGATCGCAATGTTCTTTACGCTTAATAACTGTTTCATTTTATTTTGTTTTTATATATAATTTTGATTCTGGCTTTTATAGCTTCTCGATCTCTTGTCTTACTTCTAACCAATAACTTTCTACTGTTCCACTCCAATCAAGCCATTCTGGTTCTGGTTCCGACAGTCTTGCCTTTAATATCTCATCTACTGCTATTAATGCACAGGCTTTGGCTCTCTCTTTTGAGTTAGTGTTTGTGTGTTGGTAAAACTTATCTACCAAATCTACGGCTTTCTCTTGTGGTGTCATACGCTTTCTCTTTACTTAAATCCAATGTGTATTCGTGGGCTTAACTAGTCTACTTATCTCCTCTTGTACCTTTACTGCTATTGCCAATTCTAATGCCTTCTGCTTAAAGTCTGTAGTGAAATAGAACCTTGGCCAATTCGACTTCATCTTGATTTGGTGTAGCTCGAAGCCTGGAATTAGAGTCATGTCTTGCATTACTCTATCCATGTACTCGGTCACCTTTGGCTCGTCGAACTCTAGTCCGTCCCATAAGCTCGGTATCCACTGCTTGTACTTGAGGTTGAATTCTTTCTGTGTCATACTAGATCTCTGCGTTGTACGATTTAAAATTATCGTGATGCGCTGAGTAACCACGGATTCTGCCAAACAATGGCGTCCACTCTTTTGTTACTACTTCCTTCTCCATCTCGATCTTGTTGATCGTGTAGTCGCTTTCACTTAGCACTTTCGCTACGTAGGCAGACACGTCCTTAATGTTCTCGTACTCTCTTTCAATACCGTTCTTGAATGTGATCTTGATCTTACTTCCACCCTCGATCAATGACAATGGGTTCATTTCGTACCGGTTTCTCATAACTTTAGTTGTTGTTTGTTATCAAATATACTCTATTTCTTCCTCTTTGCGAAATCTAAGTCTTTAGTGCTCTGTCTCTCTATCATATCGTAGTAGTAGGAGTCGGTGTCCTCCGATACCCACCTGTCCGATTGGTTCTCTACCGAAACCAAATCCGTGTCGACCTTGAACTGCTTCAAGTCTTGAGGTAACGGCTTTGTCACCCAATTCGAGTCCTTCCAAAACAGTCTGTTGTTCGGCATACATACCAAATAGCCTTCGTCGCTCTTTAGTACGTGTCCGCACTTGTAGTCCGATGGCTCGTTACTGTACGGGTTGTCGTACCAATCGATGGTAAACATGTACGTGCACCAAACCTGACTGCCGTCCCTTAATGTGGCCTGCGCTCTGTGATTGGCCAAGAACTCGTACTCTGTTACGCTCGCGTTCTCGCTAAAGCAGTCCCATAACTGCTTGTAGTGGTACGGCACATCGTTGGTTGGGGCTTTCGTGTAGATCTCGCTTATTGGTACTCGGCTTCTTAACATGCCCGAGTCGGTCATCACGTGAAAGGTAAGTATTTTGCCCGTTACGGACTGAGCACCGAACACGTACACGTCGTAGTACTCGTTCTCGTCATCACTGCTTTTGGTAAAGTGGCTCTTTTTTACCAAGGCTTTAAAGCTCGGCACGTTTAGGTTTAATCGCATTTATTTACCGCTTTTTTGTCTTATCCAATTGTACATGTAGTCTCTCGATGATGGTGTGGCTTCCGTAGGTTTTGATTGCCACGATTCCGAAGCAGCCAACGAACCGGTCAACTCGCTTGACTGTGAGTGGTGATTCGTCGTCGTATTATCATTAGTATCGGGTCGGGTCATCTATCTTTGTATTTACTAGGTTCTCGGGATCGATCTTGTTCTTAGTCGTGTTATAAGTCTCTCTTCTAATTCTGTTTAAGAAACGGTAGTATTGCTAACTCTTTTGCTTTCGATTCAACCATGCAGTCCACCTCGATTCCATACGTATCGGGAAGTGCATTGATGTATTCTGAGTGAGCTTGTGGTTTTTGTTTAGCGTCGTTCTCGTGTAATGCTTTTGATTCTGAATAGTGTACGATAGGTCGTATGCCTTTTGGCCATGTAGTAGTTGCTAGTTCTAATGCCTCTTTCTCAGTCATATCTCCAGTACAAAATTGGTGGTGATGGTAGTCGAATACAATGGGAATGCCTAACTTCTTATGAATGTACATTAGGTCTTTAACAGAGTACATAGACGCTTTATCATCGTTCTCTACTGTTAACCTACTACGTACAGAGTCAGAAAGTCTATTAAAGTTTTCGCAGAATCTATCCATAGCGGTGATCTTGTCTCCGTATACTCCGTTACAGTGTATGTTGATCTTGTTGTATGGAGTTTTAGAAAGACCCATCATATCGAATAGTTTAGCGTGCATTTCCAAATCGGATATTGCATTGTCGACTACACTGTCCTTTGGTGAAGTAAGTACTACGAATGGACCTGGATGGCACGTGATTCTCATATCCCAAAGTTTGGCAAAGTCTCCAGCCTTTTTTAGTTCGGACTTGATCTCTTCGTAGTCCTTTAGTTGAGTTATGTCTATGTTATTTCCCCATGGAATTATACTAGACGATAGCCTAAACAGTTTTATTCCGTGTTGCCTATTCCACTCTAGTATCTTAATGATATCTCTAGAATTTAGGAGTGCCAACTCTGAGACATAGTCCATTCCTTTGGCTTCGAATGTGCGTTTCATCATTGTTCTATTCGTACTAACCTCTTTCTGCATTGTCATATTGATGCACGCGTATCCTAAATTCATAACTTTTATTTTTTTGGTTTCTTGTGGAAAGTCTTAATATCTTCATCGCTGTATGGAGCACACTTAGCTTCGTAAGCTATCCATATCCACGTACCGATCAATCCTATTACAATATACAACATAATTTTTATATTTTGTTTAATATCTTTTCTGCCTCTTTACATAATTCACTACCATCTATTTGATTTCCGTGTGGTAATGGCGTATCTTTTTGGTAACTTGAAGGAGATTGATACCACAGAGATGAATCAACAAACTTCTTTTGGTATTCTATGTGTAACTTTGTCCATGTTGTAGAGTTACTTTCGCACAGTTTGTTGACGAATTGAGCTTCTTCCTTAGTCATTACTGAACTATTTTAACGTATCTACTGAAGCAATACTTCTTTAGAACCTCATAAGCCGGTGCATTATCGTAGCATCCTAAACCCATGTTTTCTAAGATAACCTTCACGTCTTCTATGGTCTTTACTTTTTCCCAATCTATAGGATACCAAATAGGTTCTTTAGTCTGACCCATGTTAATTACGTTGGCTTCTAAAGTGTCTTGCGCTTTAGACGCTTTCTTTGTCGCTGTTTTCTTTGTGGTTGCCATTTTCTTTTTCTTTTTGCTGAATGTTTTTTAATGCTTCGTACAATGCCTCTTGAATTACTGGACTTCTTTTCTCGTAGTCTTCCGCCATAACCCAATGGCTCTTCTTTTTTTGTTCTTTATTCTCAAGAATTTCTTTGATAGTTCTTGGTTTTACAGGAATATTCTTCCATAATGTGTCCTTTCTTTTAAGGAGTTCTGCTAATACCTGTAGTCTTTCTCTTTCCATTCTCTCAGCAAAGAACGTAAGCAAGAACCGTCTCTCGATGATTTCATGCCATATTGCTTTAAGCTTCTTCATTCTTAACTTCTTTTTTAACTGGTCTCTCTTGAGATTTCCAATCTGATTTTGGTACGTAAGACCACTGACTGCCTTCCATTTGTCTGGCTTGTACGTCAGATACTCTAATGATGTTGCCTGTTTTTTTGTTTTTTAAACATTTCATCTTTTTCCATGTTTTATTTGATTAAGAAATACATTTTAAATTTACACAATTTATTACACTCTTGTATTAATTTATTTATGGTGTCCTTCCACTCTTTGTGCTCTGCTTTCTTTCTTTTATCTGGCTGTTTAGAAAACATATTTTCTATTTGATCTACTATGTCTACTACAAAGGCCATAAATTAAAATCTTTTGGCTAAGTTTACTATAAAGGCCTCTTCTTCTTTAGATAGAGCATTCCATTTTGTACACAGCTTATCTAATGCTTCTATGAATTCTAATTCAGTGGCACATACTTGTCTATCTATATGTGTATCTTTTATGTGTCCTTTCTCTTTTAACCAATCTATGACTTCATCAATTTCTGAAGTGTCACAATCTTCTAAAAAATCATTAACTTCTACGTCAACGTCAATCTCTGTGTCTACCGGTACTAAAATGTTTGGCATAACCTTATTTTTTTGTTTTATTAAATGATATATGACCATCTGTGATAATCATATACTCTTGACTTGTTTCTTGTACGTCAACGAAATAATATCTACCGCCTGTTGCCTTACCCTCCTTGTCTATCTCGTTTTGATATGTGTGACCAACCACTTGAATAATTTTCTTACGCAATGTTTTTTTATTGGCCTCCATTAAAGCTTTAGGTCTTATCCACATCGGTCCTTGATATGTCTCGTTACCATAACCACTTGCTCCAGCCCATTCTGTTGCACTGAACATTTTAAAGGATCTATAGTCTAACGATAGTGGTGTATATTTAAACAACTCGTTAATCTTATCGACCATATTCTCTTCTGTCCAATCTGTAATAGTGTCGTCTAACCACTCGCTACTAATTCCTGCGTGGCTGAATACAAATTTTCCAATTCTATGTGCAACTTGTAGATGCTTACGATTCTCATCAACTAATTGCTTAATGGATGGAGCCATTCTCGTTTGATAACCCGAAGTGGAGCTATCGCCTATCTCAGGAAAGTAGTGATAATCGTGGTTACCTATTAGCATGATAACTTCTTCGCCTATAGTTTGTTTAAACTCCACGATCTCTTTAAAGTTGTGCATCTGTTCTACAGCAGAAATATCAAACGAATCGAAGTAGTCACCTAAGAATACAAATCTATCTGCGTCACTCTCTTGAGCTACGATCTGTTTCCATTGATCTCTACCGTGCACGTCTCCTATTATAACCGTTTTCATAAGTAAATTTAATCTAATAAATAATGCTAATAAAATCTATTTCCAAAGTACCTGAATTGCTACGATTAAAAAACCGAGTAGCAAACTTACAATAGTTTTTAGTGTAAATGGCTCTTTAAACATGATCGCGCTAAGTACTGTAAACATGATTATGCCTATAGAAAAACCGAGTAGTCTGCTTTCCCATATAGATCCATTGAACGCGTTGATAAAATACTGCACTGATTTAATGTAGAACCAACTTAAAGGAACCGCCATTAGTAGTAGAGGCACTGTGTACTTAGGATACCACCCATATTTTAGTGCTGCTTGTAATTGTACGAACGATCCTACTTGACCGAGGATCCCGTATAGGATACCGAAAACTAAATTTTGCATAACTGTTTTTGTTTATATTACTCTTCCGTTGGCATCGTCAAATTCATCATGTCTCCGCCAGTTTCTTCTACTTTCTTTCCTTTCTTTCCTTTGTTAATCAACTTATTCATTTCAGTTTTGATCTCCTTTAAAGAAGCAGCGTATTGTTCTAACTGCTCTCTTTCCTCTGTGGTAAGGTTCTGAATTGCCTCTTTAACTGTTACAATCGTAGGTTCTGTTACCATACCAGTTACAGTGTCTATGCCTTCTGATAGTAAACTCGCTATTTGTTTTGAATAGTCTTGTGGTTTTATGTAGCTCATGTGTCTTGTTTGTATTAATAAATATTAACCTATTGAGATGCCTGAGCCAGTTGTTTAAGCTTCTTGCCTACTTCAGGATCTTTGATTATCTGTATTGAATAATCTGTTTTGCCATCAACTACTAAGTGACCTGTGAACCTTTCTGCTGTGCTGTGATTAACACACGTTGTTGAGTAACCTAGAGCCACCCTTTTTGGGTGGATCTCAGTGCTACATACTTTGCAATATTTTTTATTCATTAGAAATGTACTTTTTTAATGTCCTTAATTTGCTGCTGAATTAATTTAGCTGCTGTCTTGTTTCCTTGTGAAAGGTAGAACTTAACCTCTTTCTCGAGTTCTTCGATAGTCTCTATTAGTTCGTCTTCGTTCTCGTTATAGATGTCACCAATTTCAATTTCTTCAAACATAGATTATAAATTTTGGATTTGTTTTAATAATATTGTTACGTCTTCCTCTGTTAAATAACCTTCTACGTCGTTGGTTACTGATGTCTCGTAAGTTACCTGATCTTGCGCATCGATTACAGCCAACTCGTATAGTCCTTCGTTTCCACCGTATGTGTGTGGTCCTTTAACTACTGATGCACCATATCCATTGTCGAACTTGATACGACTAATCATACCTGAACCCCTTGGATGGGGTTTAAATTCTAAATCATTGAATGTTTTCATAGTTGTTTTTCAATTTTAAATGTTACCAACTTGATTGATATATGTACTCTTGTGTATCTGCATCTCCTGCTGACACGATACTCATTAAGATATCGTATGTGTTCTGTACTTGCTCGAAGTAATAGTCATCATAGTCTGTACTTCCAAAGAAAAAGCCTGAGCTTCTTGGTAATAGCTGCTCTGCTTTACTGTGATCGTCTAATACGTCTTCGCATACATTCAATAGATCTCGCAACTGTTCGTAGCCTACGCTGTACTCTCTACAATCGTCTTGATCTTTCTGCACGTTCTTTACGAACCACTGATGGATCTGATTTGCTTTACGCCAATATCCAACTTCTTCTACGATGTAGTCAATCTTTTTTGGATTGATGAACGGATGTGACTTACCACCTTCTGTGATTATTACTTCGCATCTTTTATCTTCGCGTACCCATTCTCCTGTGTGTAAGAATGTTTTTTTGTGCAAATACATGTCTAATCCCATAACTTTTATTTTTTATTTGTTTATAATTTAATTAGGCTACCACAGAAAATTTACTCATGTGATCGTTGTATCTCTCTATTTGCTTCGCATTATCTTGATCACGTTGTTTGCTTTCCCAATAGTATACAGTTGCAATGAAGTCATCGAATCTTGCTTTAGTGACAACTATAGAACTAAAAGATCCATCTTCAACAGCGGTCGTTTTTATGTTCATCTCTACTTTTCCGTACTTAACTTCACCTACAACTTCGAATGCATATACTCGTACGTGATCGTATTTGCCTCTACCAGTTTGTAGATCAAAGTACTGAGGATTTGTTTCTAATGTATATGAGCCTTCTTGATCATAAGGAATGTTATAATGTCTTTCGCAGATCATACGTGAAGATATTGTATGTTGAAAACCTGCTTTGCTATATTCTGCAATACCTTGTTCGGCTATTTCCTTTTCTGTTTTACGTATAGCAAATTCTGTTTGGCTAATCGGTTGCTCGAATGTAGCGTAACGTTTTTGTGCGTACTGTTGATATTCAGCTTTCCATACTGGCATCATGAAGTTAATTTGATTCAATAAAGTTGCAACCATACCTAAAGTTTTTAAGTAAGCAATAGTTTTAGTATCGTTGTACTCTACTTCTTTAGAATAGAAACTTAATTTTGCTTTAGCTTCTTCGCCATATCTAGCGTAGTGATATATAGTAATAGCATTGTGTCTCCACGTATCTTTTACTTCTTCTTCAGATGAAAAGATTTGCAATGTTTCTCCACCACTTTCGAGTTTGATTGTATACGTTTCACCAGTAAATTTGTAAAACCATTCTGCAATGCTTGTTTCTAACGTAGCAACTTCTTTACTAAAGACATTGTCGTAATAATACTTAGATGCTTCTTTTTGAGATTGTAACTGTGACTGTAACGCGGTCAACGTAGTTTGTAGTGTGTTCATAACTTTTATTTATATTAATAATTTTTTAAATATGACGCTTTATTTGTCAGCATCAGAGTAAAAGTACTACTATCCTCCGAAACAAAAAAATTATATATAAAGTATCTTAAAAATTCTTCATAGAGAATCAACGCGTTATGGATATTCTTTTTTAATATGCATAACTGATTGGTTTCCAATGGGTTACATTGGACGTATTAGAGCTCATTTGGGAAGCTTTGCCCAATATGACTATATTGTATTAAGTTCTTTGTTTTTTGACCAATGGTGAAGACTTGGGAGCTCCAAAATTAAAGAATTTGATCTTATTAGATGCCTGATATGGACAAGATGCGCATGCTTTACCGAATAGATCCATGTGAAAGTCGCAACCAATTTGATCTGAACTACACGGTTTGAGTGGTATCCTATTACCGAAAGTTTTTTTAAATAACTGTTTCATAACCTTTAGATGGGAGTTTATGTGTATTTTGAGATGAGTGTGTCTATAATTTGTTTTTCGTCTTCGCTTAAATTTTTTTTGTTTTGTATAGTCTTTACAAAATGTATGTGCTTTTCTACTACTTGTCTTTTAGCAGCAAATAGGCCTGATATTCTACCTCCTTCTATACACTGTTTGTATTCTGATGATAAGGCATCTTTTACAATTAATATCTTTTGATCGTAAGATAACTCCTTATTCTTCTGTCTATTTTTAAAAGAATCCGCCAATTCAAATGCTTTGATTAATTTATCTCCCATTTTTGTCAATGCGTTTCTTTTAAAATTCATGCTAATCTTTTTTGTTCATCATGTACTTGTATATAGTTTTTTGTAACTCTGTGAGAGCCGTGGTATTATCTCTTATTAAAGTATCTAGTCTGTCTCTCTCTTCTACTAAAATCTCCATCATTTGCTGTTGTAGTTTATCTATCTTCTCTTCTAGTTGTTCGTTCTTCTTAACAAGTCTTAAGTACTGTTGCCAAGCAAAATATCCCAATAAAAAAGCTAGTATGCCTAATATACCGTATTGCATAAAAGCGGAACCTATACTAGCGCTATCAATCGTTGTCTGTAAAATCGTCATCGTTTTAGTTTAAATTTGAATATTTCCTACACAATAAATCTTCCCAATTCTCAGCTAAAACTTTAATTTGTCTTGCAGATGCTTTGATCTGACCTGTATCTATTAATCCAACCATTGTCTCAACCCATACTTCTCTACTATTTACATGTAGATATTCATGTATCTCGGTTGGAATCTGTGTCTCTTCCGCTATTTTATCTAGTGTGTCGTGAATCAGCATATCCTGAACATAAATATTTGAGGTTAACCAATATTGTATTCTTTTTTCAAGTGTGTAAGACATTTTTTATAATCTCTCTTTTCTATTCTAATGGCGTCTTTCTCCATTGGGTTTTTGTGATGAGGCAACCATTTAGCTAATATTTGATATTCGTGCATGGAATGATTGACATAGTGCCAATATTCATGAATAACTGTCTTTACTAATTCTTCTAAAGTGTGATGAGTTTCCTTATTTATGAATATGGTCTGGTCTACCTCATCATAATATCCATAGTCTTCTCCTGTGTAATGGTCTGGCTTTCTAAATTCTAGAGATGGATATGGACCATTTATTTTAGATCTACCATAGGTGAAATAGCACCAATCCAATATCTTCTGTGCTGTGGCTCTAGTTACGTAATTCTTTTCCTTTCTCATAATCCTAATGCTTTTCTTTCTGCTTTTGTTAAATTTGCTATGACTTCTTTTTGTATCTTTTTGTATTTCTTCAGTCTTTCCTTCTCTTTGTCTTTATTTTTGGTTGACGTATTTTTCATATATAACTTTATACTTCTTTGATAGTTTCTCTAATTTTGTTCCAGGGATTTTGTTATTAAATTCAAAGTAATCTGAATCTATACACGTATATGCCTGAATCTCGTCATTGAATACTTGCTCCGTATATCCCATATCTGTTAAGTTCTTACGCATCCTATCGTATGTTTTAGGATCTATCTCTTTGGTAATAGCATCCACTTCTTTCTTATAGTTACTGTCTATATGATAGTACGCATGACATAACTCGTGTTGAAACGTGCTTGATACAGTGTCTGCTACTCCAATGATATAAGCTTTGGATTTAGGTCCGTACTTTAAGTTCACTTTCTCTGTAATCTCATCTAGTATTTTACCCATAGTTGCATCATAAGGCGTGTAGTATGTATACTTTTTTCCCATCTTGTCGTAACACTTTTTTGCCACATTTAAAGGAAAGTTAAAGCCTACCCAATCTGATGCATAACTAAACGCATCTCCGTTCTTTCTGCTATACCATTCTATATAGTCCCATATTTCAAAAGCTTTACCTCTGAATTTAGGATTAGGAGACTCGTAGAACTCTTGTACTCTTATGAACAACATTGCTCTATGATACCTGTCTGGTACTATCACAGCAAATATCTTTGGTTTTATTTCTTTTATGTTATATTGTATCTTCATCTTGTTTTTGTTTATTCCATTTACTTTTAGATAATAAGTCTGCATAATCCTTATATCCCCGTTCTACTGCAAATTCGTCATTCAGCTTATCTCGATATGCTTTAACATTTGCTTTATCGTTCATTGCTTCTGCATTTTCGAAGCCTAAATCTATAGCGCAAGCTTCTTCGCACCAATCATGAGATCCTATGTTTATGCTTATAGGCAGATCAGTTTCTATAGACTCTATGAAGTCTTCGAATTGATTAGCGGATACAAACGGCATACAATAAGATCCTTCTGCTATTTGGTATCCACTCTCATTTTGCTTATCGAATATCTCTACTCTACCCATTCTATATCTTTCTCCCAATAAACTGAATATACCGTAACCAACAGTAGAATAGTAGTAACGACCTTGATGAGATACTCCGTTCATATTAACACATTCAGGATTCGTTTCCATCCATGTGGCTAACTTATCTATTAATTGCTCGTCTGTTAGTTCTTCGTTCTTAGCTCTGATATTCTGTAGATACCACGCTACACGTTTTCTATTTATTTTCATACTAGATATTTTCTTGTTCAAATAGTTTTTCAAATCTCTTTGGTAATTTATCGTACTTACCTCTAAATGTGGTTGGCATCGCAGCAACAATCTTCTTGTTTCTGTAAGGCGGATTGTTAGGACTGCACCATCTTCTGGTCTTCCTCATCCAATGGTAAAAATATAAATAAGCATTTGCTTTTTTCACATAACTTTCTTTGTCAATGCTTAAGTTATATTTGCCTATCAATTTAACAGATCGTTTCTCGTTGTCAAGTTCTAAGTCTACAACTCCTTGAATCGCTGCATCTACCATAGCATCAGATAGTTTTTCACCGGATATCCACGCGTCTACAGCAAATAGATACTTGTTTGCTTTCGTATACACGGGTACTTTATCTATCCACTGTGTGAGATGACCATATTCGTGTACCAATATTTCAAACGAATCTTTCTGCTTCATCGCTACTTGTAACGTTCTGCCTTCGTCGTCAAAATATCCTGTGCACCTTACAGAAGGAATTGGTTTTAGGTACTTTACGTCTTTAAGCTTACACGATACTTTGTGTTTCTTACAACCATTTTTCACTAACTCAATAAACATCTTATCGTTCTTGCTTAATCTCATATCTTATATGTTAAAATTTAATTTTGAATAAGCTTTAACATCATACTGCATTTGTAGATCGTATGCATTTATTTTTGATGATCTGTCTTCGTAAGATTGGGATATATTCAAATCTCGCATCCACGCTTGAAATTTAGGATTTGCCATTGTTTCTTCTCTTAGTCTTATTAACTGCATTTCTTTTTCTATATTTGCTATCATATTACTGGTTTTTAAATTATTCTGTGTATTCTTGTATGTCATAATAGTGGTCAGCTTGATAAGGTAATACACTGATCACGTTCTTTGCATTCCACATTTGCTTAATACATTTCTGGAATTCTTCGAAAGAGTGGTAAGGCGCATCTATTCTAGATCCATCGTCGTAGGTTACTTCTACTCTAGCGATCTTATAGTTCTCTATGTATCCACCCATACGAGCGTCTTCGTATTGATCTTGAGTTCTAAAAGTGAATTCAATTCCTGTTAAGTTGTCTATATACATAAGTTTGTTTTTAATTATTAATAGCAGTATGGTCCTATCATTGTTAAAGGCACATCGTATCTACCAAATCCGTCTAATTCGTGTACGGTAGCTTTAGTTAATCTGATATCCTTTATGATGAATACTTTACCGCTTGTCTTATTATGTTCTACTATTACCTTATCTCCGATACTGAATGCTTTACGCTTTTCCTTTGAATCGGTTTTCTTCTTTGCTTTAATGGTATCTACTACCATTCTATTTAACTTTGATAATTCTAATAAAGTCAATTTGTTTAATTGTGATTGAGTCATGTTTATATTTTTTAATAATTAAAGTAATAAGATGCTTGTTCCCATCTGCCATCAACATTTGTTTCTACGACATAGTCACCATTGTATTGTCTATTCTCTCGTAGTACTAACCAAATTTTATGAGTATCGGTTTGGATCTTTAACTCATCACCGTCCCATGCTTGTTCAATTGTTTCCATGCTGTTTAATTCAGCTTTAGTGTATTCGTGTAACATAATTAAATTATTTATGATATTCATTGTTATAAAATTTAGAGTCGTCAACTTCGTTGTAAGAATAGTCTACGGTTATTCTCTCTTCTAAGAATTTTTCTTTAACTACACCTATCTTACGATCTTCGATAGTTACTGTACCAACTCCATCGTATGCTTCTAATTCTATTTCGTCGTACTGAGCACATGCATCTTTGTAACTAAAGAAAGGCCCAAACATTACGCTATATTCTGCTGCATCGTATCCTTCTAATAAGAATGATTCTCCGTGCCCATCTTTGTACTTCATAAAGTATGGTGACTGAGTAACGAACCACACATTAGGAGATTTGCCATCACCAATAATATTCATAGCTAAATCCTTAGCTAATTTTGCTGTGGTCGTTTTGTATTCTGCTAAATGATCTACTTCTACTTTAGGTGCTTCTACTGTTTTAACAATTCCAAATTCAAGTACATAGTTTTCAATCTTAGCTATAATTTCTTCTCTCGTCATGCCTTTATAATCTAAGTACTTAATAGTCCATGCGCCTCGTGGATGAGAATAGCTAATTGTATTTTCGTCGGGTGCACCTGTGTACATATAACCTAAATAAGAATTAACATGACCGCTATCTAACCATGCTGGAACATGACATAATACTCTCCACATTCCACGCTTAGTGTTTTCTAAAAAGCCTAAACGTTTTAAATAACCTTTGTACTGATCTTGACGATAGTGTTTACCAGCGCTATATTTTTTCCACCAAGTTATTTGTTCGATACCTTCCATTGCTGCGTGGAATTCTTTAGTAGTGAATGTGTCACCTATGTTTTTAGAATTGATGAACGACTTTACAGATTGGAATAAATTTGGTTTGACATTCATAGTAGCTAATGCTTCTACTAAAGCGTCTTGAGCTAAGAATGTATCTTTTTGAGATCTACCGCCAACGTGCCACTCGATTGTTTCTTTATCGGTATAACGACGATATTCTTTCCAATCGTATACAGTAAATATAGTACCGTCTTCTAATTCTAATTCCCACTCGTTTTGCACTTTATCGTGGGGGTCGCTCGTATGATTTGGCGCACCTAAGATAATTTGTAGATCTGCTAACGTAGCACTGATTGTGGCACCGTGAAATGAAGTACCGTCTAACGATTTGTTTGTTTTCTTTATCATAACTTATTTTTTTGTTTTAATGTTTGTGAATTTAATATCTGTGTCGGTTAAATTTAATGTGTGACCGATATACACAATTGATAGGAATAGTATTACTGATATCATATTGATTAATTTGATGAAGGCATTGCTGAATATTCTATGTCTGTGTTGTGCCACTTTTTCATGTACCTTTGCCATGACATTTCACCTGTATCTATTCTCGCTTGATCTAATTCCATGTTGTGAGGTACGCCTGCGATGAAGTCTTGATTATCTAAGAATTCAAAGTTAACGTGACAATCTGGATTAGCTTCGCTAAGCGCTTTATGATTCAACTGCATGTTTTTCCACATAAGCTCTTTGTCATAATCTTCGAATATTACAACTTCGTGGTCAGTAACGATCTCTTTTGTAAGAGCATTTTTAATGTAAATTCTAACTTTCATAGCTTTTATTTATTGATTATAGATAAAACTACACAATTCTGGCTATCTAGAGCTGTTTTATTGAACTATTTTCAAAATTTCTCGATAGATAACCAATCAGTTATGTATATGTTTTTTAATAATATGAGGTATTTTCATAACGCGTTGATTGCCAATAGGTTGCAACCCTATGAAAAACAATCAGTTATGAATGGTCTTAAATTAAATGTGTAAAGCGTTGGGAAATTACTTGTAGTCTATGATATCGTCTACATTTAGGTTGCCTTTATCGTCGTAACCTATACGTTCTAAGTGTTCTAAATAGAATGGATCTAAATTATAGAACTTCGTATTGTTCTCGTCTAATACTTCTTCGTCGTGTATGTACTTAGACTCTATGTTTCTTGTTATACGATCGCTGAATGGATCCACTGCAAATAAGAAACTGCAGTTATAACATAACCATCTTAGGTTCTCTAATCTCCAATCAGATTTGTTACCATTAGAGAAGTTAATCAATAATGGTACCTTCATATCTAATATGCGTTTCTCTTTGAATCCGCACTCTGCACAACAGTATCCTAATCTACCATCTTTCATTAGTAGATCTTTGAGCTTAGCAACTCTCTGCGGATTTGATACTTGTTTCTCTGTAAGCATCTCGTCTAAGTCTCGTTTAAAATTACTGCCTTGAAAATTCTTAGGTATCCCTTTGGCTGATTGATTCATGTGTAAATCAAACAACGTCTTTCCAGTATCTCTGTCTATATACTTACTCGCATATTTCTTGTACGTAATGTAAGTGATCTGCATCCATCTTGCAGCCTCGTGATTGCTGCGAGTATTCTTCATTGCTTCCCATATCTGATCTTCTGTGATCTGAAGACCTTGATAGGCGAAATTAGGCTTTTCTCTATTCTCTTCCACTAATCCTGTATTTTTGGATTAAGATCTACCATGAGGCTCCAAAGATCGTAAGGCGTTTCTAGTATTATTTCTTGACCTGATTGATCTACTAATGCGTTCAATGTACCATCAGGATTTACTCTATCATAAAGATAGAACGCTATGATATCTGAACAAGCCTCTCCAAAATGTAAGTAGTACATTAGATCTATAATTGATAAAAACTTCTCGTCATACTTAAACATATCCATATCCATATCCGCATATAGCAACGATTGTCTCACTGTTATCTCTTCCATGGAATTCATCATCTGTACAAACATCTCCTTCTTCTTGTCTAACGCAGTTCTCTTCTTTCTTCTAACGTAAGACTTAACATTTAATATTCCGTTTACTGCTGTTTGTATTTCTTTGAAATCTTCTGCCATTGTTATAGTTTTGGTTTAGTGACTACCTTCTTCGGCTTTTTCTTTATCTTTTCTATCAGTTTGGTAATCTTGTTACACGATTCGTAGTCCTCTTCTTCTATGTAGAATATGATACAGGTTTCTAGAGCTTGAACCCATTGATTCTTATGTAATTCTATGTAACAATTTGAATCGTTAATTTCAAATATAGAAGCGAAAGTTTTTTTATTGTCTATAGCATGTTCTATAGATTTAGGAACTTCGTTCTTAATCAGAGTCTTTAATAGCTCTGAGCTTTGTATGTCGTGTGCTTTTAATGTCTCTACGTTTTCAAAGAGTGCACGAGGAGGTCTATTATTTTTCATAACGATTGTGGTTCTTTAACCTACACTTATTTTAGAATTAGGATTATTTTCTTTCATAAATTTTGAATGTTCTGGTCTTTTTTTGCCGTAGAAGCAATGGTTTTTTCCACTCATTTTTTCTATAAAAGATTTTGATTGTTTAACTCTAACACCTGTTTTTATAGGACATTTATCAAAATGCCATCTATGCATTGTGCTATTATTTCCTTCTTTTCCGCAATGAGGACAAACACTCTTTTTTCTAGGAATTCCTTTTTGTGCGTTCCTTATTTTTTCTTTAGTTTCTTCAGTTTTATGAATGCCTAAATTTGATTTATTTCCTTTAGAAGATATAGACAATTTTTTTCTATGCTCTAATGTTTTTTTTCTGCCAAACCACGGATGAGATTCACCACTTCCAAATCCTCCATCGCCTTCTTCATCTTTTAAATTAGCCCAACTATCTGAACTTACAACATTAAATAACTTAGAGTAATATTTACCCATATTTTTTAAATCGTCTTGACTTTCTGTTTCGTGTAAAATCCAAGTTTCTATATCTGAAAGTTTTATTTTATATTTGCTCAGATGTCTTTTCCATTTAAGTCCGCTACCTTTATATTCAAAAGGATTTCTTTTGGTTTTTCCTAAATAAAACAAACCTCTTGGACTTCTTTTAACATATAGATAAATAGTATTCACTATTCAGACCTCTTAAATATTTTCATTACCACATCTGCAATAGATGTTAGAGGAATTGTAAACCCTATCACGTTACGAAATGCGTTTCGATCATCGTAAGCTACTGTAATTCCAGCATCTCCCAATCTTTTTTGTAAGGCAACAGATATCTTATTTGCTAGCTCTTGCTTATCTCTTGGATCTTGAGGTTCGTCTGTCAATATAAACTGCATCTTTATACCCATTTTTGTTGGGTTATCGTTTACATCAAATTGTATAATGAATGGCATCTTTTTACCATCTATTGTCAAACTTACTGGATATCTAGGTTGCTGTGAAAGGGCCATTGTTCTTTTATCTTATAAATATTTAGAATACGTTCTTGATGAATGTTCCCATCATTTTGTCTATGTGATCTACCATTTGCAATACATTGATCTTAAGTCCATTATATTCATAAGTACCCACTGCATCTACAGATTCTTTAATAATAACCTGTATATTGGGAACAATGTTTAAATCCACATTGTCTTTTGCATCAAAGTAGATAAGAATGTCGTTCTGCTTTGGTTCTTCTATTGGACGCACCCTAGCTTCAAGGATTAGATCTGTCTTAGGTTGCTCGTATTCTATATAGTCAGCAATTATAGACTGATCTACGTATATATTATTGAACCATGGCTCTAATGATAATAATAAACTAGAATCGCAATTCTCTACAACTATTCCTATATCGTACCTCGGTTTTAATATTGGTCTTTGATACTCATCGTTATCAATCCAACTACCCCACTTTCTAATGTAGTTTCTTGCCGCTTTCGCTGAAGCATTCTTAAAGTAATCATCGTCTTTGCCGATCTCTTCTGTCCATCTGTGTCCTCTACAAGTTAAGTGATATACAAATGCATCTCTTGACTGGATTAATTCGTATCCGTGTAGCATCCATCTTTGGAATATATCCGAGTCTTCGTAAGGGAATGGCGCGAATAGTCTGTCATGTCCTCCCATTGTAACAAAGTCTTCTTTGTATATAATCCACGGTGCAAACATACCATTAGTGGTTAAGTCTTTGTACTCATGTTGAGCCTCTAAAACGTATGCCTCAAATGCGTTTAAGTTTAAGTTGTCGAAGTCAGTACCAAAATCTTTAATGATCTTCTCTTTACCTGCTGGGTGCAATGGAGGTTCTACTCTTGTTGCGCACACTACAGTTTCTTTTTGTAAATGCTTAAGTGTATTCTCTAAGTAGTAAGGACCTAATATCATATCTGCGTGCATGATACCGACCACTTCTGTTTGAGCCAACTCAATTCCTTTATCGTATAGTACTGTATGACCTACTCTTTCAGAAGATCTATATATAGCGGTGATATTGTCATCGCTTAAACTAGCCAACCACTCTGTAGTACCATCTGTAGATCCATCGTCTAACATAACGATCTTACAATTTTGCGCATGCGTCTTTATACTCTGATATGCATTCTTTAAGTGTCTTAGATTATTACTCGATGGTATAACTAATGTAACTTGTTCTTGTGTTAACATAATTTTAATTTAGGTTGACTTTCTTTTTTCTCTCTTACAATTAATTTGAATACTTGTAACTCATATTCTCCAGGTTCTTGAACTTCATTAGTGATTAATTCTGGTAGATTATGCAGAATATAATTAAAAAGATCTTGATTATTAAGAATATCTTTATAGTCTGCTTCTAAAATCATATCTGTAGTTAACTCGCTAACAAACTTAGAAGTCAAATCAAAAGAAGTCAAAGTGCTTGCGCCTTTAATGTAGTTAGTAGAATCAGCTTCGCACTGTATCTGATCGAAGAATGGTTCTATTCCTAGAACTTTACTATCGAAACAGTTTAGTATTCTTAAACCAATATTGTATTTTATATTTGGTATTGGTTCTAATGTATCTGTTTGTTTTAAAAATCCTCCCCATTTTCTAATGTATTCATTCATTGATATGGAGTTATTTATTTGCCACGCTTCGTCTTTCTTTTGAAAGTCTTCCATCTTTTCTGCGTGTGCAAATTGTCCGCCTCTACAAGTTAAGTGATATACCATTGCAGACCAAGATTGTATTAGATCATATCCTTGTAATTTAAAGCGTCTAAATAAATCTGCATCTTCAAATACTGATCTGAATACTGGATCGTGTCCTAAATGTTGGTCTTTTCTAATTAACCATGGAGCAAAGATACTCTTTGTTATCTTATCGCTTTTGTTCTCTTCTACAAACTTATTAAACTCTTCAATCTTTAAATCTTCTGGCCACATACCAAAATCTTGTACTATCTTCTCTATTCCTGCTGGATGTAATGGCGGTTCTATACGTGTAGCGCATACAATATTATCTTTTGTTTTAATATCCATCATGTGCTTGTCTGCATGAGGACCAAGAATCATATCTGCGTGGAATGCAACTACATATTCTCTATCAGCCTCTTTAAATATTGTATCGTAAGCGTGACCTATTCCTTTGGGTTCAGTGCTAGCATTTATAATAAACCTAACGTCTTGTGTCTCTAACCATTCTACAGTTCCATCAGTATCTTGATCTACATACACAATTATTTCGTTAGGATAATAAGAGTTATCTTGAATAGATTTGATACATGGTTTTAAGTATCTTAAGTTATTTTTTGAAGGGATGCAAAACGTAATTGCCATTATATAATTTCTACTTGTACGTTACCAAAACAAACTAAACCTGTTCCATGATGATGACCAATCTCTGTTACATCATACGTAGGTAAGTCTAAACTATCCCACCAAAATTGCATACTAGGATTCAAATGAATGTCGTCGCATAACATAAAACCTTCGTATCCAATCTCAGTTAATAAATCTGAGAACACTTTCTCTTGAGCTCCATCATGTGGATCGATGTCTAACATAATCAACGGACTTTTCAATAAGATTTCTTTGTCTTCTGTATTGATGTCTTTAATTACTGGAACGATATTTGAATATTGTTTAAACGAATCAAAGTCATTGTTATTGATATCGTATGTACGTACAATGTTATTAGGGTTATGTGCAAAAGCGATAGCTGAATTACCATACGATGTTCCTGCATCAATGATAGTAGTCATATTAAACTTGGTCGATAGATAAGCGCATAGTTTAAAGTGTTCTCCATCAACTATATTCCACTCTTGCCATGGACATTGCGAGTTAGTTAGATGGCTTAAATCGAAGCTTAACACATCTTGCTTTACAATGGTTAGTTTTTTCATTTGAATAAATGTTTGTATTTGTCTTTGTTGTTAATTAAATATGTTGGAAGTAAATCATTACGAACTTCACAAGCAAATGGTCGGCCTAATACATCCATGCCTGCATCAAGACGTTGTTGTACTACGTTCTTAACTTGATCGTTATTGTATTCTTGGTGACCAAAGTTTTCTAGTTTAGTCTTAATACGTTCTAAGCCTCCTTGATAAGTAAAGTGCCAACCTCCGTTATCTAAGAATAGGTGTTGTGTTTTAGATACAGTATCTAAGTGATTAGCTGACGCGTTCTTTATATTCTTATACTTAGTGTAGTAAGTACCGAACCACTCTTCTGAACTTCTAAGGTTTAAGAAGCCGGTCATTACGTGTTGCTTTAATTTGATCACGTTGTAGTCATCAACAGGATATTGAATATCTGGATTCCACATCTCATCTACATCTGAATTAAATACTAAATCGTTGTCATCAAGTCCTGCCATCATTAAACCTCTGCGAATGCTTTCATGTTGATAGAATTCACGAAGCCATTGTTCTTCTCCAGCTGTATTAGATGTAGTTAAACAGTGCATTAAGATATTCTTATGTAGATCATCTTTAGGATTCATAAATGCCTTTCTAGCTTCTGCAAAGGTATTAGGCGTATCATCAACAATGCAGTGCACAATCTTATGATTGAACTTTTCAAACAAGTGTTTGTTCTCGTTGTAGTATAAAGGTTTGTCTTTACCTGCATGACTGACTGTTGATTCAATCAATATAAAATAGTCTACCTTATCATTGAGTATATTAAGTCTAATGTCTAATAGATCTAATTCATTAAAGAATATAAATGCGTCTGCTACTTTCATTTAGTATATTGTTTATAACGTTCTGAGTTTTGTTGTATGTATAATTCAAACTCTCTTTTACATTCGTCGTAAGATTGTAAGTTACCTTGTCTGTCCATGTAAATAAAGTCTCTATATAAGTTAACTCCTGTACACCAATATCCGTCTGATACATTATGTCTTGCCCAATATTTAGGCGCGATAATTAATCTAGCCTCTTCGTTTGTTAAAGCTGGGAAATAACCAAAGCTTGAGTTAGATAAAATTAGCCATCTCGCATTCTTGATCGTAGCGTAATCTCTACCTACATCAAAGTGATACACATTATCTGCAAGTTCAGGAAGCAATCTCTTTGCCATATCTGGATTCTCTGTGATAACTAAGAACTGCATGTCGGGGTTCATCTTTAACATGTGATAAATAGCACGAACCCAATAATCTCTTGGTAAAAATAGTTCGTTGTTACCTTCGTAGTCTCTGATATTCAGTACACAAATGTTATCGTCTGTGAATTCTTTATTATCATGTTCAGGCTTTAACTTCAACCATTGCTTAATATCTTCTTTACGATGGTAGATATAGTCTTCTGATTGCATCGTGCCATCAATCTTACAGTCATCTGGCACATTGGCTAAGTCGTGATCCGATAACCTAATATCGCAACCTAAAGTGGCATCGTGATTGCTATTGTTAGTAATAAGTCTTAACTCTTTTTCTTGATAGTGGTTGACAATCTTGCTATCTTCAACAGGTTCTCCTAAGTATAAGTCCATAAAATATAGACCTTCGCTATTGTATCTTTTATCTCCCAAGTTCTCTAAACCTTTAAGACCAAACTCAACATCTCTATCCTCTGCTATTACTCTAGTAGTAACGTAAACGTGTAGTTGGTTACCTAATCCTTGACCATGGTATAATTCAGTTAGTATCATTATTTATTTTTTCCAGAATGAATAAATGCCTTTCTCTAATTCGTAAGTCTCCCAATGAAATCTATCTCTATTAGGTTGGCGTTGTGCCCATTGCCACATATCCAATAAGCCATCAGATAAATGCGTCTTATGTGTAAAGCCTAAAATGTCTTCTGACTTATGATACGTAGGGATTGAATGTTTAACTTCGTGTCTTGCTTCTTTATAATCAACCTCTGCTCCGTATTTAATCACGTCTCTTAATACTTTGTTAGCATCGTTAATACTCCACTCTTCAACTCCACCTAAATTAATAATCTCTTTAGACGCTCTTGGTTCAATAGCTGCATTCCATAATGGTTCAACTATATCATCGATGCAACTGAATGCTCTTGTTTGCGTACCATCACCGAAGATAGTCATAGGCTCGCCATTCATGTGTTGATACATCCAGATGCCAAGTACATTACGATACTTATCCCAAATGTTTTGCTTACGACCATATACGTTGTGAGGTCTGATAATACAATAGTCTAAACCATGTTGTTCGTTTGCTATTTGAATATCCATCTCACATGCGTATTTAGCAACTCCGTATGGATCAATTGGCTTAGGTATTTGTGTCTCATCAAAGATACCACCGTATCCATGACCATATACCGCTAAAGTAGATGTGAACACTAATCTCTTTACATCGTACTTAATACAGTTGTTTACTATTCTAGCGGTTGCAACTAAGTTATTGTTATAGTTGTATTGTCTAATGAATGGACTTAATCCTTCTGCTGCGTAAGCTGCAAAATGAAATACATAATCGAATTTGTTATTTTCAAAGCAGTTCTCAATCGGGTGATCTACCAAGTTCATTTGCCAAAAGTTAACCTTTGGGTTTACATTCTCTAAATAGCCGCCTGATAAATCATCTATGCCTACTACTTCTACTTCAGGTTTGTTCTCTATAATCCAATCTGCAAGTCTTGAACCTAATAGACCTGCGACTCCTGTTATTAATACTTTCATTTATAAACTTTTTTGTGTTACTTGATAATAAAAATTGTTTCTACCATGAAATCCAAAAGGTATGTTACCATAATTCTCTGCTACCATAGTTTCGTGACTGAATTGTGCAGCAACCTCTATTGATGCAAACTTACAGCCAGCTGATTCGTAGTTACTTCTATTATGACAACATATAAATCCATCTTCGTGATAGAATCCATAATACTGTTTCCATTCTAAATCTAAATCATTTGCCACACATAATAACTTTTTACTTCTTAGTGTAAATCCTCCATTACCCATTCTTTGTATGTTTCCTTCTGGATCTCTGAAAGAGAAATCATCTTGGGGCAATGGCCATAAAGCTCCTATGTAATCGTATTGCATCCACTCGTTTTGCCAACTATCTGGATTCACCACATATCCATCGTTCTGTACTAATAAGCAATGTGTAGTGTTAATGTATTCATGCAATCTATAAACTATAAAGTGGTTGTACTGCTCATAGTTTAATGGTTCGCATTTGATAATCTCTACTACATCGTCTTGTATATCTTCAGGAGTAATTAGGATCGCACGGTCAAACTCTAATTCTCTCATAGAATACTTGATAGCCTTTAGAGTTTCAATAGCTTTTGTACCTGCTACAGCAGCGATGGTTACATTATTTAGTTTCATACTTTCTTATTACTCTTTGTATTTCCTCTTGTTTTTGTTTCTCAGTTATCATGTTAGTAGTTCTAACTTCTGCGTTTCTATTTACTGCACAAACAGTATCAATAACTACTGGGTCTCCGTACATGTCAAATAATCTTTTATAGTATTCTACGTCTACTAGCCAATTTAAAGACTCATCAAACATGGGTAAAAATTGTTCATTTCTTACGGTTAATACTGAAGGACAACTTATAGTGTTTATTCCTGCATATATGCGAGGGTGATAATATGGAGTCATTCTATCGTACATTGTAATACAGTCATCCGTATGTACGCACGCAGTAATAAACCAGTCTTTATCTTGATTCTCTACAATGCTATCGTATATGATTTGAAGCGAGTCTGTATCATAAAGGAAATCATCTTGAAATAACATCTTAATAAATAAACCTTCACAGCTTCTAATTGCGTTATTCATATTAGGCGCTATCTTTCCTTTACCATGATGGTTTCTATTCCATATTATGGGCATCTGACTATTCCATGCTTCGCATAATTGTTTTATACCATTATCTTCACTATGATCTGATATGACTACTTCGTAATCTGTAAAACTCTGCTGCGCTATTATGTTAAATGAGTGCTCTAGATATTCGACTCCTTTACCTCGAATTCCCCATGTGGGAATAGCAATACTAAAAAAAGGTTTTACTTTACTATCCATGATTGAGGGTATAAATCTTTTGTATTGTGAACGTGTTTGTATGCAGGTCCGAACCAACGTTTTGGAGCTACAACTCTTTTATTTGTGTTATCGTTTAGCCATGCGCCCCACCAACTAAAACTACTATTTGCTATTACGTTATGATCGCACATTGTCATCATACACATATCGACTGCAGGATCATTTCCTTCGACATATACAATATTTTCTTGTTCTCCAAATAATTCTTTTGCATATTCTATATCGTCTGAGAATATTAAGAAACAATAATCTCCATCCATAAATTCAGTCATAGCATCGAAGTAATAATCCGCATCCATAACTGGATGGAACTGTTGAAGACCTGCATAATCTCCTCTTCTTAAATGTATCGATACGTATTCTACTTTACTAGAAAATTGTGGAAAGCTATTTTCTGCTTGTTTTTTAATCTCTTTATCAAATTGAAAGAATCCTAATATTAAATCAGAACAGTGCTCAAAGTACTTTTCAGTTTGAAAGTATCCCATTAAATTGGTCTGATCAGGTACGGTGAATAAGTCAGGGCAAAAATGGAAATATGGCTCTTGAGCGATGTGATATGTTTGTATCTCTTCTAAAGGTTGTAGAGTTCTTTCTACATTTGGAAAGTATTTTGGCAAATCAAAATAGACTTCTCGTCTAACTCCGTCTTTAAAGTCTTCTACACTAGGCACTTCAGTATTCTCTTTTGGAAATGCGAATAATTGATTTGCTTTTCTGGCAATACCAACAGTGGCAGCGAATTGAAACATTTGGTTACCGAGACGACCATGCTTTCCTATGTACTTGAATGAAATCATTTTGTTTTAAATTTTAATCTGCCTAATTTCCAACCATTTTTAATATATGATTCTACATCATTAGGTTTTATTTGTGATTGAATTTCCTCTTTATACATCCATTTAGACCCTAGTATGGTTTTAGATATTTTAGATTTAGCTTCTGGATTCCTACGAATAGGATTATTATCTCCCATTTTAATCTTCCTCATCTTTTCTAGAGTTGCTTCTGAATGTTTTATTCCAAATCTATTGTTAGCTGATCCTGCATATAATTTAAGTTTTGCTTTAGTTTCATCTGTGTGTAATCTCCCAGTATTTTTCTCTCTTATTTTTTGTTTAGTTTCTTCTGTCATAATATGAAAATTTCCAGGATCTTGTAAATTTAGCATTTCACATCCGCAATCTTTATATAAATCATAATATAGTTTTTCATATTGATTAATAATATCAAGGCTTACATCTTCAGGAAGCTCATGTATTAATTCAAATGCATGATTTTCTTTTCCGTGTTTTACCATAGATGCATATAATTTACTATTACGTTTAATAAATTTAGCAATATGATTGTGTGTGTTTACTCGTTTTCTAACATTTCTACTCTGCCCAATATATATTTTATTTTTAGGACTAGTTATCTTATATATTCCAGGATTGTTTGTCATTATCTTTTTATATAAATATTAAGCTACCGACCAAAATGTCCTATCTTATTATAAGTTATCATAACAATTCTTTAATTGATTCGTAAACTCCTTTCGATGGAAAAAATCCTAATGATCCTAATTTGCTACAATCTAAATACATAGATTCGACTTGTACTATCTTATGAAAGTCTGAAGGTTCCATGTTTCCTATCTCGCTGTGTGATCCTATTTCATGATGAGCGTAAGCTACGATATCTTTAAATAACGTTGGTTTTCTTGCAGATCCTAAATTATATATTTCTCCGTTTTCTCCACGATCCATAACAAACTTAATACCGTTTACTACATCGTCTACGTGTACAAAGTCTCTATAGAATTCTCCGTTATTGTACAAGTTAATGTCTCTATCCACTTTCATCTCGTCAATAAGAAATTGTAGTGCATTCTTTTTCTTTGAAGCTTTACCGTCTCCTTTGCCTATTACGTTTCCAAGTCTTACTATGTTATATCTGATACTGAAAGTCTTACAGTAAGATTCTATCAACTGCTCTGCGGCTAATTTAGTTATTGAATAGAATCCTTTAGGTTTACAAGGAGAAGATTCTCTAGCTGGTAGATGTGTATCTCCATAAACAAACCAAGAACTTATGAAAGTAAAATGAATGTCTTTGTTTTTGCAATTCTCTAGTACTTTCATTAAATGAATAAGATTGGTTTCTATATCAACGAATGGATTTTCTAACACATTGTAGTTATCTACTGTACTGATCAAATACAATACTCTATTAGATCTAGGTTGTACTTCCTCTCTTGGTATTACGACTGAATCTTCTTTATATTTGTTATAGAATTTTGATCCTATAAATCCTGTTCCTCCAAATATCGATATCATTATTTAAACTTTTTTACTACTTCTTCAATATATTCAAATACCTCGTTAGTGTAATGAGGCGCCGCACCAATAAAGAATACTTTATCCAATACCTTATTAGCTTCAGGATATTTATTGCTATCATCTAAGAAGCTATAGCCTGGGTGTAGTAATATATTACCAGCAAAATAGTTTCTTGTTTGTATTTTATTTGCTTCTAAGAATGCCACTAATCTGTGTTTCAATCCATCTTCTTCGCATATAAACGGAGTTCCAAACCAACAAGGATCTGCTTTCTCTAATTTACTTGGTGCTCTTAAACTTGGAATATTATCTGTGAATATCTTTGTTAGTCTTTCTCTTGCCGCTCTTCTCTTCTCTTCCATTCTATCTAACTTAATTAACTGCTCTAATCCAATTGCGCCTTGTAAATCTAAAGGTTTTAAGTTATAACCCATTTGAGAGAATACATACTTATGATCGATAACTCCATCGTAACTGTCTAACCACTTATCGAATCTATTTCCGCATGTTCCACACGGTAATAAGTTAGCAGATCCAATACAGTAGCAATCTCTACCCCACCAACTGATGCTTACGAATAGTTTCTTTAGTTCATCATCATTAGTACAAATCATTCCGCCTTCACCAGTTGAAATGTGATGGGCTGGATAAAATGAATTAGAAAATGCGACATAGTATTCGCTTAAGAATTTACCATTCCATTTAGATCCTAAGCTATCGCAGTTGTCTCCAACTAATTTTAAGTTGTACTTCTCTGCTAATTGAATTAATCTATCCATATTTGGAGGATTACCTAATACAGGCGATACAAAAATTGCTCTTGTTCTATCTGTGATCTTCGCTTCCACTTGATCTAAATCAAAGTTAAGTGTATCCCATTCAATATCAGCAAATACCGATTTTAATCTGTGTTGATATAGTACAGACACTGTTGTCGCGAATCCAACTGGAGATACAATAACTTCATCGTCATCAGCCCAATTGAATCTCTTCTTCAGTGCTGCTATCATTACTAAATTAGCAGAGCTTCCTGAATTCACCATGTGTGAGTGCTTAACATTAAATCGCTTGCTAAATCTATTCTCAAATTTATAAACTTTTTCTCCTGTTGTAATCCACTTTCCGTTTAAGAAACTTTCAATAGCTGCTTCTGTTTCTTTGTTGTCCCAATAAGGTCCACTGTAATAGATTGGCGTAATACCAGGCGTAAAGTTCTTTGCGTTGTATATGTAGGGCGCTACGTGGTTACCTACTAACTCTTGTATGTTTTCTAATTTTATCATTTTATGTTTGGGTTGAATATGTAACATTCTAATCTTTCTATAATCCATGGAGCAACGTCTTTTTCTAATAAAAAATCTGCTACGTGTTTATAAAATTCTTTAGATCTTAATTTTGCGTGTTCTTTTGTAATTCCAAAATGTCCTCCTGGTATGAATTCGTATTGTGCAGGAGGCGCTTGATTAAAAAATCTATTCCAATATCTATCTACATCAATATTAGGATTGCTGTCTTGTGGTGCGCCATTACTTTGACATATCAGTACTCTACCTTCTCCGTGATGCGTAGATGGGCTTAATGCCCACATTGAACCACCTAATGGAGATGGAACTGTTATAGTATTAAAATGGAATCCGTAGTATCCTCCTATTTTTAATTGACACCTCGAATCTTCTGTATTATTGTTTACCACTTCTATGACGTCTTCCCAATGATCGAATGGATAATCTTGTGCAAAGAAAGTAATGTCTGATAGATTATCGTAGTTCGTGTATATATGATTAAAGAAAGAGTGTACGCACCTTCCTTTGTTTGGTTCTATCTTAATTTCGTTCTCTCTTTGTTTTTCTTCTTCTCCTTTTCTATATACAGTTACCTTAATTTCAGGATTTAGTTTATCTAACCAATCTAAATACCTATCGTATGCTGCTATAACTAATTCTCTTGTCATTACTTTCTAACGTTTGGATAGTTTAATATAAACCATTCTATTGACTCTTTTAAACCTTTCTCCAAAGTGGTGAATTCGTAGTCTCCAATAATACTCAAAAGTTTGGCATTAGAAGATGGTTTTCTGTGTTGACCATTTGGTTTGTCTGTCAACCACTTTACATTGCCATTGAAGCCCATGTACTCCACAATCAGATCAACTACTTGCTTAATAGAATACTCAGTTGGATTGGATATAATCACAGGATCAGTTCCCTCGTATTTCTGGATAAGTAAATCCACTATATTAGCCACATCTTTTGAATAAACAAATTCTCTAAGTGGAGTACCATCACCCCATACTTCAAACGTTTTTCTATTTTTCTTAGCGAGATAGCACTTATGAATTAGCATTGGAATAACATGACCAACTTCTAAGCTATAGTTATCGTTTGGACCATATACATTACAAGGAATCACTGAAAAATATTGCGTACCGTATTGTTGATTGAATGCTCTGATTTGTACGTCCGCCATTCTCTTAGCGTAAGCGTAAGCAAAGTTTGATGGATGAGGAGGACCTAGCTCTATCTTAGTTTCGTCTAATGGGTATTCCACTTTATCTGGGAATACACACGTGGATAAAAAAGAAACTAATTTTGGAATTTTTAATTCGTAACAAGCTTGAATAACATTAGTATTGATTCTAATATTGTCCATGAAAAAATTAGCGGGGAATTCCATATTGGCTCCTAAGCCTCCTACTTTGGCAGCGCAATGAATCATCACCTCGGGTTGTTCAACTGCTATAGTATAATAAGTAGCATTATAGTTTCTTAAATCTACTACTGAAGATCCTATTTTAGTTCCCTCTTTAAAAGCCGATCCTATTAAACCAGTTCCCCCAGTTATTAATTTATTCATTAGAATACTTTATTTAATTCAAGTTTCCAATACTCGATCATCTCATCAAGCATTGTTTCAAATGTGTATGTAGGTTTCCAACCTGTGGCTTTCATCAATTTACTAGGATCTCCTTTTAAATCTGTCAACTCTTCAGGTCTTAAAAATTTCATGTCTAATTTTACGTAGTCTTTATAGTCCATATTTAATCGACTAAATACATACTCGCATAATTCTCTAACAGAATGAGAAACTCCAGTTGCACAAACAAAATCGTTGGGCTCTTCCAATTGTAGTATTCTCCACATTGCTTCTACGTAATCTTTAGCGTGACCCCAATCTCTTGTGGCTTCTAAGTTTCCTAATCTTAATTCTTTTGATTGACCGTAGAATATTTTAACCGCTTCTTTAACTACTTTATTCGTTACGAAGTTTGTGCCTCTTCTTGGAGATTCGTGGTTAAATAGAATTCCGTTAGACACATACATGCCGTAAGAATTTCTATAGTTCCTCGTAATGTTATATCCAAATACTTTAGCGCATCCGTAAGGAGATACTGGGTTCATCGGCGTGTTCTCTCTTTGAAATCTGTCTGTATCTATAGAATTACCAAACATTTCAGAAGAAGAGGCTTGGTATATTTTTGCATTCTTACACATAGATAGCGTGGCTTCCAATAGATTAAGAGTTCCAATTGCGACTGTATTTGCGGTGTATACTGGTTGATCGAACGATATTCTTACATGAGATTGAGCAGCTAAGTTGTATATCTCATCCGGTTGTACTTTGCTTAACACTCTATTAAGAGATGCTAGATCAGTCATATCAGCATAAGTCAAATTATCTTTGATCTGATTGTATACTTTGATTCTCGCTGTTTGATTCTCTGCTACGGAGTTTCTCTTCAATATGCCGTGTACTTCGTAACCTTTATCTAATAGTAACTCTGCCAAGTAAGATCCGTCTTGACCGTTAATTCCAGTAATTAATGCTACTTTACTCATATAGTGTTGTATAAAGAATTTTGTTTTACTTGTCTGTCAATATCTTTAGGATGATATAAAGCCCAGTCTTCAAATTCTGCAGGAAATATAGAAGAGGTTTTCCAACCTTCTAATCTTTCGTGAACTTTTCCAACCCATTGTATTGAAGCAAGGTTCTTACATATTCTCGTTTGGTAATCAGGCCAGTTGACTCTACCTTTTTCGTCTACTCTCCAATGCCATGTTTTAATGTGTTCTTCTGTAAGACCTTTAACCGTGTTTACTCTAGGAACTCCATAACATTCTACACTGTTGTTTGCTTCTAAAACTTCTTTAATTAATTTTAATAAGTGCTCAGATAGGTATTCGTCTGCATCGATAAAAAAGATGTAGTCACCGGTGCAGTTATTTTTTAGGTTGTTTTTAAAAGACGCAAAATCTTTATTAAGAGGAAATGTAATTGACTTTACTGGATACGAGTCTACAACAAACTTTACTTTGTCTGTAGCAGTATCATCTAACTGAATAATGATCTCATCTCCTAGATCCTTACCTTCGGTAAGTTGCTTTAGTAGTCTATTTAATTCTTCCGCCTCGTTGTGTGCAGTAATCGCGTAACTTATTTTCATATTCTTTATTTTATATCAAACAATCCTATATAATCGCATGCAGCAAAGAAATCTGTTTCAAATCCTTGTAAGCTAGCTGAATCTGATTTGTGAGTCTTGCCTTTAAATTTAGGAAGCTCTTTCTCTTCTTCTGTTAATTCTATAGTTTTAATTCCAGCCCACTGCCAATCCTCTTTAGAACCGCCATTCGCAAATACGGTGCCTTTGTCTTCTATGTTAATTGCTTGAGGATACCATACACGACCTTGTTCATCTGTGTGTTTTAGATCTTTATAGAGTTCAGGCATTTCTTCTTCGTATTGTTCGAAATCAAATTCTCCCTCCGTCATTAAATCGCTAGTTGTAAAACCACAACTAAAGCATGCATAAGCATTGTGGAACTCGTTGATTGGAGTTATATAGCATGCATCTTCTGCGTTACACTTTGGACATGATGTTAATTGATCAGTCATTTAATATGGTTTTATCGTTAGCTATTGTTGTTGTATACCAATTTGGTGCGCCATTTGTAGTATACGTTATATTACTACCTGTCGTGAACGTAATAGAAGTAGTTCCAGGTGTCGTAGTTATTGCGGGGCTGGAGATATAAGTTCCATTAGGAGTTCCCCATCCTGTTACTGCAGTTGCTATGTACGGTTCATCGCTAACCTTTGCTAGTTCTTCTTTTAATAAGTCCCACTGTTTAGGAGTTACGTTAAAGTCGTGAACTCCTTCAGTGAATCCTCGAAGCCATAAAATAAATTGTTGTGAGGTCATAAAATTTTTTTTAATTTTTTTTGTTTTTGAGCTAATATTTAACTTCTATTTTTTTTAGTTTAGGTAATTGTAATCCCACACTTTTAGGAACTTTATCCATGTAAGAGCTTAATAACTTCTTCATCTCTTCAAAACTAAATTTGGTTTTAGATTGATGAGCTTGTTTCTTTGCTCTCTCTTCGTACTTAGCATATTTGTTGAATACGTCGTTTAAATAAAACTCTACTTGTTTAATATCTGGATTAAACCAACCGGATTCTGGTATCAACATATCTTTTACTACCGCTGATGGATGTATTTGTCTTACTTCTCCGCCTATCATACACACGCTTTCCATAAACAAGAAATCAGTGTGACCTGACCATGCTGTTGTGATCAATGGTTTTTTTGATAGGGTAAATTCTAATAAAGGTCTACCGAATCCCTCGCCTTTTGTTAGATTCACCATAGCTTTTACTTTAGGGTGATTGTAAAGATTATTCACATCTTTATCGTCTAACTCTCCGTGTAATAGATAAATGTTAGGTAAATCTCCAGTAACAGTGTTTCTAATAAGATCTATCTTTCTAAGCATTTCGTCTCTATCCATAATTGAAGATCCTGCGCCTGATACTTTTAATATTAATCCTGGTCTACTCTTCTTATTTCTAAATGTTTCTAAGAAAGTTTTTATTAACAATCCAACATTCTTTCTGTCTTCGCCTAAATCTCCTTGAAGCCAGTGACCTACGAATAAGTAGCAGAACTCTTCTTTGATTTCGTCTAGCTCAAGTACTAGTTCTGTTTCTTCAAGATCATCGTCAGCTATAGGGAAGTATTTGTTTAAGTCAACTCCTTCAAATAAAACTTCAACTGGTTTTTCTAATTTAATTTGTCTAATTGTTTGACCTTGTTGATTTCTCTCTTCAAAATTAGATTGTTCAAAAACAGTCTTCGCATGATTTGAAGATACTAATGTTAAATTCATTCTATTTACTCCTTCAATCCAAGACGCATGACATAGTGTAGTTTCTATACCTGCTGTTACTCCGATGTTGTATTTTCCAACGGCTTGAAACTCGTTAGGAACTGTTATCTGAATCCACAAATCAGGTTGTTTTGTCATGGGTTGCTTCATAACTAATGACTCTAAAAAGCCCCAATCCTGTTCGTGATCTTTAATGTATCCCCAAGGAGTAGATCCCCATCTCTGAGGCATTATATTTATATCGTATTCTTCTTTTTTAGATTCATACAAAGCTTTTACAAAATCGCGAGCTCTAGCTCCGTAACCTGCGTAACAATCTATTGGACATGATATAACCACATATTGTTTACTCATACTATTTATTCTTTTTAATTTTTTACTTATCTTGTGTATTAATAAGTTAATTTATGTACAATTTTCTTTCTTGGTAATTTGTCTGTCTTGATAAGCTCGAAAGATTTTCTAGGAACAAATTTATCGAATGTGTTATCTAAGCACTCAGATACATTTTGACACATGTGTGCTGCCGTCATCATCGCTTCTTCTGATTGTGCCCATTTTCTACCAGCCATTCCTCTTCTAGTTCTTTCTTCTACTGGTAAATTATAGACCTCTTCGATAGCTTTTGCTACATCTCTAAAATCACATCTATCATCAAAGATATAAGGCGTAGGAATAGAACCTACAATACTTAAATTACTTGGGTAAACTGGGATTGCCCACTCTCCATGTTTTTTATAAGTACCGAAATGATTAGAACAGAAGTTCTCGTCGAAATCAATCCAATTACCGTCTTCGTCTTCGAATCTCATTTGATCTTGCATACCACCAGTTACGTTTGCAATAATCATCTTACCACACATCATAGACTCTGTCAAAGATAATCCCCAACCTTCGTTAGAAGATACTAAGCAAGATACGTCTGATAAGTTGTACAATAAATTAACTTCATCTGCCGCTACTCTAGCATCATGAAATACTACTCTTACATATTCTGGATCGCAAAGTAGATCTCTCACAGCCGCTAAGTCTGTACCATTGTCGTCCATCACTTGTGTGTGTAATAACAATGCGCACTTCTTAGCCTTATCTTTACCGATGCTATCACAGAAGGTCGCGTACGCAGCTAATAAATCTGAGGTACATTTTCTTCTAATGTTTCTAGCGTTATAGAAAACTACGAATTCAGGTACATCGTTTCCAAATAAAGCTTTTCTTTTCGCATCAAGTTTCTTGCTCTCTTCAACCATAAATTCATTGATAGGATGGAAGATGGTTTCATTAATTCCATGAGGCACATACTTCAATATCTTGTCTTGAATCTTATCGCCTAACACCATCTTATTGATGTTCAAAGTTTGTTTAGATATCGCCATTAACGTATCACAAGATTCGTAATAAGGTTTGTTGTATAATGGAGCAGGTAAATCATCCCAAATATTCAAATAGATCATTGGAATTTTCTTTCTTATTTCGTTTTCCATTTGAAACAACCAAATCCAATATCTTGGATCAGTAAAGAACATGATTGCATCTGGATTTTCTATACTGATGAGTTGTCTAATTATCTCAGGGGAACCATACCCATTAATAGGATAGATGTATACGTAAGAATCATCTATACCCATTATATTATTTGTATCTTGAGATATATCCAGTCTTTTACCATCTTCTGGATGCTGGATAGCTCCTCCTAAATTGATCCAATTAAATCTGTGCGCAGTACCTACCACTATTTCTCTAGCCATAGTAGATATACCGCTAGTCATTCTGATGTCATCACAAAGCAAAAGAACTTTTTTTCTCTGAGCTTGTGGAATATAACCATTTACCATTTGTTGTAACTATTTTATTGCGTTAATTATTTCAGATCCTGTGTAGTATGTGTTGTATTGTTCGTGTAACTTAGCTCTAAAGCTAGAATCAGTCAGATACATATACATCGTTCTCTCCACTATGTCTTGTAAGTTCATCTTAGTTCTTATTGAGGTAATCTTGAAGTCCTCGTATAGAGTCTCGGGTATCTTTACAGAAGTAATTACCCTTTTCGTTTTGCTAACCATATTATAATTTATTTACTATAAATATGTAGATAAATAGTAAATATAAATTTATAACAAATCTTTTTTATTTGTTCGGTCGCAGTGCTCTGGTTTGTCTTTGAATGGGCACCACTTACAACCATCTAAGTTCTTTGTATACTCTCTTTCTGTTATATACTTGGCGTCAGCTGTGAATGTTTCTCTAACAAAAGATTCGAACTCTGCAACAGCGTCTTTTACTTTCTTTGTGCCTTGAGCTGGAATAAACTCCTGAACGTACTTGGTAGGAAAATCAGGGCTAACGTAAGGTCTTCTCTTTACTATAAAGAATCTCACTTCTATTTTATCTATTGGAACGTTTAGAGCTCTTGAGTAGAAGTGTTTGTACAAAAGCAACTGACTTATCTTGTTCTTATCTTTCTTGTCGTTATCGTTCCAACCTTTTGTTGAAGTCTTAATATCGTAGATCTCGTAAGTCTGTGTATTCTTATTAAAGAAGATCAAGTCGATAGAACCAGTCATGATCACATTTGGAATCTCTTCTACTATGTATTGTTCGATTGGAATCTCTATGCCGATTAGCTTAGTAGTTCTTAAATTAAAATACTCGCCTCTTTTCTTCTTGATCCAATCCAATATAGTAATACCGTCTTCTATAAACTCTTTGAAATCTTTAGGCTTTATGAAGTGTTCGCCTTTCTGTTCTTCTAAAGCCTCTTTATAATTCGCGTACATTCTTTCTTTTAACAATCCAGCCAAGTCCATTTCGTCTGCTTTTTTGGCCGAATCTTCGAACATTACTTTTAACCAGTCTTGCATGGTTTCGTGGAAAGAGGTACCGAAAGTTAAATGCACAGAGGGTTTGAATATCTTTAGTTTCTTAATGTAGTTAAGATACCATTGATATTGACACTGCTTGTATATAGAATATTGTGAATAAGACACAGACTTCTGATAAGCATAGTTTACTCCCCATACATGTTTTGGCATTGTCTTATTTTTTACCGTCTATTGTAGACTTTATTTTTTGTAGATACAGGATTGCATCCATGTGTTCTTCGATTGCATGTTGCAACCATTCAGACAAAGATAGATCGGTTCTGTCCAAATCGGTGTTGTATTTTGCTTTACCGACTCTTGATCTGTCGATAAATTGATCCACAATACCATCGACTATAGAATCAGTCTTTAGAACTTGTCTTGTGTTTTCTGATGTGTAGATAGTGTTGTCTCCGTATACTTCTCTATTCTTCGTTTTTCTCATCGTTTTCTGTTATTGCTAATTCTGGTGGATAAAAATCTCGGTTAACGTGTCCGCATTTGGTACAGCAAAAAACTTGCACTGGCGCCAAACCTTCTCTTCCATCTGTGGATAAAAATTTACTTACCTTTCTTAATAGCATTCCCATTGTAAAAGCATTGTGACCGCAATTTTCGCAAAGCCATGGTGTGGTTTTGGTTAAATCTACTTGTTGTTGTTTTTGATTCATTTTTTATTTTTTAGATTCCCAATATAATTGTCTTACTTTACTTCCTAATTCTTGATCATTAGGCGTACTCAATACTATATACTCAGATACAGTGAATAAATTTCTATGAGAATTCAAAGCAATTGGCTCTTCGTCTTTATTGCCACATTTATCACATAATTGACCAGCGCCTTCAACGTAGTTAAAACGATAATCTATGTGGTCGTAAAATTTGTAAGGAGTTTCTGCGCCGCAAATGACACAAAGTTCGATTGGATTATTTTCCATAGTGTTATAGATTTATATATAAATGTAACAATTATGGATAAGATGGAGAAATAAAAGTTTAAAGTAAAGCTGTTGTTCTTTGACTTATTTTTTATTTTTTGTTAATTAACTTTGATTCTAATTTGTCTAGTCGAGAATCCATCATACTGTAGATGGCTTGTTCTGATTCTGCTCGATTTCGGTGAACTTGTTCTATCTCAAAGGATAGTACTCTATTTGTTTGAGCGTCTATTTCAATGACGTCTCTGTTAAGGTCTTCGATTCTTTTTTCTAACTTAATGGTCTTAAAGAATGCAATAACAGCAACTATCGCTAACGCGATAACCACCACTATGCTCATCCCTAAAACGAATGATAGTGTTTCCATATTTTATTTCTCCTATATGTCAAAGAACAACAGCTATTATTTTCTACCTAATTCCCATCCCATAGGAACAGAATCAGTTTTTTTTATTTTTTTATTCTCAATACCATTTGTTATCCAACAAGTTCCAAATTGTGAATTATTAAAACCTAAACCATGTCCAACTTTAGATTGTTTCATTTTTTCTATTGTCTCAGATTTGTGTTGTTTACCAGTCCAATCTAAATGGAATAATGTGCGGCCATTTTCTTTTCGTTTAATATAACAAGTATAACTAGCTATTTTCATTTTTTCAATATAACTGTTACGATATGTTTCATTTGTTTTTAATAATTCGTTATGCTTTTTATTAGCACATATAGACCTATATTTCTGCTGCTTGTCTGAAATGAATCCACCCTTCCCGCCAATCATCAAATTCATACACATAGCGTCTTTTATAACCTCTTCATTAACTAATTCTCTTTCTCTTTTAACTAGTGATTCTCTATCGTCAAAGAATTCTAGAATCTCTAATTTGAAATTCTCTTTACCGTATTTTCTTACAGATCTTCTAAGTCTTTTTCCGCTTCCTAAATAACCATCATTCAAATTAGAAGTCGAATGCATTCCTATATAGTATTTTCCATTCTTAAGATTTGTTGTCTTATAAATGAAATGGTACTTGTGTTTTGGCCTTGGCATATCTATGGTTTATTATAAATATGCTCAAGGTACAAAAAGTAGTCCCGGCGGAGAGAGTAGGATTCGAACCCACGGAACAGTTTCCCGTTCTCCTGATTTCAAGTCAGGTGCAATAGACCAACTCTACCATCTCTCCATTACGGTGGCGACAATACTTAGACTAGGGCTGCAGACCCTTAGTATTGCGGTTCTTCAACCACCAACCACCAGCTTAAGACGTCAATGCCAATGGTCCTGCTTATATTAGAGACGTTTTGGCAGCCAACGTCTTTACGGTGCCGGTGGAAGTATTGCTTAACTTCACGGAGTCCTTTTCGGTCACTCCACCACTTCGAATCAGGTACGTCTCAATGTTACTCGTCAGTTTACATTGTTTATTCCGCCACACCGGCATATTAAATTTAGGAAAGCAGAAGATGGGTGCGTGGACATCTGCTTTTACGATTGGCATTTCTAACCGATTTATGCAATAAATGCTCATCCCAATCAACCTTAATACTGAAACAAACTACCCACAATTTTTCTAAGTCGCCATCCAAGTCATGCTCTGGTTAAACAAGCGGTAGGTAGTTGTATTTTTATACTTTAGTTAATTTTGCTTTGTAGTATCTGGTATGTTTATCTTCTGGATTAATGAGAATATCGACTTTCTTCTTCCATCTTTTATTCATCAAATCTCGTATTACATAAATTCCGCTATGTTTTCCAATACCGGTAATTTTTACTTTTTGTCCAAACTTAAACTTCTTTTTTAAGTCTCTACTTATAGCGATTATTTTGTGACGTCCTGGATTTAGAGAGTCGAGTTTAAAACCGCTAGCCGTAATAAGAGGCTCTTCGTCAGTTTGTTTTGGATCGATGTTGTAAGTAGTCACCGTTACAATGTCTGTAATTACAGGCTCTGATTTATTTGATTTAAAAAAGTGTACAGTACTTTTTAATGGTATTGTAAAAAACACTGATAATACAAAAGAGAAAATCCATTTCATAACCTTTATTTTAGTGGAGATGACGAGAGTCGAACTCGTGTCTTCACAATGAATAATAATACCAACGTCTCACACGCTTAGATCTACGTTTTAAGCTGATCAGTAAAAGGGTCGTATGGTTTTTGGTCCTTACGATATCCACCACTTAATTTTAATCTAAACTAAGAAAATCTGGTTTGTAACTTCTGTTCCTAGGATGTTACACCCGATGCTAATTAAGCAGCTAATGCGTACTCGTTCGCGCCTACGAATTCCATTAAAGAATCGAAGGTCATTGTTGACATTTCGTCGGTTATTGTTTTGTACAGATTTAAAGAGATCTAGTACTTCTCTCTGCGTGTGGTATTACCTCCGAATTGCGAATCAATTCCAAAGCATCCCCATGTGAGTATATAAATATATGAATTATGAGAAGATAATGTCTAGCTCTTCTTCATCAAATCCGTATTCGTTAATTAAATCGTCTTCGTGAGAAGAGATTTCTAAGATTTCGAATCGATGTTTATCAAAGCAGTTAAAACCTTCTGGAGGATTTATTTCAGTTAAAAGGTAATTGCCTTTACTTGTTACCGCATCAACTGTGTATATTGCGTCCTCTACTAAAACATTAGTATCGTCGGCTTTAATACATTTAACTCTCATATACATAACTTATTAATTTAAAAGTAAAAAGACGTTTCCACGGTAGTCTGTCCAGGCGTAATGACCCCTGACCCCTCAAGTTAATTTGATTATTTAACTCCTTCTGGAAAAGCTTTGTCAGTAGTAACTTCTGTTACTGTTGCAGTTGTGTCAACTTGAGGAACAACTGTATCTACTAACGTAGAATCTGTAGCTACTGTTGTTGAATCAGTTGTAGTTGTAGCTGCAGTGTTTCCTGTTCCGCAAGCAGCCAATACTAATGCTGAAGCGAAAGCGATCATGATTTTTTTCATGGTTGTTTTCTTTTTTGATTAATGAATAGATATGCAATATACGCATCTCCTTTGATATAAAAAAATATTTAAGCTGTTTTTTAGTATATTCTTTTTTATAATATATAACAAATTGATTATAAATTCAATTTACTACCGATCATGAAAGATCTTATTGGCATGCTTCCGTCTGAGGTGCTCAACATGACTTTAAAGTTTACATTCACTTTAAACTTCCTAGTGATTTTAAAGTCGGTAGCAAAACCTGTCAAAAATGTCAAATCTCTGTTTCTAGTTTGAACTCCGCTATTTAAAGAAATCGACCACGGAGAAACTATCATAAATAGATCTGGGGTTATAGTCTTTCTCCCTACAGTTATGGGATACATGGCGAAGCTAATTAAAGAAGGGGATATGTTTGCCAATCCGCCTTGTATAAACGCGGTGTTAGCGCTTATATTGTAGCCAGTGATTAGCTTATCGATTGGTTGAATGTAAGTGTATGCTGGGAATATCATATGATTTCCAAAGTCAGTGAAGTATGTAGCACCAAAGTTGTGCATCGCTTCTAGTTGACCTCTACTATTCACTTGACTTTTAGTGTAACTTCCTCCCACTGCTACTTTGCTTAGATCCAAAAATACAGTAGCATTTGCGCCTACACTTGACATTCCAGTCATTGAGGATTTTGAAATACTCATGTTCATCGTAGGTACCACTTGTCTATTTGGAGCTTGTTCTGTTGCTGCCAAATCCGCAGAGAATATCATTGGATTCGCTTTAGCTACTTTCTTTTTCTCCTCTTTTTTTTCTTCTTTTTTTTCTTCTTTTTTTGATTCTTCCTTCTTCTCTTCTGTTTTACTCTCTGTTTTCTTTTCTTCTGTTTTTGCTTCTGACTTTGTTTCTGTACTCGAGCTTTTGCTCTCTGAACTTGAGCTTGAGGACGAAGAAGATCCAGAAGAAGAGGAAGATTGGGAGGAAGATGAGGATGAAGAAGAAGTTGGCGGTGGTGATGATGACGCCGCCGAAGTCGATACACTTGATGCGCTCGAACTTGCCGCTGATGAAGCCGCAGAACTTGCTGCACTTGAAGCAGCCGCACTTGCAGCGGATGAAGCTGCTTGAGTTGCTGCGCTTGCTGCAGTTTGTGCTATTATAGCTGTTGATTGTTGGGATATCGGACATGCCAATGAATTATAGAGCGCATAAGTTTGAGTTAACCAAATCTGTAATGCTCCTGTTTGAATTTCAAATGGTGAGAACGTTTTTATTTGACCGTAGAAAGAAACTACAGCGCTACCGTTTATGTACGTAGTTGTGGCGATTTTCTTTTCGCCTGTACATTTGTCTATAAATGTTTGAGTATAAGTTTGGCCCTTCGCATGATTAGCGAATAATAATACAACCGTTAAAATGAAGGTTGCTAGCCATTTTTTCATTATTTGAATTTAGCTAAGATCGCTAAGTTAGAATCTACTAATTTTTTCTTTTTAACACCTGAGCGCACACTACGCATTGCTCTCTTTTTTGATTTTGCGTTTGCCATGTTATTTAGTGAATACACCTTTTTTAACCATTCTTGCTAAAATACGAGAACACGCAATATCTAATGCTTTCTTAGTAGCAATAGAAACCGTTGATTGATTGAATTTAACTGGATCGGCTGTTGCATCAGATAATAAAGTTAACTCTCTTGTTGTCTTTGCTTCACCCAAACCAGAAGCAGCTATGATTTCTCCAGTCTCTGCGTCAGTGAATCTTACTTGTAGACCTAAACGAGTCACCATTGTGTTCTTAACTCCATTAGATAGATTTACCTCTTCGTCGTCTGATACTGACCAATCATAAACTTCGATCTCTACAAAGTAGTGAGCCAATCTAATCTTACCTCGACCATCTAATTTATCTTGAGAAATTCCAGCTGCTGAAGCTTGGAATTGTTTTACCATTCTATTCTTAATCTCTGTCTTATCTTCAGTGAATGTGAACCTGTTTAAATTCTCCAAATATTCTAAAGAGATATTAGCAACACCAAGTCCAACTCTTTTTTCTTTTAGTTCTGGATACTGTTCGTATACCTCTTCACCGATACCGCATTTCAATATTTGAATTGGAATTGTTGGACCTGAGTAGTCCATGTATTGGCTTATGTCTAGCTTTGTTTCGAATGACGCTTTGTATTGTTCTGTTGTAGTTTTACCTATCGTTTGAGCATGCAGACTGCTCATTGTAAATAGAGTCAACAATAAAGACATTCCAACTATTAGTAATGTTTTTTGGTATTTTGCTTTCATAGTTAATTTTTTCTAGGCTTACGAGGAGGTAAAGGTTGTCTATAGTTCCTATTAGGCGGTACAACTTGTCTTCTTGGTACTACTATAGGTCTCTGTATAATTAGTGGTCTGTAAGGTTGAACTCCAAAAAATCCATTATAGAAATATAAAGGAATGCGAGGTTCGTACACGTCTTCGTAGATAATTCTCTTTCTAACTTCTACAAGTTTAGTAGAGTCTTTAGGATCTACCATAACGTATTGAACTGGAGTACAACTTGATAATATTAGCAATAGTGCAAGTATCTTTTTCACGTTACTTATTTTTTATAATTAATTCACCTAATACCTCTAAACGACCTACTTCTCTTTGGAATTCTACTGGGGACATTCCTAATGAGATCTTCTTTAGAGTCTTTTCAAATTCTTTCTTAGCTTCGTCAATATCTAGCTTTCCTTCTTTGGCTTTTTTATAGTAAGGCATCTTAACTATAAAGTGGTGATAAGTTAGCATTGAAACTCCGCCTTTTTCATGAGCGTTATTTGCTATCTTCTCAGCGCCTGACATTCTTTTATCAGCAAACTCTTCGAATGCTTTGTCTTGTACGACTTCTTCTTTTAGTAAATCTGCTAATTTTATCATTTGAATCTTGCGTCTAATTTCCAAGTTAATTCGTTGCCTATTTTTGTGGCCAATTCTGGTTTTACTGCACTCAAAGTTAACATCGTAACTTGGAATGATAACGCAAATACAGCCCACGCAAGAGCTAATTTTACAAAACCTAAAAACAATTTTTCTTTTACTTTATTCATATACATTTTTTATATAAAAAGGGCCTTTCGGCCCTTTTTTTAATTAAGATTCTTTTTTCTTCGCAGAGAACTTATCAATAGTGTCAGCTCCCATACCAATGCCAGTAATAATCATTACTGCATTTACTAATTCAGGAGAAGGAGCAAAGTCCGCATGAGAAAAAGAGTTTGCTAACATTGTGCCGCAAAGGAACAATGCGCCAACAAATGCGATAACAGGTTTGATAGATGTCGTACCTCTTTCATCTTTGAAAAGGTCGATAAGCCATTGTTTAAAATTCATACTTTTGGGTTTTAATGTGTTTCATCAAATTGATCTTTCAATAACCCGCACTTCTGACATTCTAATTCACCATCATTGTCTGAGTCTCCCCAAACGTGCTCGCAATATCTATGTGCTTTAAGCTCGTGCTCTAATTTTAATTTAGCCATTTCTTGCTCGTGTTCTTGCTCGTCTACTTCTAACGTTTGTTTATGATCTTGCTCGTCTTTAATTAAATCGTAGTTTTGTTTATTCTCAACTACAGCTAATTCTCTGGCTGCTTGAGCTCCTGCAATAAATGCATCTGGAATCAATGGAGTGACTGGCTTATTTGACTCTTTCATATCGTTTGTATTAGACAATGAAACGCCGTCTTCTTCATCAGCTTTTTGAACCAGCATCTTATCTTTATCAGAATCAGAGTAGTAGTAATCAATGATCTTACCATAGCTACCGATAAATGCACCTAATAATAACATTAATAACTCTTTCCATGCGGCAGCCATTGGAGCTTGAATTAGAATTGCTAAGAATATGCCCGCGGTGATTAAAATAAATAGACCTAAAACCATAGCGGTAATGTACCATCGCTTGTTCATTATGTCTGTTAGTAAATCCGCAAATTTAGAATTTTGTTGCTCTTTATTCATTTTTTTATTTTTTATATTACCAAGCCGCTGGCTTTTCTTTAAATTCGTCTGCTTCTTTCTTAGGCTTAGCAGGCGCTGGCTTTTCTTTAACTGTTTCTTTTTCTTTAATGATCACAGTCTTACCTCCACTTGATGCAGCTTGTTGATTAGAATTTGTAATGTTAATTACAGGAGCTGCTTGTTGTGTTGGAGTTTTTTCTTCATCTCCACCACCAGTTAATTTGTTTGTGATAAAGCCACCAACTCCTAAAGTAACGGTGCTTACCAAAGTAATGATAATTCCTTTGAAAGATTTACCAGTTGATTCTTGTTCTACTTCTTCTGCCATTTTATTTTGTTTTATAATTTGTTAAAATCTGTTATTGCTAACATTTTACCGTTAACATTAAATACTCCAATTCTATAAGCCGAACGAGGTAAAGCAGAAGTATACACTTTTAAGATGTTGTCTCCTGTTTTAACTTCTACAGTTTCTTTTGATACTACCTTATTTGATATATCTAATATTTTAATTATAACTGTAGTAGAGGTTTCGCTCTTAACATTCATAGCCACTTCAGTAGTCACGAATGACGTTTGCAATTTAATGCCCATTGTGCTAGCCACCTTCAATTCTGGATTGATTTCGACTGGTGTTGGCGCAAAATCTGTTTTTTTACATCCTACAAATAGGATTGCCATAACCATTATTAAACATATTTTTTTCATGTTTTGTTTGTTTTTTAATTAATTATTAGCGTTGTTTTACCTATTTGATTTTTAGTTGAATCCTCTAGTATCAAGTATAAATATTTAACTGGTAGTGTCTTGGTGTATATTTTTAGTTTATTTTGGCCTCTCTTTACGATAAGTTTCTCTCTTGTTATCACTTGGCCAGTTAAACTATCCTTCATTGTCAATGTATATTGCCCGCCTAAATTCACTTTGAAATTAATATCTTGACCGTTGATCACAATATTTTGTGGTATTGTAAAAATATCTATTGGAGTAACTACAGGCGGAGTAGGCGTAATTTCTTTCTTACAAGATATAAATAAAATCCCTAATATGATTAATAATTTTTTCATTATAAAACTTTTATTTTTAGTTGAGTGCCAAATTTATTTACCGCATCAGTAACATACATGGATATTAATCCCAATACGTTGTCTAGTTTAGATATTGGAGTAAATATAATTTTGTATTCAGTGCTATTATCTAAAGAAGTACTTCCATTAGTTATTAAAGATCCTAAATTAATGTAATCTGTTTTATCAACTCCAAAATTTATGGGTGTTCCTTTTGTTTTAAATTCTATCCTATTAAACTTTAATATTGTATTGTCATAATTAAGTTTAAATTGAGTACCAACTAAGTCTTGCTGTAATGGATCTACTTTTATAGTAGCATAAACTGTATCTTTTATTAATTCAGTAACTATCGATGCTTGTATTTGATTTAAAGTTGAATTCGTAGAAAATGATTTAAGTGATGAGGCAGCTACTATTGAGGTTGTTTGTAGTGTAGATTGAGCTAAATCAACATCTCCTGTCCAAGTTACTGCAACATCAAAAGCGTTTAACGTATTAGCGTTTAAGTTTGCTGGAAACTTAGACGTATAGAAAGAAGTTAAATTACTCCAATTTGAATTTGTAGTAGTATCATAAGTAGCTTTAGGTACTATTTTAATTAAGCTATCTAAGTTAGAGCTTTTAACTAAACTTTTAATTCCTGTTAATTGTTGAAGAAGTGTAAAACAATCATTTTCATCTATAACTCCATTTTTATTTAGGTCAGCGTTTATAAATTGTATGCCTTTATTAAACTCTAATCCATTTTGATTATTCAATATGCCTCTATTATTGAATTCTTTAAATGCGGTATAGACATCAGATAAAGTTACTATACTATTATAGATAGTATTTAACTCTGTTTGAGTATATGTAGTTGTTAGAGACAGTGCATGTTTTTTTAAATTTCCAGAAACTTTAGCAGTATCTATATCATTGGTCATATCTAACTTTCCTAATGCATTAATTGGAATAAATGGTGCAGCAGTTGCTTGAGTATAAATTCCGTTTGATATAGTATACATTTTCCCTCTAAACTTTGTCTTATCTACTATACTTGGAAAATTAAAAGTAAACTGAGCTTTTAAAATCTGTCCATTAGAATGAGAAACGCTATTAGAATAAAATTCAGTAAATGTTGCATCATCAGGATTCGTCCATGTTCCATACTCAATTACATAAGCACAACTGAAGTTATTAGGTAAATCATTCCATTGAGAACCGCCGCCCCATTTAGTTACTGCGTAATCCTCGTTACCGCTATTGTTTGGTTCTCCGCTTGCCCAGTTATTGTATTGACCTTGTATATTTCCTAAAGTTTGTCCGTTTGATGTTTTGATTAAAGTTCCCTTTTCAGGTCCCGCATCAATTCTCCATTGTCCTTCAACTGATTCATCAGTTAGTGCAAACCAAATGCTAGTTTGCGGTACGTTATTAAAAATAAATAAATCTTCATCTGCTGATGTGATTGTTACTAAATATCCTGTCTGTCCTTTGAATGTTGTGTTTAATGCAGCTGCTCTTGCGTTTGTATAAGTTGCGCCTATTGATATTGGTCTATAAAAGTGTCCATTTACTCCATTGTAAAAATATCCAGATGGATTAATTGTCGCTGCAACTGATATTTTAACTTCTCCTTTTACCGCTCCTGTATTGATTTTTAATGAAGCCAATGCAGCATTGATGTTGGCCATTGTACCCGTTACTACTAAACGAGTTTTATTACCTGTTAGAGTGAATCCGCTTGCTGCGCTTAGTCCCGTTGTTGTAGTTAGATTAAATGTGGTACCCGTTGGAAAAGTTACTAAACTGATTGATGTTAGTAAAGTTGATGCTGCGTCAAATCCACTCAAAGAAAATCCGCTTGCGTCTTGAGCTAATGTATTCTCTAAAAAAACCTTAGAGTCTGGAGCCTTTATTGACTGACCAGACCCTAAGATTGTTACAAATACAAATAATAATGTAACAAATTTTTTCATAATTATTCTATGACTAAGTCTATTTTATTACCTTTTTCGTCTACTGCGTCTGCTAATACCGTGTAGAACAAACCAGCTGTATTAATTAAAGTTTCTTTAGGAGTAAAGATTAATTTATATGGAGTACCAACTTTTATTCTTGCAGTTTTTAATTGATCAATAGAACCAAAAGTCAATCTGCCATTATTAAGAGTTGAAAAATTTGTTATCGTACTTCCAGCATCAAATATAACATCAGTTAAAGTTAATTTAGTGCTATCGTATCGCATAATTATTTCTAAGCCAGCTAAATCAGCTTTTGTTAATCCAGCAGATAATACTACTTTTCCATTTTCTAATTTAGAAGACAAACTCAAAGCTGCTTTTTCTAATACTGGCGCTGCATAAGCCATAGAGCTAACTGACATTGATTTAATTACATTTGTTGAATTAACGTAATTGTTAGTTGAAATTCTATTCGCTATTGTATCAGGATGAGATGAATGAGACCAGTTTAAATCTCCACCCCAAGCGTATACTGCATCCACTGATTGATTTACGTTTGTTATTTTTACTCTATTATCTGGAGATCCATTCAACCAATTTTGATTTAATAAACCTGATGCCCAATTTATGCTAGTTGCGATTGATGATGGTATTCTTGCTTTAGAAGATACATCGATTCCCATTATATAAGAGAATAAGTAATAAGAATCGCTTTCGTTAAAAGTAGTATCTCCTATTGTAATATTACCTACGCGATTTTCTAAAGATGGATAAGTAAAGTATGAACTTGCTCCAGTAATACCAATTTCAGAAATACCCAAGAAAGCTTTATAAGCATCAGATACTGTTATGATATCATTCATAAAAGATTTTTGAAAAGCCGGTCCGATAAATACTCCAACGCTATCTCCTACTTTGATACCGCTTGTAAATATGGCTTCACCGCTTGCGTCTAAAGATTTGATTAAAATAGGTTGTTTAGTCCAATCTATTTTTCCACTACCATCAGATTTTAAAGGCATTAATTGAACAGTGTGATCTGTTATGTTAGTATAATTTGAAGGATAAAGAACTCTTACTTTAAATTGAGATGTGTTACCGATTACGCTTGAATTAGGAATAGATAAGCGTAATACAGCGGACGCAATGTTTGGAACATATCCAGAGGTATCATTAATTGCATAAGCCATATGAAGCTTATGTATTTCTTGGAAGTTAGATCTATCTTTAATGATAAATTTTTGAGTGGCCAAAGTACCATCTATAATAGTATCTGTTCTTTGTACAGTTAATTGACCTGTATTCCAATCGTTATTTGTAGTGTATCCCCATGGAGTGGCTTTGTATTGACCGTATAAATCTCCTACAGCAATTAAAGGATTAGATCCATTATATGCGTAGTTGTTCCAAGAGGTAAAATAGGTTTGAGCCACAGCGCCTTGAGAAAACACAGTGGTATTTGGCACATATTCTAAGGCCTTATTATTAAAATCGTATCTTAACCAAAAATAACGCGGCTTTAGGCCATTTTTAGCGATTGTATACTTCATTGTAATAGTATCTCCAACGCGATA